ATGATTGATTACACCAAGTTTCCACGTCACAAAATACTGTGTGTAGACATGAAATCCTTTTACGCTTCAATTTCAGCGGTTATGATGGGCTTAGACCCTCTAGAGTGTTATTTAGCTGTAGTGGGCAACACAGAGAGACAGGGGAGTGTAGTGTTAGCAGCAAGCCCTAAACTCAAACAAGATTTTAAAATTAAAACAGGATCTAGGCTATTCGAGATTCCCAATGATCCAAGAATCCATATAGTTAATCCTAAAATGGATACATTTATAAATGTTTCAACTAAAATCACTCAATTGTTTTATCGTTATGTTCCAGAATGTGATGTTCATACTTATTCCATAGACGAATCATTTTTAAAAGTTGATGGTGTTATGAGAATGTGGAACAGTGTTGAAGAGATTGCTGAACATATCCAAGATGCCATCATGAGAGAATTTGGCTTACCTTGTACAATTGGAATTGGTGATAATATGTTGATTAGCAAACTTGCTTTGGATTTAGAAAGTAAGAAAGCACCGAATGGTATAGTTAGATGGAGATATGAAGACATTCCAGAAAAACTATGGCCAGTTAAGCCAATCTCTAAGATGTGGGGAATAGGTAGGCGAATGGAACAAAACTTGAATCGAATGGGCATATTCACAGTCGGCGCACTAGCTAAATATCCATTAGAAACTTTAGAAAAGAAATTCGGAGTTATGGGAAACCAAATGTTTCACCATGCTTGGGGCATAGACCTATCCGAAATAGGTGCTCCAGTGCCACAAGGGCAAGTTAGTTTCGGGAAAAGTCAGATTCTACTCAGAGATTATACGACAAAAGAAGAAATCAAAGCTGTGATTCTTGAAATATGCGAAGAGGTAGCTAAACGAACGAGAGATCATAACAAAGTAGGGAGAACGATTAGTTTAGGTATCGGATATAGCAAAGAAGAATATGGCGGTGGGTTCCACAGAAGCAAGACAATTGAAAGTCCAACCAATATCACTATGGACATCTATAACACGTGTATGGAGTTGTTTAACACGTTTTATCAGCATAAGACGGTCAGAAGTATTTCAGTAACATTAAGTAAAATTGAAGAAGATACTAATCAGCAGCTAACTTTATTTGATGAAAGAGGATTGGAGAAAAAAAGACAGCTTGGCTACGTTATGGATGGTATTAGGAATAAATACGGATCGAAATCGCTGCTTCGGGCAGTTTCATATACTAAAGGTGGTACGGCATTGTATAGAGCTGGCTTAACGGGCGGCCATAAAAGTTAATGTTGACATAAAATGATTTCTGATGTATTAATTTTTTCTTAATGAAGAAGGGCTAGAAGGTGTTCATGGATTATTCTGTGAGCACCTTTATTTTTCTCATAAAAATTGAAACCTCTAAGATGAATTCATTTGATTGCTAGACTGTTATAAGTTACAATTTAATTATAATAGTGGATAGCTTCATATTTTTCACCTCCTTTGAGGTGGAACGAGCTTGGGCTACTGGAATAGCCTAGGCTAAACAAAAAAGACATTCCATAAACGTGGACAGTTGTTGGAATGTCTTTTTTTATTTGATAAAAACGAAAAAAATACCCCTACTCAAATGAGGAGGGGCTTTGTTTATTGAACTCTAATCGCAATAAATTTTGAAATAAATGAGGAATATACTGTTGATGTTCCAGGAGTTGTTTCAAAAATTTTGTATGCTTTATCTGCATCTTTAATTAAGTCTCCATTAACAAGTCCATCTGTAGAACCGAAAGAGAAAACTTCAGGTATTGTACCCTTTAAGCCTTCGCTAGTACTCCCATAAATAACGTTACTCATCAATATGTTTTCACCGATTTTATTCTTACTACCTAACCCTAAGTAGGTTAAGCAAGTGATTGGTACAGTTGCAGTATAATCATTTTTGATGTCAGACACATACAACCGTCTGCCACTTCCAATGCTACTTGATGCAAATGCACAAGCGCTCCATTCATGTTCATCTGCAAATGTTACTGGAACACCTATGTAATTCAATGTAGAGGGCAGCGCAAGAGATAGAGCATAGTCAGTCAAGAAGATAATTCTGTCCTTATTACAGCTGTAATAAAGTTCAATTGGCTGATTAGGAAGAATTTCTGATTGATAAGTTATCGCTACAGTTTTCCAAGTGTCACTGTTTTTTGAAAAGGTACCCGAAACACCAGAAGGTCCAGGCAAGTATTTTCCTGATAATCTCATTGAAAAGACTCTTGCGCTAGAATTTGAAAATGATGTAGATGATCCAGCAATTGTACTAGCAATATCTCTTATCTGAAAATAGATTTCTTTCTTTCCATCCTCACCATTTGAGAACATCACATCATAGTCAGTTGATGGACGGCTAGAAATATTTTGCCATCCTGATTCAAGCATGATTTGTTTCAACTTACTATATAAATCTTTCTTTAAAACAGTTATTTTATTGAAAATTGTATCAGACATTAATTCTTCATCCCCTTAGTCCAACTATGCTCTAATGGTGTTTGTCTAGGGGCATTCATGGATGATCCACCTAAAACGAATCCTTTTCTAATATCAGTTTTCTTTTTTGCTGATTTAATTGCAATTGGATCAGAAACAATGATCTGTTTTTCAAAATTCGAGTCCCTTAATCCTACAGCAGGGGTAGGGGGAATAATCTTAACTTTAGTATACGATGGCTTTCTCTGACCATATAAAGTTGAGCTCATTATAAATCCTTTTAACTTATCCATTATTCCACCTCTATTCCAGTGTAGTTTGAGGGGAAAGAGGTTGTTCGGTTAGTTGTGTAGTAAGTATAGAACACCTTAAATTTTTTCTTTGTGATAGAGTCAATGTAAACATCTCCATCTAACAAGGCAGTGTCTTTTATAGCATATAGTCCATCTAAATAACCTCTCACACCTTCTAGGTTGTCACCAAAAGCAATTGGACTAATAAACATAGTGCCAAAAATGTTGGTTAAGTTATCGCTCATAAAAGTACTTAATAAATAAGAAGTTGCTTGAGGATAGTCTGCTTGATCGTCCATTAACACTTTCCCAATAGTCAATGGGTTAGCTGAAGTAGCATAAAGACAATTTACATTCTTGGCTGTTTTGCCGTAAATAGAAGGTTTACCAAAATAGCATATGCTGGCATTCGATCGCAAGATAGTAGGAGGAACGACAGTGAAAATTATCCGATCCCTGTTTACTGAGTAATACAAAGTTAAGTCAGTTTCTGGATTAAGCGTTGCAGCAGTTGTTATAAAAACAATGTTCCAAGCTTCATTTCTTTTGAAAGTCCCAGAATTCATTGGAGTAGAAGAGGGGGTGTATTCCTTACATAACCTGAAGGAAAAGTAAGCGTAGTCAGTTGATGAAAAATTTGTTGAAGCAGAAGGGGAAGTAACTGCACTAGCAAAAGGACGAATATTAAAATAGATACTTTCTTTACCAGTCTCACCTGTGGAATACATAACATCAAAATCTGTGTTTGGATTCGATGTAACATTAGTCCATCCGGCATCGATTAACAAGGAAATAATTCGATTATAGAGATTCTTTTTCTTAATGGTTTCCTTCTTGAACACACTCATAATTAATATCCTGTGACTTCGATTGCTATAGCTGCAGTGCCGAAAGAGTTACTAGAAAGAACCCCAGGAACAATTACAAAGTATTGTCTAGAACCGTCCTCTATAATACTTCCATGGAGTACATTATCGTTAGGAAGCCCATAGATACCAGTGATTTTACCTCTGGTGCCTTCACTGGTATTTCCATAGTAAAACTCAGACAACATATAAAAACCTTGAGTGTTTGGGTTCTTTGGTGATAGGTTTACTATAATCGGCCTAACTGTAGCACTGGTTGCTGGAGCAATATTAATTGGTGAATTTGAAATGATTACATTGTTAGCAGAATCTGCTCTTGTTGTTGTAGCATAAATTAAACCTCGGCTATCTGGCTCATCCGCATAAATTTCGTCAGGAATTCCAATGTAATTTAGAACACACCCTAGACCAGTTGCAGAGGGACTTTCAATGACGATAATCAACCTATTCTTGTTTACATTTAGACGATACGTCATTACAGTATCTTTAGATAGCAATCCAGTAGAGGGGGAAACCATGAAATACTTCCATGGCTCACTTGGTCTACCTACAGTTCCAGCGGCACCATTTGAACCCGGTGTGTATGATTCAACTAATCTAAATGAAGCTGTGCAATAATCAGTTGAGATTATTGAGTTTTTGTCTGTGACATCAGTTGGCCTCATTTGGAAAACTAGTTTTTTATCTCCTGATTCTCCAGAGGAGTAGAACACGTCATAATCAGAAGTAGAGTTAGAGGATTTGTTTTCCCATCCAGCATTAATTAGAGAATTCTTAATCACTGAGTAGAGGTCGCTCTTAAGACAAGTCCCAGTTGTAAATATGTATCCCATAAATAACCTCCTATAGTAAGTTTGTTGTTTTGATTTTTAGTGTTACTTGTGCATTGTTCTGACTGTGATTGATCAATTGAACATGTATTTTCTGCGTTCCATCTTTGTCTTGACAGGGAATGTTAGCGATATCGTAGATTGAATCTGACTTCAAGCTCTGATACACAATGTCTCCATTTGAAGACTTATCAAAAACAGATACAGATATTAAATTTTTGTTCTCATCTTTTGCATATACCGTTCTAATATCATACTTATCAAACCACGCATCTAATGAGAGGGTTTTTGTCTCACTCGGAAGTAATTCAACAGTCTCATTGATTTCGCTTAATGTAGGCACTCCACCTCGTCCTCCTGACATTGCAATAAAAACAATATGGTCTTCAACAGGGATTTCTTTAATAAATTCAATGGATTTATTCGATTTCTCAATGTAATCCATCTGTTTTGATTGAAGAACTCCGTTTTTGTAAACTATCATTGTGTCATTGTTGTTTTCATATTCTGGTACATTAAACAACTTAACAGGGATAGATCGATCATTAGGTAATGATTCATAACGATATTTAATCCCGCCGCTGTTGATTGAAGTAATTGTGATCTTTTTGCCAGTTTCATCTACTGCAAGTTTCGTATACCCTCCAGCAATCAACTCATAGTTTCCGGTGATTTTCTTCATGCCGACAACCACCGAACTGCTTTCGATAGGTATGTAATTCAGTCTTTCAGTGCCTTCGTTATACGCAAGCACTTTATTGTTTCCGATACTAGATTCATCAACTAAAACTGTACCTAATAAAGCAGGATCGTGAAGGTTTGTATGAGTGTGATTAGTACTAGACTTGAAATTTAAAGATTCGTTAATTTTATCACTTGACCAAGTCGATACCTTATCAACGTTATTGTCATTAATAGCAGTTGCTTGCCCATTAGCTATACTCGAAACTCTTCCTTTTTCATCAACTGTAACAGTGGGATTAAGGTATGTTCCAGCTTCAACACCGTTCTTGGCCAATTGGGGAAGAGAAGCCGTCCCTGTCAAGTCACCACTTAATGTAATTCCACCTTTAACTGTTGATGTGGCATCATTTATAGAAGAAGCGCCTCCCGCATATACCCAAACATCTCCACTGTAAATGTACTGAGTTTTACTTCCACTGTGATTCGAATCACTTTTTATGAAAATCCAATATCCACGCTGTGGAGAAGGAAAAGCTTGCATAGCAGCTGAGTATGTATCAAACTCACCTTTAAACTGAACTCCTGTAGTGATTCCATTAATCTGATCCTGTATATTTCCAGTAACACCCAATAAACTATTAATCTCATCGATTGAGGCTACTTGTCCAGACAGCGATTTTGCGAAGTCAACTATATCATCTCCGTCTGCATCATAGATTGATCTTTGCATATCTCCAGAAGCCACTTTTGAACTGCCGTACATTAGGTTTCCGTTTTGCTCAGAAAATTTATCAATCACTTGCTTGTTGCTGTGTATATGACTTTTTATCTCAAGTTGATCAGTAGAATCATTAACTGTTCTGATGTCTTCTGCTGTAGTTTTTAACCTGTTTTCGACATTGCCTGTTAACCCTTGTAAGTAAGCAATTTCTTTAGGTTTAACATTTCCAATGGAAGTTGTTTCGGGTAATTGGACAACACCTTCAAATACAGGGCTATCAACAGGAGCTTTTTTAAAGTCGAGTTCTTCAATGGCTGTTTGTACGGTGTCTGACTCAATTGAGTCAGTAGAGGTGAACACGATAGAAGAAGCATCACCACCTGAACCACCGCCTTGTGGAGCATCTACAAATATAAGTCCAGTACCACTTGGATTTATCTTGATCCATTTATTCGCAAAACCTTCGTATGAAGCAGGTGTATCAATCAGATCAAGAAAACTTAGCTCACCATCATCGACAAAAGATCCACTGACAAGCTCAAATTGCCCACCTCTATAAATATAAAGAGTTGGTTTATTTAACTGTGATTCATCGCTTAAAACTGCATAGATAGCTCCTTCTTGTCCATTTTCAAGCTTCGTTTTATTTTCAACAACGAGGATTGCTTCTTTTCCAGCTAAGTGCTGTATGGTCTGTAAGATTAAATTCAAATTATCACCTCATTTCTATCCAAAACATCTCACCATGATCTCGAACAAATTCGTATCAACTGGGTTATTGAAGGTTATATTGTTTTTATCGGTTTTTACATAAGAGGAAGGGGAGCACTCAACTCCTCCAACAATAACTGCAAGTTGATCTTTAGTTGGGTCGTAATCTGGAACTTCAATAAACGAGACTGTCTGCTCGTTCTCATTAGGGATATATTCAAAAGACCATTTCAGTGATATTCCGCTACTTACTCTCGGGTTGAAAAAACTCATGTGTGAGCACCTGCAAAGTTATACTGAATTCCTTTTTCTTTGATTACAAAGCTAAAGATAGGAGTGTCTATATGATCCATTGAAAAGCCATCCCCAGACCTGATGAAAATCGGTTCTCCGTGATTTATAGAAACAGTGCAATCTTGGTCATTGCGAAATTGAAATTTATAAAACTGTGTCGGCCTATTAGAACCTTGTGATTCTGGAGGGACAATATCGAAGTTCTCAATGTTTGTTGACTCTAGTTTTAAAGAGCCTTTGTATCCAGATCCTAATCGCATAATTTAACCTCCATTAAAAATGAAAAAAAAGAGAGGGATTACCTCTCTCACATTTGTTTAATCATATCTTTTAAAACTTGAAGAAATGCTTTAGCATCTTCTTTTTCCATCCTTAAAATGTCTTCGTTGCCCAAGCCTTCAGAAAGTGAAATCTTGAGAACAGGGAAAACCACTACATCACTTTCTTCGCTTGAAGCAGGGACTTCTATTTCATCAAGTAATAGAGTGAGGGTTTTTTCTTCACCCTCTGCATTAATATGAGCTTCTTTGAATTGATTTGGGTATGGCGAATACTTAATATTAACAGTATTCATTATTCTCTTGGCTCATCATATTCTAAAGCTTGATCGCTGTCTGACACGCCTTTAGTAGTAGGATCAACTACAATACCCATAACAGTTAACAGAGTAAGAAAAGCATTAAATTTTTCAGTTAAGTCATCACCAAGACCAGTCAAATCATATCCGAATGATTGAGCAATAGATTGAACAAAAATAAGAGTAGCAGAGAAGATAGCTACCCAAAATGTTTTCTTTTTTAAACGTACTTTCCAGTTGATTTTCATTTAACATTCCTACTTTCCGAATAATTTCATAATGTCTACACCTGCAAGATTGGCTCCAAGTAAACCAAGCACAACGATTAATAATATTTTAAATACTTGGCCTGAGGCGCTTGAGAGAAAGTCTTGATACCATTTAGTTTGAAGATCAGCACTTCTTTGCAGTTCATTTCTTAAACCAGCTATTTCATTATTCAAGTGTTGTTGATTTGTATCAATTTTTCTATTTTGTTCATTGATGTTTGTGGCCTGATTTTCTAGCAAAGTTGTAATTCTGACAACATTTTCACTTAATGTCTGATTAGTTTTCATCATTATTTTTCTATCAGCTTCAAGTTCTCTAATATTGTTTTTGATGTGGTCAATCTCAAGTTTTAAAACATCGTAATTTCCATCAGCCATAAATACCATCCTCTACAATTAAAAAGGAGATGACTCATCACCTCCTTGAAGTTGATTTTTATAAATTCTCATGGATATTTGTAAATCCACAAAAATCTATATTAATTTAGTTATACTTTACTTCCGTACTGACCTGAAATATAGGCTCGTTTACCTTTATAAATTACTTCCCAGTATCCTTTGGGGTTGTTAGAACCTTTTACAGATCCTGAAATTTCAATTGTTTTGTCTAAAGCGATGGTGTCTAAATTCTTGGCTGAATTGCGGTCAGGCTTATCCATAATAATAGCTGCATTTGAAACGCCGATAATTTTGATCTTTCCAACAGATTTAACTGATGAGCTCTTAGCTGCTTGTTTTGGTTTTGTGGCTTTCTTAACAGGAGTAGATGTTTTAACTGCGCCTGTTACTTCAACATACTTATCAGAAGCAGTAATGTAATAAGTCGCACCCTTAGAGTTTTTCACTTTATATTGATACGATGTTTCGACCTTAACTTTTTCGACAACAGTAGGGAAACCAACGCCTTTATTGACAGTACCTACAACATCTTTATCATCCCATGAGGCTTTAGCGTAAAATCGAAGACCGTCTACTTTAGATTTTAGAGAGCCACTTGCTTTAGAAGAGGTAGACTTGGAGGGAGTAGTGGGAGAAGGGGTTTTTGATTTAGCTAGCAACTCTTTAATTTTAGCAAGAGTTGCTTTACCAGCGATTCCATCTACTGCAAGCTTGTTTGCTTTTTGGAATGCCTTCACAGCAGCAACAGTTTCATCACCAAAGTGGGAGTCCGCACCGTATTTAGGTAATTTATAGCCAAGTTTAATTAGATTAGACTGAATTTCTTTAACTTTTGCACCTTTATCACCAAGACCGTAAGCTTCGACCAATTCAAGATCGTTATTGTTTGATGGTTTTGGTGTTGGAATAGTTACAGTTTTACCTGTTAAAGCTTTATTAACATCGCTAACAAACTGCACCCATGCGTTAGGGTTGTTAGTGTAATAGCGATGACAATCTTTCCATCCTACTACTTGGTGATGTGTCCATAGGTTTTCAGATTTTAGACCATATGTTTTAAGAAGGGAAGCAGCTAATTCTACAGTTGTTTTATAAGTTGTAGCATCAGGCTTACCTGTCCAATCAGGGTGAGTCATTTCGATGCCGATGGTACAGTTGTTTGGATAAGAGCTCAAGTTTCTAAGTGCACTCGCTGTGTAAACATTTGAACCAACATGATAAGCTAACTCACTATTTGGTAAGCACTGAATTACTTTAGTACCTTCTACAATGTAATGTGCTGATCCAAAGCCCGAGGTACCACTTTTACGATTGTTGAAGAAATTGCGGTTTCCTTCTGCAGATGATCCTGGATTAGCAACCCAGTGAATTACAACAGCTTTCACACCTTTTAAAGCTGTTTGAGGTCTGGAGTATTTGTTGGGAGTCAACAAACTTTGAATAATGTTCATTAAGTAAATTCCTCCAATTAATTTTTTGAGCACAAAAAGAGAGCAGGGGATAACCCAAGCTCTCTCGTTCTCACACATGCTCTGTCTTTCTCTGTTATGTATTGAATATATTCCTATAAAATCATAGTTTTATTTCAATAATGCAGCCTTAAGTTCACGCATCTCTTGCTGCATCTTTTCGGTTTCACGTCTCATTAGAGCCATTTCTAGGAATTGACACTCATCAGCACGAATGCCCCACATGTACCCGCCTTTTACAACTTCGATTGTTCCTCCAGTGAATTCACCTGTTTTAGGGTCTACCTTGTTTACAAATTCAGAATCCCACTTGTCATAACAAAGCAATCCAATTTCAGTTGCATCCAAGCCATGCTTTTTAAACACTTCATCAATTTTCTGAGCAATGACACCAATATGCCATCTTGCAGAACTTCCTTTTTCAATTACTGCATCTTTAAATTTAAATCTACAGAAATTAACTTCAGACCAAGCATCCAGCCATTCATCAGGAATATCAGTAATGTTTTGTTTGTATCTTTCATCAGAAGTGTTGATCGTTCCATTTGAAGCATAGATGTTTGCCCATCGTCTGGAAGGCGCACCTAACGATTGAGAAGCATCAGTGTCTGGTCGCAAGTTTGCACGAACGTTCATAATGTTATTTCCCATATCACCATAGATGAAAGGAGAGGCATTGCCGTCATTGCCATAATCAATCCACAATAATCGATCTTGGTTACTGCTAGGCATCGCTTTATTCCCGATGATAATAGAGTTATTGCCAGTATAGTTAATGCCAGCTTCCGTTCCTACAACAACGTTTCGACTGCCATTTGCACCGTTTAGAAGTGTTCTAGCACCGATAGAGACGTTTGCTTCGCCGTCTGTTTTATTTTGATGAGCATATGTTCCAATAACGGTATTTAAAGTATGGGAGGCATTCTTATTTCCGTTTGATCTTTGGCCAGCTTGATGTCCAATGAAAATATTTCTGGTACCAAATACGTCATAACCCATAGCGTTATTACCGATAACAATGTTCTTTTGACCAGTTTGGTTATATTTCATCGCATTTCTGCCAATACCGATATTTTCTTTGCCAGCGAGGTTGTTGGCCAATGCAAACGCACCAATAGCAGTACATCTTTCGGTAGTATAAGATCTTGCCAGAGCTTGATATCCAATTGCGGTATTATGGATACCTCTAACCAATTGAAGCAAGGCGTTACGACCAATTCCAGTATTCCCTAGCACTTGAGATGAAGAAGTTGCTGCAGGAAATCCTCCGCCCTCGTTAACAATAACAGCACCTTGTGGAGCAGGATATCCTGTAGGCTGAATCAGCTTCTCAACTTCTGGGTTCATCTGCTTAAGAATGTAAGAATCCGTCCCTGAAATATTCCAAATATTATTCAAATCTTTCTCATTAAGCCACAACTCATGTCTAGAAACTATGGGATCTTTAATACCTGCCCATTTTAAGGAGTTGTTTCCGATAGCTGTAGTACGGCTGTAATAAGTTCCTTGGGCTAATGAACTTCCACCAATTGAAACGTTTGAGTATTGTGTTTGGTTATTCATTTGAGATAAGAAGCCAACAGCAGTATTTTGCTTACCAGAAGTAAGGTTTCTTAAAGAATCTTCCCCTGTAGATGTGTTGCCGTAAGCGTCTAAAGTAATTTTGTATCCTGAATTTTTTCCATAGAATTCATTGAGGATAGGAAGAGGGGTAGAGGTAAGAGGGAACAGACGTTGATCTCTTTTTTGACTTGGGGGAGCCGTAGCATTAAAAGCTTCTCTTTCTTTGACAATAAGGAATGCGCCGTTACCGAAGTAATTGCCTTTCAAGTCGGCTTGATCAGCTAAATAAGTACCTGGTGGAACGAAGATCGGATACTCATTGTTAGATAGAGCTTCTGCAGCAAGGAAAGCTGATGTGTCATCTGTTTCGCCATCTCCAACTGCACCAAGCCATTTAACGTTTATCCCACGTTGGTTTAGTTCTTTTTTAATTGTATCTACAATACTTCCAGTATCTCCTGCAAGCTCGCCAATGTCTCCAATTAAATCAGCCATTTCTTTCAGCTTATCAGAAGTTGTTGTAGATAGGTTTGTTACTGAATCTAGAATTCCATCAAATTTGGCTTTAATTTCAGGTGCAGTATATCCAACACCATCAGATTTCAGCAATTCAATGGCCATTGGTACATATTCGCCAGTAACAGGATGTGGCATTCTAAAACCCATTAATTAATTCCTCCTTTATGTGTATCAATCAGGCTTATACCATATCTGCCCTGTTTCTGGAGCTGCATTAGAAATGACAACTCTTTTCTTGGTAGGACTTAAACTCTCATCTTGATACCAAATATAATTTAAACTGTGGGGCTCATAAGCACTCAAAAGAATGTTGAATCCTTCATAGACTTCTGAAACACCTATATCAACCCATTCGAATCCATCCCAACGATAAACTGTTTTGATGTTCTTAACAGCGACAGTCCAACCGACCTGCGGGTTTGGGTATTCAACAATTAAATCAGAGTAGTTATTGACAGATGGGTAGTATTTCTTCTTAGTTTCTTCAACGACACGTTCATATTGTGAAGTGATTTGACGGCACCAAGTAGTTATTTCTATACAGCGTTTGATGACTCGTTCACACTCTAAAATTCTCTCGTTCATGCGAATAATGCAATCTTCTGCTTCATCAATTAATCCTTGAAGTGTCTCAACGACTGTATTACCTGAACGTTTAATCCAAATACGTGCTGCAGGGAAGAAGTGAGCACCTTCGCCAACGTATTTAACTTGCAATTCTTTTCCGTCGTTAGAGGCATTAAAAAAGACAACTCCCATCATGTAATCAACACGATAACAGTCATCTTCTAATTCACCATCTTCAATTTCTTTCCACTCAATATTGCCGCCAATTACAACAACTCTATTTTCACGATTAGGGTTTTCGGTTAAAAATATACTTCCGTTTAGAATAGAGTGGGTTTCATCATAGCTCATATATGGATCGTCATATGTATTTTTTCTTTTGTGGTACAAGACAGGGTCATTATAAAGTTTTGGGAAATCCATTCAGTATCACTCCTTTCTTATAGATTTCTGTAAGCTTCGAAATAGTACGTAACTCCTTGTTTGTTACCTTTAAACGTAGAATCAGAACCTGTCATAAATCCCATGTCTACAAGTCGGCCGTTTGTGTTGTCAGGAAGGTTGTTTATTCCTTTAAAATAGATATTTGATTCGAATATTTCCTCAACGTATCCACCGCTTGTGCTTACAATAGCTAATGCAGGATCGCTTTGAACTGTTGATTTAACTTTAACTAAGGAAGGGGTGAAGGGGAGAGGGACTGTTCTGTTTCGAGTCCCATTGCCGATATATGTGCCTACAAAACTTAATTGCTGCAGATTAGTCGACTTAATCTTTCCATTAGCATCTAATGCTGCAACACCGTTCGGCGCATCTCTATCTGTCTTTAGAATAAAATCTTGGTCAGTATACTCGCCTAATTTAGATGCGCTACCCGAAATAGATGCTGAAATTACACCTTTATCATCTCTTACAGGTATAGTGTTTGGTTCTTCATGTAAAGCAGGAGTGATCCCATTTAAAGAGTCTGCACTACCTGCAGTCTGGACAATCCATTGTTCACCATCATATAGTTCAGATTTATTAGTTGCAGGATTAATCCAAAGAGTACCAACGTCAGGATTAGAAGGCTTTTCATTCGTAGAAATCTGATACAATCCATTTACTTTTCCTTTAACCTCAACGGTACTGGAAGGCCTATACGGATTCTCACTTGGCGTTTGCGGTTGAACTATATCAGATAACAAAACACCATTTGAACTAATAGAAGTTTCAACATTTCTGTATGCTTGTACTCCAAAGGTGAAATATTTTGTTGGAACTTGTGATGTAAAGGTAGCTATTCGCTTATCATATCTGACAGAAATTCGTTGCTCCTTAGCTAACGAAGCGCCAAACAAGTAGGTATCTGAAGAAGTGTCAGGATAACAATGTACGATAAAGCCGTCAATGTTGTATTTATCTTCATCAGAGGTTGGATAAATCCAAGAGACCGAAATATCTACAGAACCATTTTCATTTACTTTGTGTGATACGGATTTCACTCCTACAATCGGAGTAGAAGGAGGAATTGAAATACGGTCATTACGTGCATTGTAATTGGTAGCAAGCCGATCATAGTCAATTTTACGAGTGTTGAACTCAGTCGAAGCCTTTTTATTTCTATAGAGCATATCTGACCATTCTTGCTCAATGCTTTTTGGTTTTTTGCCATTTGTAAGTGTCACAGAAATAGTGGAATCATCAAAATTCAAGCTCATCCCAGCTAAAGTAGCTCTATACTCAGTGCCAAATTCTTTGTTTTGAATTCTTACTATGTCACCTAAAGAAATTCTATTCCAATAGTCTTTTTCACTTACTGCATTATACAGGTTGACTATGTTTGTCTTAATGTCAATAGGGGGGGATCTTCGTTTCTCTAACTCTTCATAGCTTTTTTCATACAGTTCCGTTTCATCAAAAATGTTGTCGTTAGTCCATTCTCCTTTGTGAATAAACGGAATTAACTCGTTGAACAGCATTTCGCCCAAAAAAGCGGGCATATCTAATCGATTTTTCAAAGTAGTAATGTCACTGGTCAATGAATTAATTTTTGCTTCGCTTTGAGTAATTTCACTTTTTTTAGTATCAACCTGACTTAATTTTAAATCCCTTTGTTTGATTAAATCCTTAGTATCACCATTGGTTTCTTTAACCACTTCAATTCGATCCAAAATTTGTTGTAATTCTAAATTTTTCAGCACATATAGCTCATTTTCCTGAGTTGTCTTATTGGCTTCTATGTGTTTTTTTTCATCCAGCAGACGTTTAAATGTTTCGGACTCTTTATCCACCATTTCATTGTAGTCTAACAAGGCATGACACAGTTCATTGCTCATGTAATCACTTTTCTTAATTACAATCCTATTTTCATCACGCTGAAAAGGGCTTAAAAAGAAGCTGAAGTCATCTAAGTATCCTTGACCTGTTGGATTAACTGAATTTATCACAATGCCATCTTTTCCAGTTACGTGAAGTCTGGTAACAACATCTTCCATGCTACGAGTGTCTGTCATATCAATCATAAAGTTATGAGAAGAAATTTTAACACCTTTAAACTTTGAGATTTCATCACTTCTGTAGAATGAGACTGTGTTTTTGATGGTATCGAAAACTGGCGTTGCATCAAACGTTTCGCAGATGTTTTTTAAAAAATCATATCTTGATGTCATAGAGCTGATTGAAAATGAACGCCTTTTTTCGTTGAAGGAATTATCAATTTCGCCTACAGTCCAACTTGTTTCGTTTAAACAAACTTCGCCAATCTCTTTTAAATTCTTAGAAATGCCTTCGTACTGCATGATCTTAGATTTGTGAAGCATGTAAGGAGTTAGTTGGCAATTAATCTGAATATCATCTTTTTCTTGGCTACTGGAATCTGTAATACTGTCAATTACATAGTATTCTGTACGGTTCAAGAATGTTGCTTTGATTAGGTACCATTCCTTAATTAGCTTAGTGACGTGGTTTGTTTTAATTTCATCACCATACCTAGCTTTAAGAGGTATATTAAAAGTCAAGTCGTTAATTGCAGCATGATTCAAGTTTACAGATGCATTTGAGAAATCCACTATGTTAGCTATTTTCTTTTTATTCGTTTTGCACAATTCAAGTCTAAGTTTACCTGGCTTGAAAGTGAATTCACCTAGATTCAACGGAAGCTTCACCTCCTAGAAATATTTAAAGCGATAACTAAATCTAATCAAACAAGATCCTTCGACTTTAATTCGATTTTGCCCCTTGCCAAGCACAATAAAATTTTCATTAGACTGTTCATAGCATTCATAGCCAGAAACACTCGATTCTAAGATTTCTTTAATTGAATCAACTTTTACAATTTCATTATCCATTAATCCATCAAAAGAAAACGGACTCCTATATGAACTGAGATTTGTGATTTGAATATCTCCATTACCTATTTTTTTAATTTCCATTGAAAGAGGTATATCAAGATCACCTTTATTGTCTATTTTTAAAATATTATCTTGATGTCTTGAGGGGTCTATCCAGGGGGAGACTACCTTAACTCCGAATTTAAAAGGGAGTACCTTCATAGTTAGCCGAACGTACCCATCTTCAGAACAGTTATGAACCAAATCAATCGGATTTACAGGCATTGCATAATAGATAATATCTAAATTTGAGCTGAAGGCGAGAGGGGAGTAATCTGTAACACTTAACCAACTTGCAATTTCTCTAAGTTTCTTTTGAGTCAAATTCCTATTCTTATAGAAACCCTCTTTGATATTCTGATCTACATAGAAATTTAAAGAAACTTCGTACGGCTCATAGGCAACGCTATCAACAATGGGTTCTGACCGGCCTTTTATAAAAGTCTCGTTAACTGTCTTTCCCGCTAAAAAATTTTCCTCTTGTAATCCACCGTCAGTATTAACATTCGCTACACCCATGTCTGTAGATCTGATGTGGTTAAAGATAAAGTATTGACTTTCTCTAATCATTTAATCACCTTTTTAAACGAAGTAAGAGCCTAAAGGCTAGGCTCTTTATAAACTTCCATAATTCTGTTTGGTATAGTTAGTGATTTTCTTTATAACAGTATCAGAAAACTTATCTACTGTATTCTGGTCACCATACATATTTTCAATATGAAAATGCAATTCGCCAATATTGCCTACGTTGTTATCTGTGCTGTTTACAGAAGGCTGAGGAGCTTTGGTAAGTTTGGTGATAGCGCTAGGAATAATGCTGATAGCTGACGCAGCACTTTTAACAATATTCGCACCAGCCATCTTAACTTCGGTCGGAACTGCAGAAATCACTGAACTCAGCTTTTGTCCAGTTCCCCATTTCGGGGTAAACGACATATCATTTTGGCTGATGTCTCTTACGATTTCGACAGCTTTAAGCATATTTTCAGTGTCAGTCTTGTTAAGAACTAGCTCTTTATCATGGAGTACAGCTAATTTACCGCTACCTAAGCCAGTACCAGTGTAACCACCAGTGTCAAAAGCGGCTACCTTTTTACCTGTTGTATTTCCTTTAACGACAACTCCAAGAGCTTTTGAAGCCTCTTTAAGCTTATCAATCAAATTGTTAGAGATAGACTTACCAATTGACTCCATATTTGAATTGATGAATTTAGTGAACTCAGAAAGCTGCTTATTGATGTCACTGATCTTACCATTCATCAATTTTCCTTCTAAATCCTTGAACCCACGCTCATCGTTTACAAGATCATCATATTTTGTGTTGATTGATTTCTCATCTTTTTCAAGTTGATCCTGCAAAGCTTCTTTACGCTTGGAGTTTTCACGATCTTTGAGGAATTGATCTAAGTCAAGCTGCTCTTTTTGCATCTGTTCAGTTAGTTCTTTTACCTTCGACTTACCGAACTCTGAGTCATCTAATGCGTATTGATTTATCTGTTCTAAAAGCTTTTGAATGCTTTCCTGACGATCTTTTAAATCCTTTTGGAACTTTGCTTCATCATCTTCCTTATCGATACCGTCAATGATATCTTGAGTAGCTTTACGATGAGCTTCAAGTTCGATATCACGCATCTTTTCGTACATCTCTTTATAGATAGAGACGACTTCATCAGCAAGCGATTTGTAAATATCTTTAATACTTTTCTTGGTTTGATATAGCTCTAAGTTGAAATCCTTTTGCTTATCTTTCCAAGATGCGATCTCATCCGATATTTGCTTTTGGATCTCTGGGAATCCTTTAGCTGATTTTTTCTGTTTTTCAAGCTGTGTTATGTATTTAGCAGCTTCTTTTTGTTGCTGTTGAATCAGCTTGATTTGCTGACTATAGTACTTAACTTTATCTTTGTCTTCTTCAGTTGTTTGGATCTTAATGTCGACATTCTTAAGCTTTGATTCAGTCTTTTTGACTGACTTATCAATATTGTTAAGAATTTGATCAGTTTTAGATTGAACAATGGTAGCTTGTAGCTCATAAACTTGATCTTTGATGCTGATGAGGTCAAGTTTAGCTTGCTTTAATTCTTCACGTAATTGATCACGTTGAGCAGCGTTTAATTGCTTATTTTGCTTTAGCTCTTTGTTTATCCAACTAACCTTTTGAGATTGTATCTTTTGTTGCGCTTCAACTGCTTTACGCTGCTCATTTGTATATTTTCTAAACTGAGCACTATCATTGAGATAGCGACTGGCTTTAGATTGGTTTTGAGCAACTTTCAACTCTAAATCAGACTTACGTTTTTCAAATTCATCAAGTTTTGACTGAACGATTTCATATTGTAGGTCTTGAATTTGGTCTTTGACAGAAGATAGGTCACCTTCAAGTCCCAATAAATCAGACTTAGCTTGCGAAATAGCTTGTTGACGTTCAGCTTCAGAGCTAGACAAATCTGATCCGATTTGTTGCATATATGCTTCTGGATCAATCGCTTTACCGTTTTTCTCAATCTGCATATGAAGATGAGTACCAGTAGAACGACCAGTGCTTCCCATCTTGCCGAGAGTTTGGCCAGCTTGAACCTTTTGCCCAGCTTTGACTTTGAGTCCTTTTTGCATATGCATGTATTTGGCTACTGTGCCGTCATCTTGTTGAACAACTACCCAATAACCAGCAGATTTAGAGTATGCTGCAGTAAGGACTTTACCTGATTTTAGAGACTTGATAGGAGTACCAGATTTAGCAGCTAAATCTAAACCTTTATGAGGAGCAGATCGTAAACCTTTTTCTTGCTGACCGAAATGAGATGTTCTTCTCATTGAGTCATAGTAACCAGCAGCCGATCCACCACTAGAGGATAGTGAGCCACCCATTTGTTTAAAGTAACTGTTCACTTTCTTAACGTAATTCTGCGTTTCTTTAATAGGTGGTACGCCGCCATACTTCGTTACATTGCCAGGCCCCGCATTGTATGCGGCTAAAGCTTTTTCAATTGACCCGAATTTATCAAGCATTTGTTTAAGGTACTTAGTACCACCCATAATATTTTGATAAGGATCTTTAGAATTCTTAACTCCTAGACCTCTAGCTGTAGCAGGCATAAGTTGCATTAATCCTGTTGCGCCTGCATGTGAACGAGCATTAGGGTTAAAGTTAGATTCTTGTTTAATAACCGCAGCGATTAGCGCAGCTGGAACATTATATTTCGATGCAGCTTGATTAATAATGTTTGAATACTTACCTGAATAAGAACCGCCTGAAGCAGAATATGAAGATCTAGAAGGGGAGTAGGATGAAGAAGAATCAACTATGCCCGTTTGAGCAATGTATCCAGATTTAATTTGTTCTTTAAGTAGCTTAATCTGACTCTTAAGAAGTTTTTCTTTTCTTTCTAACGCCTTGATTTCCTTCTTAATTGAATCACGATATTTCTGACTCCATTTAGGGTAGTCGTTGGTCTTTCTATTTTGTTCTTCAATTTGCTTATTGACTCGCTCTAATGCTTCTTTATATTTGTCTGCAACATAGATTGAATCTTTCGTTGATTTTGAAGCCTTGTCAGCTGAATCCGACATTGTTTCAAAAGACGTTCCAGTTTCATTTAAAGATGCTTGAGTTAATTCTGAAAGCTTATCTAATTCTTCCAGTTGGTCAGTGATACCAGATAATTCACCAAGATCTCTTTGAGCAGCCTTAAATTGTTCAATCGCAAGCTGATCTTGCTTACCATTGGTCATTTTCAAAGAATCTTCTTTTAACTTTTCCAACTCTGCCTTTTTTCTCAATGCATCTTGAACAGTTTTAATTGCTGTGATTTCAGATTTGTAATACCCGATTTTCTTATTTAAGGCATTCGCTTGATTCAATAACTCTTGTTTTACGGAAGTTTGCATATCTGCATATGCTTTAACCTTAGCGTTTCGTAGCTTGATTACTGCATCACGATTAATTTTAACAATTCCGTTTTCTATTGAAATAGCCCCAGCTAAATCTTTTTCCTTTTGGATAAGCTTCATCGCTTCTGAAGCAGAAATAGACTTACCTTCGGCCATCTTTTCCAATAAACCATTTAGAGGGGAAACTTGATCAGCTAAATCATCGTATACATCACCTTGTAAAGCTTCCATCGCTGCAGTAGCTTGACCAGATTGTAGTAATTGATCTAATACATCTGTCGTAGCTTCAATATCACCTTTAACTTCTTTGAGCTTATCGGATAGATTTCCAACCGATTCACCTAACTCATCTACACCTTCACCATTTTCATTCCAGGTGACTTTCGCTGAATCGCCAGAATTTTTAGCCTTATCTAACGAATCCTTAAGCGTGGAGTAGGAGAGGTTCAAGTTATCGACTTTCACTTTCCCATCAGAAAACTCAGTAATAAGAGATTTCAGTGAGTCTGTTTGTTTATCAAATTCCGATCCGTTGCCATTGTTTAGTGATTTTTGGAGCGAGTCCATAATGACAGATACTTGCTGCGAAAAGCTCTTAATTTGTTCAGGACTCAATTTACTAAAGTCCATTGTGTTTAAAATATCGGTGATTGATTGTTTGATGTTTGGGTTAATATCAATTGAATTAAAGGCACTGATTACATCTAATACTGAAGCCTGAATTTCAGCATTTGCGCTTACTATTGATTGTTTCGCACGCAAGGCTTCACGTTCGTATTTGTATCCTTCTTTTACATAATCATCATTATTTGCGAAAGGGTTTTCGAAGATTCTTGTAATCCAACTTGAACCTTCTTTGTAGTTATCAGCTAAGGCTTTATTAGCTTCCATTTCTTTGTTCAAATCTTTAAGCTTTTTAATTTGATCTTCAAAATTAGAGGCTGCATTATCTTTCAGATCACGTTTATTGAAATTTGCCATCTCTTCAGTATATTTAATTGCCTCTTTTAAGGCTTCGTTGTTCTTAATGATGGCATTACCTTGAGCATCATACCCTTCAACAAGGTTAGGGAATGTTGCTGCTAACTGTTGTGAAACTGATAAGTATTCCTGTTCTTTTTCAGGCGTTAGTTGGTTGTCATCTTTAGCTTTACGAAGTTCTTTATACTTATCGATTAACCCTTGAGTAGCTTCTTTATTCGTAGTCCAAGCTTCGATAGAGGTGCTTTGTGCAGTCTCGAAATCCTCTTGAGCTTTTTTTGCATCAGAATAAGCGCTAACCAATTTCTCAACAACAAAACCCAATGCAGCAAATCCTGCAATAGGCAATGCGGCTCCAGCTAAAAACATTCCAGCAGATTTTGCTGCTTTTCCTAAAGTGGCAAAAGAAAGGGAAAGAACTCTATTTGTCGTTGCTGCTATCCCTGCACCAGTAGAGTATGTTTGCAATGTAAGAGGGAGTGCTTTAAGTGTGTTAATGATTTGAGCGCCACTTTGCATAGCCGTTGTTCTTAAAGCATTAGAAAACAGTATAGTGGCCACTGTAGCTGTTGCGAAAGCAGGAGCAAGGAAACCGATATTTTTAATTAAGCCAGTAGTCAATCCCATGAAATTTCCTAGAGCTTCTGTAGAAGCGATAAGACCATCTGAAATGAAGGCATCACTGGCGGCAACAGCGAATTCAGTAACCGTATTTTGAAGGCGGTTTATCCGTGCCTGTAAGCTATCAGCATACTTTTCTTGTTCTTTCCATGCCGAACCCATTGAGTTTGCAGAAGTGTTAGCTGCGTCTTGATAGATAGAGTAGTTATTCAATAGGGCGTTAAATCTAGATAACTGATAAATACCCGCAACACCAATCGATGTGTTTTGCTTTTGGGCATCAGACAAGCTGTCCCATTTTTCTGCTACTTCGCCAATTAACTGACTTGAAGTTTTTGCTTCACCAGCTGCCGTTTGCACAGAGATGCCGATTTGATCTAAGGCTTTAATAGAGCTTCTATTATTACCAATTCTCGCAAAAATGGTCTTTAATGAGTTACCGACTATATTTCCACTTTCACGTGTTGTGCTTCCAATGGCTGCTGTATAGCCGATTAAGTCATTCAATTCAACACCGAAGGTGGAAGCGGTACTTCCAGCTTTTCTTATCGAATTAGCCATGTCGAGCGTGGAAATTGCAAAATTGTTGTCAACTTCATTAAGTTTATCAGCGATAGAAATTGAATCTTTTGCTGATACGTTGAAATTGAGCATGGCTGCAGTAAGAGTGTTTACAGTATCTGATGCAGTTAGATCTGAAATATTCTGCAAAACTTGTGCTGTTTTGGTTAAATCGGAAAGTTCATCTGCCTGAAAACCCATTCGACCAAAACTTCCCGTAATTTCTAGAACATCTGATACTTTGTTTGATAATTCATTACTTAAATCTAATGAAGTTTGAAGGAGCTCATTGAATTTGTAATCTGGCAAATCCATGACTCTTCGGATATTTGTCATTAGAGTGTCAATTTCAACAGCTTGCTGAGTTATATTTTTTAGAGCTGTAATAGCTCCATAAAATATAGAACCTGACAGCAAATATGCTGGAATACGACTAAAAGCATCACCCAATTGTTGTCCAAATGTTGTTGCTCTTTGAGTTGAGTTTTGAATAGAGGACGAAAGCTCTCTAAACTGCATATTGAGGTCTTTTATCTTTGAGGATAATGCAGGGGTTTTAGAGGTGAGTTGAGTAACAGCAAGAAGGTACTCTTGAATCTGAGTTTTGCTACTGTTGCTAAGGTTATTTCCATACTTGCTCGTTAAGTTGTTCGCATTAAGCTGAGCTTGTCTTTGATATAGTGCAATTGTTTGCTTTAGCTCGTTATTCTTTGCAACAGCAGACGACTTGTCATCTAATGTACGAATTTTTTGCTTGAGGGAATCAATTTGGGCTGAGGATTGAGCAAGGTTGATTTTACGACCAAGGGAAGAGAGGGTGGTATCGGATAAAATACCTTGCTCACGAAGTCTTTGAAGAGAGGCGTTTAACGCATCAATATCTTTTCTTTTTTTATCGAAGTTAGTGGAAACAGTAGAGTTTTTCACGTTTCCTTTTTCATCAAGATTATATGTAAAATCCTTGTAACCATCTCGATTTTTCTGTGTAGAACCAGTAACTTTACCTTGAGCATTCATTCTCTCGGTATTTTTAACAACTTGGCCGAGTTTTTGTTGAGCACTTGCTAATTTATTAGTTTCGGTTGTTTGCTCTTTAATTTTCTCAGTTGTTCGCTGGATAATTTCTCCACTGCGTTTATGTTCCTGAGTTACCTTTGTAACATTGCCATTAAGATGTTGGGTGATTCTTGTGGTTTCTTTAACTGTGTCGTTGTAATTTTTTAAATTGGACTGATATTTGTCAAATGCAGAAGTGAACTCTTTTAGAGTCTTTAGGGTGTTGGTGTCAATGTTTGTTTTTAACTCAATGGCATTCAGTTTGGATTGTAACTGCTTAATTTGCCTGTTTAGATTTTCAGTTGTCTGTGAAGAGGTATCTGCTACGGGAGTAACAAATATTTTTAGTTGTTCGCTCAATTAATTGCTCACATCCTTTCAGTGCATACGGGAAATTGTGTTTGATTAAGCAGTTTATTACAGCTATACTTTTAACATAAGGTAAATGGGGGAACGCCATGAAGAAATCCATATTATTTATATTGGGAACTGTTGTTATCTTGTCTGGATGTGGTCAGAACAAGGTAACAGAAGAATCTTCTAATACTAAAACTGTAACGGCTAATGAAGAAACGAGTTCCGCTAATGATAGGCACAAATTAACTGAAGAAGATAGAAAGCTTATAAGGCTTATAAAAGAAGAAAAATTTGATGAGGTTATTAGCAAAACTGCTGAATTAAAGGAAGTTTTTCAAAAAGACTATTATTTTATAGCTTCTGCTTTCAAAAAAAATAAAGAGTTAAATGAAAAGAAAACAAATGTTGAAAACTATGATTCATATGCATACATTGAAGCCATGTTAGATAAGGTTAAACATTCAAATGCTCATACTGATTTAAAATACAAGCAAATCAAGAAAGATAATTTGGATAGAATTAAATCTTTAGAGAATCTTAAAAACCAAAACGCAGCAAGAGATAAGAATGAGATTGATGAATACGAAAGGAAGAAACAAATAGAGGATAGATCATTGAATCCACAAGACGTATCTATTGGAATGACGGAAGATGATGTGCTTTTGAACGGGTGGGGTAGACCAACAAAAGTTAATACAAATGTCACTAAAAATAGAACCTTAAAACAGTGGGTTTATAAAGGAAATAAATACTTGTACTTTGAAGACGGGATATTAACTTCAATTTCTAAATGAAGCCTTATTGAAAAAGCTGTGCCGTTTGTAGGAAAACACATTCAGCACAGCTGTTTTTATATTCTTTATACTTCTTCGGATTCGTTCACTTCATAGTTCAACTCATATGCCTCTAGTTTGAGAGTCTCTCCATGTCTATTCACCAGAACAATTTCAAGTATATCGTTAAATTTTGCTAAGAGACGCTCAGTAGAAATATCAGCAAGCTCTTGAGATGAAGAAGTTTGATCAACCATTGCAACTACATCTAATATGATGGGATTAACAAACTTGGTCATCTCGCTTGAGCCAGCTTTCCTCTAGTTTTGTTGTGTTTTATTGACTTAATGTCCAATGCAATAATCTTTAATAATTCAGATACAACTGATACAAAGGCAAAATTGAGAGATTGCTTATAATTCAATTCTCGTTCTTGAAGTACGTTTTCAATCTTTTTCATTATTTCAATTCGAGAATCAGAAAGTGATTTTTTCTTATCATTTCGTCTATGCTTAGAGCTTCTTTTATAATCTAATCGAATCTTATTTTCTTTGTAATATTCCACACATTCCTTATAAAGTTCATGCAGATTTTCAATTCCACAATTTCTAAAAGTCTCTTCTAACAAATCGTAGTTAAATAGTTTCTGCTCTCTGGTTGCATCCTCTGAGATATACATCCCGCTTTTGCGAATTACAGGAAGTACGTCATGAGTCACCCAACGTTTGAATTGTTTCGCTTCAGGTTTGCGACTGCTCAAGATTAATGTGTAGAGACCTGGTTCATTAACGATTGTTTTATTTGGATTCCCAATACCCTCATTTAAAATGATAGTATTCTTTTCATCATCATCAAGACGGCTCAGCGCTTGACTCGGATTGCCAATTTCTAATATGTTACATACATCCCTTGCTACAAACCAAGTTTCTTCATCTCTCATAAACGTTCTTACATTATTCCCTTTATAATCAAAAGCTCTTTCAAATTGATTCATTTTTCATTCCCCCGTTAAAATTATTCCAAGAAATACTCACGTTATGTACCTTAACAGTTCCTAGTTTTTTACCGTTCTTGTGCACAAGCAACAGTTCGTCTAGTTGGACTCTTTCTTCTGAAATAGAGTAATAGGACTCCAATATAGCTAACTCTTCCTTGTTAGAATCAACATTTTTTGAAACTTCTAACAATATTGTCCCAGTAACATTGTTAGGTGACATGGCTCTTCCTCCTCACTAATAACAATACCTTGGTAATTTTGAGCTTCTTTAAGTTTATTTTTATCACCTCTTTGTTTCGTTTAGAGACTGTTTTGTTTTGTTTCTAAACAAAGGTTACCATTATAAAAACAGACAAGTCAACAACTTTTTTATAAATTTTGTTTTATAATTAAACATTTTTTGTGTATTGGTGTATAATAAGAACACAAAAAAGAATACGGGGTGGAAAATTGAAGTTAAGACCAAATTACATGCCTTTAGAGATTACATTAGTGAAAAAAAGGAAAAAGAAGGTGGATCTTAGGAATAATGTGGATGTATCATCAGCCACTATTTCAAAGTTGTCTAGAAATGAACCTGTGTCATTGAGCTCAATAATTAAAATATGTGAGTATTTAGAGTGCGATCTTCAAGATGTGGTTGTTTTGGAGGAAGTTAAAGAAGAGTCCTAAGCAAAAGTATTGCAAGTGATGTTATAATTAGAGGAGGGGTGATACAAAATGGAGGACAAAATTTTACAAGCTATCCATGAACTTTCAAATGAGTTGAAGACAATTAAATCTGAAATTGTGGATTTCAGAGAAGATACGAATAAAGAATTCAATCAAATCAACGTTAAACTAGACAGATTGGAAGAAAACCAACCGAAAGATATCACTGCACATTTAAAACAGATTCAAAATGTAGACAACAAAACAGTCCTGCTAAATAAAAGGCTATTCGAAGTAGAAAGCCGCTTAAAAAATTAAGTCGCCCAAAATTAATGAGCGACTTTTTCTGCGTTTCGTATAGCTAATTTGAAATATCTAAACCAAGTTTCTGCTTCCTTTAAAGCTTTCTGAGCTTCAGGCGATGATTTTTTAATCGATGTTGGTAATTCAGGATCATAAACAACTCCACTGTAAAAAGCAACATCATAGAAGGGTGTATCGTAGTCTTCAAAACAAATTCTTAAATGAATATAATTGATGTAATCGCTTGTTTTACTAGAAGCACTATTACTTCCAATTATGGCGCCAATTCCGCCTCCGATTGCTCCACCTACAGTTGCCCCTAAAATCGAATCTCCTTTAGACACTTTTGATACAGTACTGCCATCTATATTAACCTCAACATCAACTATATCTTTGAAGTCATACGTTTTTATGACGGGAGTAACATTACTGTCTTTAAAGTTGTCAATTGAAATGTAGCCAATTTTTACTTTTTCACTTGTTTCATCGAAGAATATTTTGGTTGATCCGTCAGTTGAAGTATAAGCTCGGGAATAATTTTCGTCATCAATGCTATCGAGTGCTTTTTTTCTGTTATTTTGATGATCTATTGATTTCATGACTAGGAAAATGCCTACCCCGCAAAACGCTAAAAATCCAAAAATAAGCCAACCCACTCATTCCCACCACCAGTATATTTTTCCTATAGTATACCATGATAACCCAATCTAGAGGAACAGGGCAGGGGATACTCATTCTTAATCGTGAAGCTGGTGTCGTTTTAAATGACATCAGAATCTATTTCACTCTAAATATAATACAGTAGTTTAAGACGACAGTATTCGGAAAGTGAACTTTCTCACTATCATTTTAAATGAGAGTGGATTTATATACGTCCCTAATTTCAACTTAGGCAGCTGAATACCATCATTTTAAATGATAGTGGTGACCGGCATAGTGTTCCTATCATACAGATAGGGAGTCGGTTAAAACTAGCCCCTTTAATACCTGTCAAATTGACAGACATGAAGCTAACCATTTGACATAAGTTTGAGGTGAGCCCAAATATGAGAACAGGGGAGAGGTTAATCACTTTCATCTCTCTTTTTATCCATGGCTTGTTCAAGTAATTTTCTAAACGATACAAGGACAGCGAGTATATTTTTATCCCTACCTAAATATGTCTTGAAAAACATTAGTGAACATAGAGTAAAGAAGGATGCAGCTATCCTCGGATAGACTTCTCCTGAGGCACTCGGATGAACTTCTCCCGAAGTGAAAGGCAAGAATATAGCAGTTACAGCAGGTGTAGCAGCTGCTATCAAAGCGCCAATAAAGAATATAATATGTTTATCATCATAGATTTTTTCAAGACCATCAATCCTTGCTGAAGCTATTTCTAAGACTACTTCATCAAGCGATCTTAGAACATTTACTTTTTCTCTTGGACTTTCCGATTTACCTTCAATTGAAAAATGTGTATTCAAATATTTTATAAAATCCTTCTCGTTCCAATTCAACAAAGCATCTTCCATTGTTTCCCTATCGAATTTTCCCATACAATTTTCACAATTCATTCCAAATCACCTCATGGATAATATCGGAAAAAAGGGGGCGATTTTGAGTTTAATCCTCATTATATTATATTGGAATTTCCATAATAAGCATTGCTTTAATTAGAAAGGAGGGGCGAGAAGTCACTTTTCATCGTTCTTCTTTGCTGCTAAAGCCTGTTCCAACAACTCTCGAAAGGACACAAGCAGAGCAAGAACATTTTTATCTTTTTTTATGCTGTGTGTAATGAACACTGACACAGCTACTGCACATAACGAAGCGACAACAACCGCTCCTAACTTAATTTCTTTTTTATATACAGGATAATCAACTATAAAAGAATCTCCAAAGGCTATTATTGCTGGAACAACAACCACTGCAATTAAAGCCCCAACAAATGGAATGACATATTTTGTTTCGTATATTATTTCTAAAGCTTTTGTTCTAGAAATAGCATTTATCAATACAGCTTCCTCAAGAGATTGCAAGACCTTATATTTATCTTGATACTTTCTTGCTTTCTGCCCGTTAAGAGGGAAATGGAATTTTATATACGCAACAAATACACGTTTATTCATTGCTATCAAGCTGCTCTTTAAGGTGTGTTTATTAAAGTTCTTGTGATTAAATTTTTTTATTTTATAATTGTCTATTCTTTTTTGTTTCTTCTTGCCTATCATCCTTTACCACCTCAACAGAATTATCGGCAGAAGGGGAGAATTGTTAAATGATGGCATAGAAAAACCCCACGTTAAGTGAGGTTAGAGGAACTCAGTAATATTTTATTCTTCATGATTAAGCTGGTTTAAAAACCGCATCAAGATAATCTAAAGGATTTTTTATAGATTCTTTTAAATTACCCCATTTAAGCGTTTCTTTAGAAACCTTTCTCGCTTCTTTGGCTACCGCCATCTTTTTCTGGTTTTTTGCATAAACAGCATCCACTATGGTTGAGTGAACCATGAACTCTAAATAAATCGCTATGCCTGAAGAAATTTTAAAAGTAGCTAAAGCGAAAAGTAATCTCGCTTCTTTTTTTCGTCCTTCTCTATAAAAGCGATATGCCATTTTCAAGTGAATAATACTAACACTTACTGGGGTGATCAAAAAGAAAAAAACATTGTACCAATTAAATGCCACTTTTAAATTTTTCTCACGAATTTCTCGATATGCAGCATATGAGGTAGTGATATACATTAATCCCACAAAAATCAGTAATAAAACTAAGTAATCCATTTAGCTTCCTCCAAGTTAACTACTAAATCTTATTAGGCTTTTTCTTTTTTCTTTTCTTCCCGCTTTCAATTACAACTCGTTTAAGGCCTTCCTTTTTAATAGCCTCATTTCTTTTGAAGCGCGCTTCAGCAGATTCAGCATTCGATTCTTCAATATATTCAACAGCGTGTTGTTTCATAATCTGAGTAAATTGGCTTCTTCGATTGTAATTATTGTAGTCAACATAAGCAAGTATTGCCACTAAAAATCCAGCGCCAATACAAATCACCTTTAACCAAATTGCAGTATTACTTGACCAATAGTTTGAATCTCCATTAAAAAGCCCCAATAACAGAACCCCTATAATTGCACCGCTTGGTATTAGCATACCCCATTTCCGTAAAATTATTTCCGCTTTATCGTCATTTTGACGAGGATAGTAATCCAATGCAAATGGAGCAAACAATAATAGTGTAGTAATGAAAAATTGAACATAATCAATATCTTTTTTTACTGAATAACAATACCCTGCAAATAAACAAAATGCAACAACTGCACGCATTGCAAAATACATTGTCATATCTCGTTCTTTTTTTACCTTCAATTCCAATACTGGCTCTGAAACTGCACTCATCTTATCTAATCCACCTCGAACGTTTATTCATTTCAATTTTATCAACTCTAATGATAACACAAGATCATGAAAAAATTAACAATTTTAAACAGCTGATATTAAGAAAGAATAATGTCCAATTAACATACAGAAGTGGAACACAAATCTTAAGTAATGATAACGATTGAACGAAACGGAGTAAGAAATTTAAAAATATATATTTAATAATAATTGGCTCTCGTAAGACATTGCAATTTTTAACCATAAGCAAAATCCCTCAAAAGAAGGATTTTGATTCTGAATAAAAGAGGGATTTCAAGCGAAGATTTGATTCTTTTCTTCCTCAAAGTTTCTTAAGTCGTAATGCTTGATTGTAGTTGATACATCTTCATGATGAGCGATGTATTTACTAACCAATTCCAACTTGATTTTTTTAACTTCGAGAAGATAAGTAATGCAAGAGGCTTTGAATAGGTGGGGGTTGATACGTCTGCCAAGAATATCTGACAGAACATCTGAACAAAAATAATCCGCCCAGGACTCTGAAATCTGCTTAGGTTCTCCGCCGTATTGCGTTGTAAAAATATACTCATGGTCATAGCCACGCTTCTCATGCCATAACTTCATGTATTTTATAGCCTCTAAATTCACCATGTATTCCAGTACTTTTCCTTCGCCTTTACCTTTACCAAAAACTTTATGACTCATAACGTACGATTGATCTTCATTAATAGGATAATCCAATAGCTCTGTTTTAAATTGGACTAGCTCAGCTCTACGACCCCCAACATTAAACGCAGTGGCCAGCCATGCCATCCCAAGATAGTTTTCGTCTTCTTCTAGTGTGTCCATCATTAATTTGTAATCATCATATGTCACTTTAACTTTTTCATAAGTCACCGTTTTAGGTATAGCAGGGAGACCACGAGTGAAGTTTCGAAATGTTTTGTAGTTTGGATCATCTTCCGCAACTACATTTTCAAGATAATTGTTGAGGGAAGATACTGAAGCTTTTTTTAGAGCAATGCCACTTGAAGACATTCCACGATTTTTCAAGAAGCTCTGATATCGTATAAAATCTCTTTTAGTGATCTTGTATAGTTTCTTTCCGTTTAATGATGTGTGCACCCACCAGAAAAATTGACGAAGTGTAGAATGGTACTGTTTTTTAGTTTTGTCTCTGAACGAGTTGGCATCCAGAAATTCTGAAACCAGGTCTTGATGTTCCTGATCAACTTGCGACCACATATCATCAGTGACTTCAGGTAGCTTTTGCGCTCTTTTACGCAGCATGTTTTGTTCGATTTCTTTGCTCATTATTAAATTCACCGCCAGGCTATTTGATTGTCTTATAACCAGCCTTGCGAACATCTTTCATAGCAGCTTCCACTAATTCACCACTGTGTTTGAGCTTTTCAGCAGTGTTGCTCATAAAAGGACGAGGCTCACCATAGCCATAACCATATTCGTCAGGGAATTGATACCCTTCACCGGTCTCAACAATAGTCGCAACATCTCGTCCCTCATCTGTTCTTGTGTTATCTAACGAAATACCATTTGATTCATTCGCAACAACAAATGATGCCTTTAACTCACCAGTTCGGTTATATTCCACTGGACTATATGAATCATATACCACTGTTTGAACTTGCTCTTGTCCTGTTTTGACTAAGAGCTCTTTTGTATTACTGCCAGACTGCAAGGCTTTTAAAGCTGCTTTTTCAAGCATAACGGCTAATTCTTTATGATTCTTGGCCATTATGCTTCAGCAGTTAGTTTTTCAACTTTTTTCAATATTTCTTCGTTCGCTTTGTCAACAAGTGCTTCTTGAGTCGCAATCATACCTTCTGTCATAGAACGTAATTTTTCATCGATACTCTCGAAGCTTTCCTTTGGAAAAGAATCGTTGATTATTTTATAGTATGGGGACTTAACCAATTCAATCATTAAGTTAACTTTAGAAGTGATGCCTTGTGGTATATTAGCGACATCACTGAAGGTGAGGATTGTATAAATATTTAAAAGATCAACGAAATTAAGCTTGTGTTTAATCTTTTTATTCGACTCAATTTCAGCTACATCTTCTAGAGCCATTTTAATCATTTGTGTAATCTTAACTGGATCAAAGTTGGGGTAGATGTGAACATGGAACTTATCATCTAACTGCACTTTGACTTTCTCATCGTACTTTTTATTCCCATCCTTAATATGATCTAGCGTTAATTTTTGTGTTGTCATCATATCTCTCCTTATGATTAAAATAAAAACACCTCAAATAGGGGAGAGGTGTTAGCGTTTTTTGAAAAACATTTTATGTTTTATTGAATATAAAGTTATAGCGAGTTTTAAAATTATTGCTGTATATAGACACATAGGATACAAAAAGAAAAGCCATCTTACCTTTCCGCAAAAGGACTCTTTCCAGAATCCCTTTAAAAGTAAAATGTCCTCAGATACATCAAAAAGTCTCAATGGCAATCCTCCTTTTTTCAATAAAATTCTTATTTTATTGTGGTGGAGTATACTGCTCCCCAGTAATTTGTTCATATTGTTCAGGCGTAATTCTTCCAACAGCAACTGTGTTATACACCATCTCTTTAGTCCACAATCCATCATCGTAAAATCCTTTGATTGCTTTATACCAATCGATTGCCATCTAAATTCCTCCCATCGCAATAAAATAGTAAAGTTCAGATAACTGTTGTTTAACCATGCTTATTTCAGATGGCTCAGGTTCGACTTTAAAAGAATCCATGTATTCTTGAGTAGCTGATTCTTTCCATGTCTTTTCTTCGGGATAAAATTTACCTAAATATAGTGATTGGGGAGGTGCGATATCTGTGCTCATTTCTGGCAAAACTTCTCCTTCAAAGTAATCAGATTGTCTTAAGTAAATAAAGTTTTCATCATAGTAAAATATTGTTTTCATAGATGTGACCCTCTTTATGATAGTGGTATAGTTTCATTTAAGGACACTCTTTCAACTTTGCTATCATCCTTAGAAAACAAACCAGAATAGATTAAGTCTCCTGTTGTCGTTAGTGTCATTCGTGCTTGCCCATAAGAACCTACAGTAACACCTGTAAAATCAATGTTTTGAACAGGGAAATAAGATAACTTGGCAATTGTTGCACCGAGCGGAGCGGTGAATGTTCCCTGTATCTCTAAAGTTTTAGAAACAGGAATGTATCTGTGTCTTAGTGGGTATTGCGGGTTTGTAGTCCCGACTACTAAAGTAGTATTAACCCAAACCACATTAAGGTCATTAGAGGATACAAGCTTGTTCCAAGTTGAATTTACATTTTGTAGCCTCGTGAAAAGCCATGTTTCATTATTTTTCAATGAGATTGCCAAGATAGTCTTATTGGAGTTGTCCTTAGAATTGATTAAGAAGAGGAAGGGATCTGTTGCAGAAGGGGCATTAGTTAAACTTTGACCTGTGTAAACTCCAGGGGGGAGAGTCAATACATCAGTTCCGTTTGCAAGATTTTGAGCTTTCCCGTCATCTTGAGTCAACTTGAATTTTTGTGCAGCATCCAAAGTTGTCGCTAACATGTCTATCAAACTTTCATAACCGTTCCATTTGTCTTTCTCACCTGGCTGAGTATGTAAGTTTGTTTTCAGTTCATGCTCATCTGTGTATTCTTTAGAATTTACTAAAGCCAAATCAGCTTTCTCTTGAGAACCTTCAATGGTTTCTTTTTTATTCCATTGTTCTTTTTGATCTTGATCAACATGGATATCAGAGTCGTTTTGATGTTTATTAAACTCTGTCTTGCTGGCTTGTTCGATGTTCAATACATCACCAAGTCCAACTTGCTCTTTTGTGACAGCATGAGGGTTTTTAGTGTCATGCTTATGAGTTTCTAAGTCACTTTTAATTTCCAACTTAAATGAATCATTATCACTTTTGAAGATTTCAACATCACGCTTCATGGAATCTTCACTGGTTAAAAAGAGGTCTTTGAGGTTAGCAATTTGCTTCTCTAGCCTTTTGTACAACCCTCTTACTAATGAATCAAGCATTATGTCGAAGCCTCCCCAAACACAGAGACATCTCCATCAGTCACATCTTCTAATTTAATAAATACTTTTTTGAAAGGGGAAATCGGGAATTCCCAAGCCTCGTTAATTCCTTCTGTTCCAGTTGCTATTCGGTAATCACTTAACTGAGTACCTCCTAATTCAATTTCCTGATCATCATTCGTCAATCCCACAAACGAAATTTTTCTTGAAGTAGATGTCCCAGTGATGCTGATGGCTAATTTTTGGTAGTGTTTAACTTCTAATGATTCACCGTCAGAAGGGGAGACTGACTTCTCATGAAAAACAAATGATGTACGATCAGGAATTACTACAATAGGAGCTGTATCTTCTGCTATAATAATCACTCCTTAATAAAAAGAGGAGGGGAGACCTCCTCAGTTAATCAAAAATCTACTTATTCTCCGTCTACTGGAGGAGTTGTTTGATCGTCTTTTACGATACCTTTAGATCCATCAGCATTTCTTTTCACACGTGAAAACTTACCGATTTTTCCATTTTCATCCGCCAAAGCTCGGTATCCGATTTCTGGAGTATAAGCTTGACCTGCTTCCAGTGAAATATCAGCTTCTCCAGAGAAATTGACTTTAGGTAATTGAATATATAGATCACTGTAAACTTTAGATGTCTTAGGATCGTACTCAATTGTATGGATTTCAAATTCATAGTTCTCAGAGAATTTTTCACCACTGATTTCCACAGTTTCAGCATCTACTTCAATTTGATAGAACACTGTGATTACAGCTTCTTTTTTAGCAAATTGCTCAGGGACTGCAACTTCAGTAGAAGTTGTTGAGACATTCAAATGTTCGCCGTCTTCATTTGTAAGAGTAACTTCAGAAATCGGAATATAGCTTAATTTAACGGTATTAGTTTCAGAGACAGTTAAATTTTCATCTTCCCATACAGAAATGGCCTCATTTTCAATTTTAACTCCTTGTTGCATTGCCATGAAATCAAGATCAAAGAATGCGTTTCTGACGTTACCTGAAACCTCTTTGCTTGAGTTAATTACGTATAAGTCTCTATTGCCCCAGCCACCCTTTAAAAAGTCCTGCTGAACTTGTTGTGTGAACTGAGTCATTTGTGTCACAGAGCTACCGATAACTTTCTTATCGCTAATTCTGCGAACAGTGATTTTTCCAACTTCATGGATTACTGTTTGTTTGCTCAAAAGTTTTCCTCCTAATAAAAAAAGAGACTTTATCAGTCTCCAAATAGTTTTTCTAAATTTTTTGCTTCTTTTGCGTTGAGATGATATGAATCTTCTTTATAAAGATCAATTGATTTACTCCAGTCGTTAATCTTAGCTTCAGAAGAAACCGTTGCGAATAACGTTGTGGTATTGTAATTCATAATCTCTGCCATTCTGTAGAAGCTTAGTTGCAATTGATAAACAGTCATGTCAGCTATTTCGCTGTATGTGTACCCATTAAAGGCAGCCACGCAACTAACAATATCTTTAAGGTCATTTTGACTGTCTTGCCGCTTTAACATTTTGGCCAAATCGTCAAATTCTTGTATTTCTTCATTGGTTGATATCTTCTCTTCGGATAGACAATGCATATCAAGCACCAGTTTTCTTAAACTGTTAAAATTGTTTGGGTTAATTTCAGATAATCTTTCTTTATCAACAAATATCTTCTCGAAAACTTTATGATAGGCCTCACTAAAATCAGGAAGGATATGATTTACAATATTAAATAAGCTGCTACGCTTAAGCTCTATAATTAGCTCATTCAAGTTCTCAGCTTCGTTTAATTTTTCATACTCTCTAACGATTTCTTTTTTCGACATCTTAATAGCATTTAAATAATGCACATAATTAGGATAATCTCTCAGCTTGATAAATGATATTTCACCAATTTCGGTCATCACCGAATCTCCCAAAAAGAAAAAATCCTTGTTGCTAATCATTTAGAAGCTCCAAACGTGAAAATCAGTTTGTATCCAAGATGGCCATCAGGCGGATTAGGAATAAGCAATCTCTTGTATGTAATCATTGATCCGAAGCCAGTTATGTTCTTTTCGAATAAAAGGTTGCAAATCCTATCAGATATCTTTGTGTTCCTGAATTCAGTTTCCTCAAATGTGTCTATATGTGTGTAAACGTCGATCATAATGTCTTGGTTTAGGAGTTTATAGCTTTCATTTGGGCTTTTGGGGATTCCAGAGCCTAAATATATACATACTCTACAGATTGGTTGAGAGTTAAGATCATCTGTTTTAGGTGCACGTTTAAACAAATTAGAATAGATAGGTGGGAGAGTGAGACCTCTATCTTCTTCGATAGCAGGTTCATAATAGTTATCCAAACTTTGGACATCAGGAAGATCGGGTGAAAGGGGATCATCTTTATAATAGAGGAGCCGATTAACATCTCTGTCATTCATTATTTCTCTAAAAATGTCCGTTATATGTTGTACCATCATACTCATTTGTTATCACTGACTTTCTTTTTTGCGATGAGTTTAATGGTGCCCACACCATCAATTACTTTTGAATAATCAATATCGTGAACAATATACTCTTCTGAATAAAATTGCGTTTTTAACCCAATTTTTAACTGAGGATTAGTAGAGTAGGGGAGAGTGATGTGAGCTTGACCATCAGGAAGATTGATCGGTTGATCAGAGCTGTTAACTGAAACAGTTCTCTCAAATACACAAGGGATTTCAATACTTTCACCAGGAACAAGTTTTTTAATCGGCTGCCCAGTGATTTCATTTATTTTGCCCGTGTCAACCTGTATGTCACCTGTCGATAGTTTGATTGAGCTGTTGCATTGTTTCATAGTTGCGCTATCATTCATTTTATTATCAGTTGGTCGAGAATTAACCAGCCAATAAGAACTGTCGTACAAGATAAGATCGCCACGATTCAACAACCCCAAAACTGTTATAACTTTTTTAACTTCACTATCTTGAGTTGTTTGGATAATAACATCAACAGGCTTATCGTTTAATAAAACACTATAAGTTTCTGGAGAGTTTGCTAATATCTCTTTGAATATCTCATATTTATTTGCAGAAAACTCTTCGTTCTCCCATCCACTCAAATAGTTTGAAGAAGAACTCAAATACCAATCTTTAGACATTTAAGCACCTCATTCAAAATTATTTGTTTTAAGCTTGTGTAATAAAGCATCTATTTCATCAGACAAATCTTCGTATGCTCTATTTACTTGAGCTTTAGTATTCGCCAAGCCTGTTAATTGAATGTCTCTACCAATCACATTGTTCAACTTTAAAGCTCGATCTCTATATCGCCCTAAATGTTGTTTGTACATAAGCAGCCCAAGTAGTTTAATTTTTGGTCTAGACATAACTTCACTGAACTCTTCTGTAGATTCATCGTACTTAAGCGGCTCGAGATCAAGCTCATACGAAGCTAACGCTTCAATGAAAAATTGTTTCTCTAGTCCTTCTGGAACTACTTCATTTGATTGAAATTTTGAATGAAATGAATTTAATACATCTTCATATCCAGCCATCATAATCTATCCCTTATGCATCAAACTTAAAGCCAGTGTATTCCTCAATGAACTTAATTTTGCTATGATCATTGATCTTAGAATCCTTTGCAACTTCAAATAGTTGGGCTTTTTCAGAATCTAACTTAATAGATTTTTTCACATTGTCTTCAAATGATTTTTGAGTCTTAAGAGTTAAAATCTTTTTAATCGTTTCCTGATCAATAACATTTTGAGTAGTATCGTCACTTTCAAATCCTAAATGAACTCTAGTTTCTTTGTCGTCAATATAAATCTTAGCGTGAGATCCAACCCCATCAGTTCCAGCAAACATTTTCACATTATCATAAACTTGGGACTGAACTTCAGCTACAGTAATTTGTCTTACTCCGTTAGCAGGAAGTTTGAAATCTCCATTAGACTCAAATTTTTTGAAGTACAAATCCCAAGAACACAAGTTTTTGATTTTAATTTTCTTATCTAAATCGATTGACATTATATCCCTCCGTGTTTAAGGAGGGACAATGCCCTCCATATTAAATATTACTCTGGTGTGATTTCGAAATTTTCATCTCGGATTAAGCCGATTTGATGTTCCATGCCTTCAGCAACTCCAGCACCTAGTTCCAAATCAAAACGAGTGATTTCAGTACCAGTGACCACATCATTACCTGTCATAGTTGAGATTCCGCCTTTTTGGAACACTTGCAGTGGTGATTTAGCACCTTGAGGAATGAAGAAGAGGAGGCCTTCTGGAAGATAAGTTTTGAAGTTGTCCTTAGCTTTATTTAGCTCTGTCAGATTGTAGCTGTTTGGAAGCTCGACAATAGAAGATCCTTTGTATGTACTCAGTAAACCAGTTTTTCTGATCTCATCCATAACTGACTCAGGCAATTTTGTGCTTGAAGCATCTCCAGCCACAGCTTGGTATCCTGCGAAATCATTTAACTGCGAAACAACTGAATAGTCTCCTACAATTGAAGGTTGTCCAAATCTACGAATCTTCTTAATCGTGTCATCCACAGCACTCTTAGCAATACCAGGGCTTTCAGAGAAATATTTTACGCCTTTAGCCTTTTTGATAGCATTAAACATTTCATTTACTACGTAATACATCGCCTTATTCATCATGTCGATTTGAACTTGATCCATGCCTTCAGCGACCTTGTCGAGATTACCACTCATAATTTCACGGTAGTTTACTGCGTAACCGGATGAAATGGTTTGAGTAGCAATCGGGTATTCTCTCCAAGCTGTAGTTGCGAATGGAACATCACCACGAGAAGCTTGAAAACCACTTCTAATCGACTCATGTGCATATGTCGTCATCATAGGCTGTTCATCATAGCCGATTGGTTTAAAATTACCCATGAAATCGAACAATTTTAAAGCTGAAATTAACTTAGGTTCAATTGCAAATCTTACAATTTGATTGATCTCAGCTTTAGCAACTGGATTACCAGCCAGAGCTTGGTCTCCTAAATTTTTGACGTGCTTCATAGCAGCATCAACTTTAGCGCCATTAAATTTAGATAAATCTTTACCAGTTGCAACTGCAGAAAAGATTTCTACAATTGGAGACTTAGTATTTAATTTAGTATGTGCAAAAACATCAGAATCACGTCTTGCGTTGTTTAATTCAATTTTCATTATTTAATTCCTCCAGCGATAGAATTAGCCCTGAACCGTAAGATAAAGTCCATTGCCACCGAATGTTGTATTTTCAAGCACTTTAAGTTTTACTTTATATTCATCATCTGTACCATCAGATTTAACCCATTTTCCTGAGCCATCTGAAGCAGAGACTAAAACATCGTTTTTAACAATGTTTTCGAAGTCAACCACAGTATCCTGGCTAAGTTCAATAGGCAAGCCAACGCAATCCGCTAATCGAAAAGCTCTTACAAACTCATCTTTCAAAACCTTGAAATCAGCTTTATTTCGAATCTCAGGTTTGTCGATAATGTTGCCTACAACATAAACATCTCCTTTAGCAGCAGCTGCAGATGAAGGAGTAGGGGCTAGTCCTGTAGAATCATCTGGTAAGACTACATAACCAGGAACCAAATCTTTTGTAGCTTTACATCTTGGATTATTTTGCACTTGTTTAAAAGCGCCAATCGTACCGAATTTAAACATTCAATTTCCTCTTTTCTATAAAAGTCTTATTTTATTAATAAAGTTCCTCAATAGTTACAGAAGCTTCATTGCCAGTTTCGTTAATTTCTGAGTAAATGTCGTTCACGCTATTAATCTCATTTGAAGTTTGTTTCATTCTTTGACTAATGTAAGATTGTGCAATAGCAGAGTTGATTTCTGAAACGATTTGGGTTTTTAACTCCTCAGTAGGGGAGGTTGAGAAGAGCTCAATTTTCTCTTTGGCAACAGATTTTTCTTCTTCTGTATACCGAGAAAGATGCTGGTTCAACTCTGTTTTCAGAGTTTCCTCTGTAACTGATTTTTTAAATTCTTTTAAAGAGTTAATTTCTGCATCAGCCTTTTCTTTGTCCTCTTTAGCTTTTTTAACTTCTTCATCTTTAGCCTCAGTTTTAGCTTTCTCATCTTTAACTGCTTGCACTGCTGCATTAAGTTCATTTGTTTTTTTAGTCAGTAATTCATTTAATTCGGAAACTTTAGCTTCCAGGGATTCGATATCCACTTTAAGTTTTTCGTTAAGTTCCACAAGTGCTTCTTTTTCTTTAGACAAGATTTTATCCTCCTTATTTTTGCTATTTAGCTCTAACAACACTGCTGAGTCATCCGCTGGATCAACGCCTAGTATCGCATCTCCAGTAAAATCGAAGATCATAGGGACACGACCTTCTTCTTTGTAGCCACCTTCATATTCAATATTCGTTTTTCCTTCAACAGCTGATATTTCCACAGATGTCTCAGGAAAATCGCCATCAAACATTTTCGACTTCAGCCACTGAACAAACTTAGGATACCTCTGGTTGTAAATGTAGCCTTCGCCAATGAGCACTCGTTTTTGTTGCCCATTCACTTCAATAGAATCGATGTAGCCATTAGTTGTAACACCTACAACTGCACTATTCTCAAATAGTGGTGTACCGTCTTTGATTTCAGTTAGCCCATGTCCGAAGGGTTCGCTATTTTCATAATCAATAAACTCAACACAAAGGGGCATTCCCTGAATAGACTCCAGGTTAGCTTTAATGTACTTTTCCAACCACGTGATACCATTTTTATTAAATATGGTATCGTTCTCATGAATTTCAAGGACTACCCATTTCAAATAAGTCCTACCATTAACTTTTTTGCTATTGTTAATTTCTAAAATTGCGCTTCTCAAATAAATTTACACCTCCTTTCAAGATCCCGAAGGTGTCCCGTTACTGTTATTAGTTTTAGATTTTATGGTATTCTCGTTGTGCGAGTCTTTTTCTGGAGCGCCAGCTTTTTTATCTTTGCTTAGCGTGAATGATGTTTCATGGACTGGGTATTTCTCATCAAATTTTTCTTGTTTTTCGTATTCCATTAAAGATATATAAGCATCAGGATTCCAACCAGTTGCTGCAATCCATGCAGTCAAACTTCCACGACCACTGGTGTACAAATCTTTCATGTTTTGAACTTTTTCTTTTCTGTTAACGTGCGTAAGAGGGAGATAATAAACTTCAATAAATGATTTTGGATTATTGATAATATTTGCGTTTATTACCTTGTTGAATTCATTGGAGATTTGTTCTAACCAGGAGAATATTTGAGAGGAGACCATTTCGATATTCGTTGATTGAGAAGAGTAGTTTCCATCTTGACCATTCAATGCGGAACCTGCAAAGCCAAGGTTAGTTGATATCCTTTTAATTAATTCGTCTTCACCTTTAACTTTCAGAAAATCAACGTTGGTTTCAAGCTTATTTAACTTAGTTCCTGATGCCAATGAGAAAAACTTATATCCAGTTAAGCCATTTCTAGAGCTAAGTGCATTTTTGATGCTTATATGCTGTTGTTCTTGCTGTGTTTGAGAGAGGGAAGAAATACCTTTTTTTTCACCCTCAGGCAACGTTTGATAAATTAGGGTACTGTTTAGCTCATCTAAGATATTACGTTTCGTATCAACAAAATAATCATCATAAACCATATCAACAAATGCAGCTAATCCTATAGGTCGACCCCATTGATCTTCTATTCCTGCACTAGCTTTGTTCGCTATAGTTCTATTGTTGTCTAACACAATCCAGCGTTTATTCAAATCCTTTTTATACTCGACATAACCTTGTCTAAACTCCTTCGGCCACCTTTTAAGTTTCAAGGATCTGCCGTTACCTGTGAATTTATCAAAGTAAGATACATTAAACGCAACCAAATAAGATGAGTTCTTCCGACCAACAATTTTACAATAGTCAATAGGGAGAGTTAACACAGAACAATTAAAATCATCTCTGTTATTGATTTCAGTCATCCCTTCAATTTCAAGATCACTTAGAGTAGAAGGGAAGGGATCATCTCTGAAAGATTCAAAATAATGAAAAGAGGTTCCATAAGTACTCAACTTTCTAATGATATCTCTTGCAATTTCTTTATCGTTTATCTTAGAAAGAGCTCTAGTATAGTCAGCCTTATCTGAAACGAAACTGTCATGAGAACTTGAATTTCCATAGACAACTCTATCCAAAGTTACGAGCGAAACCATATAATCAATCACATTTCGATAAATTCCATTTAAATTATAGAGATATTCTGAGGTTTCTCTGATTTGTTTATTGTGTCTATTGTGGTCTTTTAGCCATGATTTAACATTTTCGTAATTGAAGGAGCTTACAGAAGAAGAGTAGTAAAGAGAAAGGGGGATAGGGGATGATAAATCTGTGTTAAATTCAAACGACTCGCTTTTTTCCTTTTTCAACATTCCACCTCCAATCGTTTAATTGAAAAAGAACCCGAACGAATATTCATCGTTTGATTCCTCTTTTTCTAAAAATAAAGCAATATAATATAATGCATAAGCTATAGCACTGTACCTGTCTTTATCTATTCGTTTAACCACTTGCTCTACACTAAAAGAATTTTGATTTTTTTTAATTCTTAAGTTGGCAACTTCATCGATGAATAACTGTGTTTGAATACACGCAGCTTCTATCATCACATCATCTAAAATTCCTTTTTGGTTTTTAATATCATCATAAGCCTTTAACAGCTTCAACTTACCAGATTCTACATAGTCTAAAAATTGAGTGATGATGTCCTGGTTAATACCTTGAGATTTCAAATTGTAAACAATCTCCGGGGAATTAGGAACGTCAGGTTTTTGGTCAGTATTTATCGTAGCCCAACATCCTAATTCTTCGTTGGTTTCTGGATCAGTGACATCTTCTAAAAGACGATCTATTAAACCACTTCCCACGCCGTTTCCATCCACAATAACTGCCTTTACTCTAGAGAGAGAAGAATCCTGATTACCTCCATAATTTTTAAAAATTCTTTTAACAACTATGGACTGCTCCTTGAAACTAAGTCCGTTAGGAGGTTCAATTATATTTACAACTTGAACTTGTCTAATCAGATTATTGCTATTTCTAATAATCTTTAAAACGACAATTGCTGTTTTATTGTTGGATTCAGCTGCAGATCTCGCAACATCGACACCTATGACGTATTCGTTCAATAGGGAATTTTTGTTCTTATCTTTAGGACACGAAAGCTCTGGCTGAGTTATTGTTCTAGCTTTAATGAGTTTACTGATGTTAATGAGGGCTCCATCACTCGCACCGATCCAATCGCACAAGTAGTTCTGTCTGAAACGAGTGACGTTTCCTTGTCTGGCTTTATTAATAGTCGACATTTTCTGCCTACCAAAATGAATTGGTATTCTCCAATCAGAACCGAACACAAACGAACCTTTAAGGTCGCCAGTTTCTTTAACCATAGTTAATATCTTTTCATACTCATCGGAGTTTTTGTAACCAGAAGTGGAAAAGCGGTTTATTTGACCGTTGAGCTCAGTTGGATCAATTTCACCAGTCATTGTAGTTCGAGGGATATTGAAAATAGGTTCAATGGCATCATCGTACAAATCTTTATCAATCAATGCAGATTCTTCCAAAGAACCTCTTCTTCTACGAAGTCCTTTCGAGGACTGTGCGTTTGCAAGGTTGTCAATGATAGCGCCATTTTGAAATTCTACCCTACCTGAGTCTTTGGAAAAGTTCTCACTTTTAATCTCGTCAGCCATAGCAGGGTAGAACCTTAAAATCTCATCGTGTTTTTCTTTCCAAATCTTAACCGCAGATTCTTTAGTGGAAGCTGTAATAGCCAATGTAATGTTAGGAAAGCAAATAGCAGTATGATAAGCAACCATTATTTGAGTCAGTGTATTATGACTAACTAGCCCATTACTTATAAATGAGTTTGTTAAAGGCATATATAAGTCATACACATAATCCTCTGAGTACTCTGTTTCAATTACACTAGTGAAATAGTAATTAGAATCATAGAGCTCTATTAAATGATTGAATGCATCGCTATCTTTATTAACAAAACACTCATTTTCATTTAATAAAAGTGATAATTTCTCATAAGTAAGCCCATTTGATCCTTTTAGTACATGATAGAATTTTTCTCTAGTTTCACCTTTTGGATAAATGGCTCTAATGTTATTTTGCTGAAAAGGGATTACATCTTTATTCGGATTACGATTTTTGCTGCAAATCGAAATAAGTTTTTCTTGTTTTCTTGAGCAACTAAAACCAATTTCTCGCAAAAAAAGATCAATATTCTTTGTGGAAATGTTGATCTTATAATGATAAGTATTGTATTTTTTATTCAGATACTTTTTTCTGAAAGAAATAATACCGAAATTTAAAAGTAACATTTGGACTTGTTTGCTCATTTTTTCTGATGCAGTGCAAAATTGAACACTTTTATTTGTCACACATCCATCGGTATCAAAAAGCCCTTGTATTGTTTTTGCGACAATGTTTTTAGGTGCTTTCAGTATAATTTTAGGTATTTCCTTCCCGAAAGCATCATTTTCTTCCATTCCCAATTGTCTGAAAAATTCTCTAATGAGCTTACCAAATACATTATAATTGATTTCATCTTTTTGCTTTACCGCAACACCTAATACGTTGTTAAAATAGTCTTTGTAATTTTTTATTATATCTTTGTCTTCATTTGTAAAACCTATTAAATTGTTTCTCGTTAAACAACCGTCGCCAAGAAGATACCCAATTATTAGTGCTAATTGCTCATCAATGTACTCAGGAATATTGAATTTGTTTCTTTCTACTTGCCATCTGCCTTGATTACTAAACCCACCTAAGAAATCATCAAAATTTACATTTAACTTCGTTTCATTGCCAAATACATTATTGTTTCTTGAAATCGGTAATAAATCACCAACTTTAATTTCACTAGAGGCTTTGTATCTTAAATGTCCATCTTCACACATTACTAATATCGGGTGATTTAAACTTGCTTCCAAGTCATAACCATCTTGGGTTTTTATTTTCTTCGTTTTCTTGAGGCCGCTTGATATACCAGCCATTGAAGTTTCCATTAAACCATATCTGTTTTTCATCGAAATTTTATGTATTTTTTCAACTTCAGATTCTTTTTTTTCGTAGTTGAATAGTTCTCCAATTTCTAGTAATCCATTTTCAGTGAATAGGATCGTATCTCCCGCAACACATTTTGATCCACCACGAGGAATACAAAAATAATTTTGGGGGAAACGACTAAGTGTCCTCATCATTATTCTTTGATATAAATCCAGTTCAATGCCGCCGACATCAGGTTTGAGCATATCGTAAAATATATCTGGATAAAAGCGAATAAACGAGGTGAACTCAGCCCATTTAGAAATGTTTTTTCTGATGATGTTTTTCTCACCATCGCGCTCTAAGGGTGTTTCGAAAGAGGATTCATAAATATCGTTTCTGTCGTTACTGTTCTTGTGATTTTTAGAAGTGAAGTTTTTATAACTAGCCATTACTCATCTTCACCATTTTCATACAATGGCTCAGTATAGATTTTACCTAAATCCCTGAACACATTATTTCTTTCTTCTTTCGACTTTTTGATTTGATCATCAGTCAGACCCTTAGATTTAAAATCCTCTTCAAGCATTTCATCATAAAAGTGATAAATATCTTCATAATTAACAGGCTCTTTATCTTCTAATCTTCTGTAATAATTTATTATTGCCCAAATGATTAAGTCGGCATCATCATAGGGTTGAGCGGTCAACCGAGGAAGAAGGGGGATAATACCTAATTCTGTTTCCACAGCTTCAAAAAGTTGCGTGATAACATCAACACCACCACTAATATCACTTTTACTGAGCTGCGAGACGTTGATCTTAGCGTCAGTAGCGGCTTTAGAAGCAAGCGCTCCCCATTCTTTCGCTTCTTTAACATCACCTCTTGCAGTGGACATCTCTTCTTTGACACGAAATCTTATAAATGAAAGCAAACCTTCAGTATGAAGCGCTGTTTTTTCACCGTAGCTTCTAATCAACTTAACATACTTACGTTCAAATTGTTTGTACTCATCAAGAGTGTAACCTGATCCCCATTTATCAACCATGTCATCTGTAATTTCTGTAGAGTAATCAGTTGATGAAGGGGAGGGAGCGGTATCAACACTCATGTTATTAGCTTCATTTTCTATGAAACTATCTTTCCAGCATGTTCCATTGAATTGCTTTAACGAGTTTGCCATTGTGATGTATGCACTGAACGTGTCTGTTTTTCTCTGAATTGCTTGCTCCCAGTACAACGGATCAAACTTTACGTCCATTTGTTGAAGAGTGTTATATACGGTTTCCATGTCATCATAATTAATTGTTTTCTTTAGACAAGTTTTACAAATAGGGAATTTCCCAATCTTTTCGTACAGCTTGTTTTTTGTGTTGTAAAAACCGTTCATTTTATCCTTTTCTTTAAGACAATCTAAACATTTTAAATATTCTTTTCCTTTTTTGACTCCCACATATAACACCTCCAAAAAACATATTTTACGAAACGCCTAGTTTAGAGACTAGACGCTTTAAAAATATGTTGTAATACTTAAATGATTTTATCCATGTAAGTTAATTCTCCACTTTTCGAAATGCGTACTTTTCTTCCTCTTGACTCCTCAATCATCATGTCAAATAAACCCTGCCCTATGCCAGCTGGATCGATAACCAGCCTAGAAGGACGATGTTTTAAGATAAATTCAATGATCGATATTGCTTGTTCTCTAATTGAGGATCGCACACTTTTCAAAGTTAAATTTTTACCCAGGTTTGAATCCATATCTATTAAAACAACTCTCGAATAATCCCGACCAGGATCTACATACATTATTAGATCTTTTTCTTTATCCGATTCCATTCGAAACCTACGCAACGCTTCAAAAATCTCCTGATCGCATTTATATCCAACTTCTTTAAGTCGAGCAAGAACTTGTAAATATTCAAATAGATCGTTTTTATTCAGTTGTTCAATCATCATTCATCATCCTCATCAATAAATTAAGTTAAAATTAAAGTTTTATATCAATTGGCAATCATTAGTGAAAGTATGTTCTTGCTTTCATGAGATAAATCTAGCCACTGTTCTGCTAAGATATGAATAAATTCATTACCAGACATTTAATCATCCTTTTCATCTACCGTCTTTAAAACGAATTATGTATGTAGCTTCAATACCTTCTTCATCAAATACCATGAATTTCTGCGAAGGCTTAGTTCCAAAGCGTCCTTGCATAGCGTAGTCGTCAGCGCCTACTAAAGCTCCATTAACAACTACAGTTGTGCTACCGTATTCTTTTTCGTAATTGTGGTGAACATGTCCACCGAATATGTAAGAAGGGATATAGCCAAGTAATTGAGGTAAGCGTGTTACACACTGATCAACCCGATCATAATGACCATGCACAAACACAACTTCTTGATTTTTAATTTTTGTAGGGATGAAACCGTCTTGCTCTTGCTCAATAGTGATATTTGAAATGTGGCTTAGACGAGCTTTTAAATACCAGTTAATTAAATACTCGAAGTTTTCTTTAATGCCTACATCGTTTTTGGAAGGGGAGAGGCGACCGTGGTTTCCTGCAACACTATAGAATTTAACTTCTTCAAATTCACTAGCGAATGCTGCCAAAATCTCAGCTAATGTTTCTGTGACGTATTGAATTTGCTCTATAGAATCAGTATTAGCTTGAACTCGTGTTGAAACATGTATTAGCCCACCAATTAAATCTCCAAGATTAGCTACATGCAGAGTTGAAATCCCATTTGATTTACCGTGTTTAATAACGTCCTGAGTTAGTTTCTGGACTCTCTCGTTGAATACTTGTTCATTAAAAGTGTTAATTCGATTATTGATGTCCATTCCGAAATGCCAGTCACTGAACAGTGCTAGACCATGCTTATCAGATGTTGGAGGAGGAGGGGAGGAGAATTTAAGAGGACGTTTTTTCTCTAAATTCAAAATTGCTTCAGTCAAATCATCACGGATACGATCAAAACGAGCGGAATTTCTAATCTTCTTGGTTAACTCTCTATTCTGATCACGTCTGCGTACTTCTGCTTTAGCAGCTTCAATTTTGAGTTCATCATATTTATCTACAATCTCTTGATCAAGATTCTTATTTACATGGTAATCAGCCCATTTACGATATTGAGCATAGTCTTTACGCCATTTACTTTCTCCATAGTTCTCACCAGATTCATCGTTAAGCAAATCTCTAATAACAAACTTGTCGATTTTATACTCGTGTTTATTTGTATGTAATCTAATAAAATAGTCATCAAAGCTTTCGCCTTTTCCACGTTGCAACTCTGGTTTTACAATTACATTCATTAACTCACCCACCTTTATTCATTGTCTTTTACAGGCAATTCATTTTCTTCCTTAATAGTGATGCTGACCTGTTTTCCGTTAAATTCAGATAAAATTTCTTTAAAATCGTATCTAAGTTCGTCGTCTTTTGTAAGTTCTGTCACTTCCATAACGTCCATATCGAAAAATCCTTTTAAGTTAACTTGATTAGTCTTTTTGCTTGCCATTATAAAACCTCCAGATAGTATGTAATTTTTATTTTGAACCGAATAAATTCCTTCGGATGCCCAATGCCGACACATTGGAACACCCGAAAAAAGGAGAGAAGAAAGGGGAATAAAGAAGAAATGTCGGAAGGGTGCTGGGGAAACACCCGAAGGAATTTACTAACTAGAATAACCCCATCTTTATAAGATAGGGAGGTACACTGATTACGGGTTCAGCGATTAAACCTTTGAAGTCGACAGACTTTAAGTAAGTCGATTAGATAGTAGCTAGTGAAACACACTTTCTGGCAGTATTTCAACTCCCCGCCTGCGGAGAAACCATCGCTACTTGATGGCCTTTTTACTTAAAACCTCATGGACAGGAGCACACACAGTACTCTTACTAAAATTTAGCTAATCCATAAGTCAGACAGTCACAATTTCTTGTGCTGTAGAAATACCAAGTGTAATTGTTACTCAAGTGAAAGTCTTGCTAGTGTAAAAATGAATGGAAGGGTAAGACCAATATAACCCCTTCTCTGAGACAAACACTAATTTACTTGTCAGGTCACACACCTTATCTACATAGCATTGCGTGTAGATCACCAGTCTCTTATTCTGCATGGTTTTTTCTTACCCAGTGTGAGAAGGTACATGCTTGGGAAAATAAATTTTAAAAGAAGATTGGACGCATCCAATCACCTTAAGTGCAGGCCGAAGCACAACACCGCAATTAGTTTTAATTGTCGAGCAAAATGCCTCCTATAACAAGTCCCTGTTAGGATACAGTCGCATTTAATTAAGCGTGAAGACTTATTGACATTAATAGCCCGATAATATTCATTTGGTATATGTTGAAGAAGGGGGTGTTCAAACCTATATAAATGAATATTATCCGACTCAGGAGTAGCCTTCTCCTTAAATGTGAGTCAGAACTAACTTATGAAAGGAAGTGAGTCAGTTTGGAGAAAAATTGTACAGGGCAGTCAACCCACTAATGACTATTATTTAATTAATATTCATTAGTCGATCACGAAGACTCCTACCTCTTCGTGGAAGACATAAGCCATTCAACTTAAAAACCAAGATGGTCTATATACGTTATTTATTTAGATAAAATCAACCTTTTACAGCATCTTTAAGTGCTTTTGCAGCTTTAAATTTTGGCGCTTTTGTTTCAGGAATATCAATTTCTTCACCTGTTTGAGGGTTGCGACCCTTACGCGCAGCACGAGTAGCTACTTCAAATGTGCCAAACCCAGCAATTTTAACTTGGCCTTCTTCTTTAAGAGTAGATTCAATTGCATCTAATGTTGCTTCAACAACTGTCGAAACTTCCTTCTTTGCTAATCCTGTTGCTTCAACCACCGCTGAGACTAATTCTGTTTTATTCATTCTTATTCCTCCTGATTATATGTGTAATTTGTATTTTTAAAAATGGGGAGGGGAGATATACTAACCTTTTTAATTTGGATATTTGCTTTTTACCTCCCTTATGACGATTATCTCCAAAAGCGGTCTGAACCCTTGTGGCTCTAAGGCTGAAGCCGCTTTTTAATAGCTTTATTTTTGCACAAAAACGCTGTATCCCTTGTGGCTCTAAGGCTCAAGGCACTTCCTAAACCGTCATTTTTGTCCTAGATACATATGATTTCTGTCTTTTTTTATGTTTTTCTTTTTCAATTGTGACTGAACACTTTGTACAAAAACTAGAGTTGTTCGAGGTAGGCTTATACATTTGTCCGCACTTTACGCAACCTTTGAAAGTTTTCAAATTCCTTTTCAGATTATTGAGTATGGTTTCACCAAAGCATTCCCACAACGTTGCTTTATATCTGCTTTTCTTTTTGTACAGATGTTTCACAAGAACATCCACAACATATTGTTCATCACTATTTATTTCAAGTAGCTTTTCTCTAATGAGCTTATACACGTATAACTTCTGATTCGGCTTAGTTTCTTCATTATTAGTAAGCCATTTTTTATTTCGATCAAGCTTTATGTATTCATTAACCAATTCTTCATCTTCTTTAATACGTTTGTTTTTTAATAAGAAGTTGTAATCGAAGTGTCCAGCAACAGCTTTGAAATTAATCCTATCAGTTGGAATGATTTCTTCTAGTTTATTTACAGTACTCTCATTAATAGGCTGTACAGAAGAGATATCCTTATCTTTAGCATGGACAAAGAAGAAAGGCACTTTATCTTTTATGTAATTTTTAATTTGTTTGTCAACATTGTCTGGTCTTGTAGGCATGAATAACGTTTTTGCATAGTCGATAGCAAAGTTATTTTCAGCGCATAGCCATTTGATAACATCAATATTAACTGAAGAACTGTTCCAAATCTTCGTTATGTTGTTACTGTATTCACCAATATTAACCGCATAGGCGTTGGTCAGAGATTCATAGAGATTTTCACTGTTAATCATCTGTTTGTTTGCAACACCCATCTCATAATAAAGGGGAACGATGTCAGCGACATGTTTCTTTGCGATATTAACAAAGAAAGGATCTGATATTATCAGCGCTTTATCCCCGTCATTGTCAAACTGGAGCAATTTTGAGATTGGATCATGAACACTTGTATAAACTCCTTTGGTGATAAACCATTCATCTAGCAATTTGCTTCTAACATTCTTTCTAATACCATGCTCACGATAAAGATGAGGGGAGCGAAGTACATCAATTTCTCCTTCATCATAAAGCGAACAGTAAACATTGCTGCCATCCAATAAACCATTCGGATTTTCAATTCCTAAAAACAGTTTTTCACAAAAAGCATATAAATCGGGGCAAAGATAGGTGTACTTAGAATTTTCAATCTGCAGCTTTCCTGATTTTGCGTCTTTTACAAGACTCTTTTTCTTATTCTTAATGGTTTCTTTGACATGATCATCATTCAATAGTTGAGGATAGAGGAGTAATGCATTTTGCAAAGGCGATCTGAATTTTCGATTCTCAGTAGCCCCCATAATTTTTAACATAATATCTTTATCATTACCAATTGCCTTTATTTCCTCAACAGTTTTGTTACTAATAGACTTGAGCTCATCATGAGTAATATCAGTAAGGGTTTGAAGCATTTGATATGTAAGTTTCCCCTCAACTGAAGGGTCTTCTTCATTTAATTTAGCCCCCAGACAACCGTACAGAACAAACTTTTCTTGATATTCGTTCCAGGACTTATAATATTTCCACATCTTAAATTGCGATTTAGTGAAAATAATCTGGATATCATCTTTCTTAATATCCCATACCTTACCGTATATATCTGTAATTTGTGTTTTATTATGTATTTCTGCAAAACGATGAAAGTCGAAGGGCACTAACAATCCTTTAACCCACGGCAGTCTGACCATAAAGCTTTTACTACTGAGCTTAGGTGATATAATTCCACAACCATCAGTATGCTCAATAGGAATATTCATTTTCTTTCTAGTAATTTCATATGTATTGCGGTCGATATAATCAACTTCACTCATTACATCGGTTTCTAAATCATCAACAACAACAGTTTTACTTATATCAATATTCCAATGGCTGCTGGCACTATTCGATAAAGCAAGGTAAGCATTCCATTTATTGATGTTCATCCCACCATTAGAATTGATATCATCAAGACTAAGTCCACATGTTAAAGCATTTTCAAATTTATCGTATGTAGACTTCTTAATAAAACAAGCTTTTTTCGTTCGTATTTGCCCAGCTGAACTCGTAAAGTAAACATAAAGTTCATTATTATGTACAAAACCTTCATCAAGAATACTCTTGAACACCTGGAAATGGTATACCTGAACCACAATTACATCATCAGAGAAATTGTTTTCTTTTATACCTAGAGTTCGAGTCATAACTGAATCAAACATAGCGATCTTTTTATTGTCTGTTAATGTGTCGGCTCTAAGCATCCGTACACTCTCATGTTCACTGAAGGCTTGATTTAACTCCTGTTTTAATTTAGCGATTCTGTTTTTTATGTATTTCTTATTTTTTTTTGTGTCCCCATTATGTGTTTTAAGCAAATCTCTATATCTATAAGACTTTAAAATCTTTCTATGTAACAAATTTTCTCGATCATTATAAAAACTCGAAGTATCAAGACTATAAATAAACACTTGTTTGCTTAAATCATTTGTTTTTCTCCCCAAAAGCGCTCTCCTCTATTTGTTATTTTGTCTTTCAATATGTAATGCCAATCTTTTAAACAGGGTAGAAGACTCGTCAAATTTACCAAACCATTTGAGGTCTTCATAAAATGTGTTCTCTTCCTGAGAAGCAATGCCATTAACAATGCGATACTCAAGAAGTTCAATGATGTCCTGCTTGTTACATGATCCCAATAAATCACCTCATTTCAGTACGTTATAAGGTGATTATATATGTTATTTACACTTTAGTCAATATAAATTATATGTTATTTGTATTTTATTATGAGAGACTGAGAAATCAGTCTTCAATAATGGAGAATATCTCTTGCATATCACAATCTAATGTTTTACATAGGGCTATAGCGTAAGGGAGTGAGGGGGGATTAGAACAAAAACCTTCATCATTATTAGTACACCAAATAGAAATCCTACTGGAATTAGTGCCTATTTGGTCTGCAAGCCACTTTTGTTTAATACCTTTGGAGTGTAAGTAACTCTTTAAATTGCTTTTAACCTTATATTTCATAATATCACCCAATGAGAATTTTATATTATGTGTTGTCTTTATTCAAATGTTCAATTAAATTCACTTAAATAGATAAAAAAAGTTGTCTATATAGGTAACTTTTGTTACTCTATCAGTGGAGGTGCAGTATGACATATTTTGATGAAGTCGTTACTAGATTAAATATTGACGATGTATCACTGTTAACTTTGCTGCAAGAATGCGGAGCGAACAGGCTAATAAAAGGAATGACAAAAGAAGACTTCAAGATCGAATCAGTTAAACTAGATACTCAATTTTCAGAAGCGACTATAAGATCAGCTTTAAGTAAATTGGAGGCACTACTGCTTATTGAAAGAGACTCATCAAGTAAGCATCATAAATTCATAATTACTTCATATGGAATTATGGCCTTAGAATATCATTTGGAAGGGGAAATGGTTTAATGTACGGATTTGTTGGAATTGGTCAATGTGGTGGGAGCATTGCAGATGAAGCAATGAAAAGAGGATATTTCAGTATCGCAGTCAATTACTCTAGCTCAGATCTAAATAGTTTAGAAGTTGTTGAAGACAAACTAAAGCTAGTTGGATCCGAAGGGGTAGGCAAGGATAGGGAAGCAGCTATCAACTATTTTAAAAATAACTGGGAATCATCTGTTGAATTTATTAAAGAAGCAATGGAAAAGCCATCGATTCAAGTTGTGTTCGTAGTCTTTTCAACAGCTGGAGGTACAGGATCAGGAATTGCACCAACATTAATAGAATTATTAGATGAATACTTGGATAACAAAACCGTAGTTGCTGTACCTGTGATGCCTGATCACAGTGAAGTGATATTGAATCAATTAAACACCGTTGAATGCCTTCAGGAACTGTCAGAAAAGCAATTGAATATAATTCCACTAGACAATTTTAAAGTGTCTCTAAAGGGCATTAAATCGTTCTCAGAGCCTATGCTATATCAAAAGGTAAATAAACAATTTATTGATATGCTTGAAGAGGTTGAAGAGTATACAAACCTTCCATCTAGCTACAGTACATTAGACAAGAAGGACTTAAACCAAATTTTCAATACTCCAGGTGTGACAGTGATTTCGAAAATGGATTTATCTGATTATAATAAAGGGAAATTTGCAAACACTCTTCATGATGATATTAAACAGTCATGGAAGCATTCGATATATAGCGCAGACACTTTTGATTCATTAGTTAAAGCTGGTGTTATTATAGACGGCAATGCAAATTTAACAGATCAGATTAACTTTAAGCGACTTTTCAGTGAGGGTGAACCATTAGATTTATTTAAAGGGTATTATGATACTGGTAAGAATCAAGCGATTTCTATTTTAAGTGGCTTAGGGTGGATTAACGACAGAATGAAGCAATTAGATGACCTGATTGAATCAAGAAAAGTTGAACCAGTAAAAGAAGAGGTATATGTTCCAAAGTTTAATTCAAAGTCAGCATTTTTAAAGCAGCAGACTAACACCAAAAGGGACGTAAAGCAGGTAAGTAAGGGGAGTTTCTTAGAGAAACTTAAATCATTAAAGGGATAAAGATAGTGAGATGGTCAATTGACTGTCTCATTTTTTTGTTATCGTAAATTTTTGAGGACGATATCGTAAAATTGATCAAAAGGAGAAAAAAAACAGTAATAGCAATGTGTTTGGCGATAATTCGATTATTATGAATGGTGAGTGATCGTAAAGTCGTTGTGGGAGTAAGGAAAAGTGGACAAATTTAGAGGAAATCGTGAAAAATGAGTGAGTAGAGGAAGGGGGAAACGTTGATATATAAGGCGTTTACGATAGCAAGTACGATAGAAAATAGGCTAAAATCGATAAAATTTAAAGGGTGTGGAAATGGAAGTGCTATGGGCACATTTGTTCTTTGTTTTAGCGGTTTGGATGTTAATATACCCCCTCCAGTGGCAATAGATGGTTCTGAATACGTCTTATAATTATAGTTATAATGCAGATTCCTTGGTGAGTCTGCTTTTTTATTTGCGGCCAAATGAATGCACAATTAATAAGATAAATCAATACTTTATTGAACTAAATTTAAAAATTTTAAAAAATTGATCTGATTTTGAAAGTTTGTTCCATTAAGCGGAACAATTCGTGTGAATAACAGGGGACAGGAAATCGAAGTGTTATTTTTTTTAATGTATATGTTTATCATTATATAGTCTTTGTCTTTATTTCATCACATTATCTAGCCTAACTATTACGCATCATATTTTAGCCATCACACATGACACATTCACTATAGTATATTCTATCCCTAACATCAATCATTCACACATCACCATATCAATTCTAAGCATACTGACAGCCTCATACAAAGGTTTAATTCACTCAAACAACCTATCTATCTAATCACATATATCACACCACACAAACGAATATAAGCACAAAAATAAATATGAATAAATCACATTAATAAACAACAAATAACACACATCACCACGATAATATGTTATAATAGAAGTATGGAAAGGAGGTGCAAAAGTGCTTGAAAAGGTGACTATAATAATGGCTTTACTAATCAGTCTTACTACAGTCTTAATCAATATGCTTGTGATTATTGAGAAGGTTGTCAGTATCACTAAAAGTATAAGCCAAAAGAAAAAGCGTACACATAAGCGACCTAGGTCAAGGACACGCAAACGTATACGCCGTTAAACATCATTAGACATTGGGAGATACTTCTCCCTTTGTCATCTATATTATAGCACCTTGCAGCACTTTGTAAACATATATGCAGCATAAACAATTATGGTACTCACTAATTACATTCGGTATTACATTCGTTGTATTCTGGCTTATTAAAGACTTATTCAGCAGCAACACACAATCATTTATTATTTGGACATACGCTATTTCTACATTGATCCTTATAATCACTTGGTTGTCTTACTTTGTATTTAAAGGTTTTAAACGGTGAGCGGTAGCTCAGCTCGCCATACATATAATTTTGAATAGGGGAGAATGAATGTCAAAAGTTAAAATTATTGATTCGATTATGGGCAGCGGTAAAACAAGTCTAATGATTGATCACATGAATGAATCATCTTTAGATAAGCATTTTATTTTTATCACTCCATACCTGGATGAAGTATCAAGAATTAAGAAGTCATGTAGCAACAGAAAATTTCATGAACCAAAAGTTCACTCAGAAAAGGGAGAAGTATTATATAAGATTGATTCTTTTCATAAGCTGCTTTCAGAAAACAAGGATATAGTTGCGACTCACGCATTGTTTAGTATGTCTGATCAAACCACCAAAGATTTAATTTACTCAGGCAATTATACTTTGGTACTTGATGAAGCAATGGAAGTGATTAAGAAATTTAATATTTCTAAAGATGATTTAGATATGTTATTTAAAAACAACTGGATCATTAACAACAACGGAAAGATATTGTGGAACTCTGAGAATGAAGAAAAATTGAATAGGGAATACAAAGGGGAGTTTCAGACATTAAAGAAGCTGGCCAAAAGTGATAATCTAATCTATCACAATGAATCTGTTTTGTTCTGGGAATTCCCTAGCGATGTTTTTGCTAAGTTTAACGAGGTGTACGTATTAACATATTTGTTTAATGCTCAGATTCAAAAGTATTATTTTGACTTACACTGTATTGAATATGAATTGTTATCAGTCATAAAAGAAAATAAAAATTATAAATTAATTAAACATAATGAATCCCTAGACCAAAAGGTTAAGGCTGCTTTGAAGAATAAGATAAACATATATGAAGGAGATTTGAACAAGGTAGGTGACGACTATTACGCATTGTCTAAAAATTGGTTTGAAAGTAGATCGGTGTTACATAAGCGTTTAAAAAACAATATCTTAAACTATTACCAAAATATCATTAAGTCTAAATCAAACGAGAATCTATGGACAACCTTTAAATCTCATAAAGGGAAGTTGAGCGGCAAAGGATACACTAAGGGATTTTTAGCGTGTAATATTAAAGCTACTAATGAATACAGTCATAAGAAATCATTAGTTTATTCAATCAACAGATTTGTTAATCCAGCTATTAATGATTTCTTTAAGCAGAATAACATAAATATAGATCAAGACATCTACGCTTTATCAGAGATGATTCAATGGATATGGAGATCAGCAATAAGGAATAACAAATCAATCAATATATACATCCCATCATTTAGAATGAGACGTCTATTAATCGAGTGGTTAGAAAATGACCTATGAAAACAAAAGCAATAAATCATTTTAAAAACTCAACAGCCACAACGGTTTTGAGCAATCTCTCGTAAAAGAAAAGAAGTTAAAATTATATATAATATATAGACTGAAAATAAGACCTTGGGGTGCTGACTTTGGTCACTTCAACAAGTTGAATTGCCCTTTCGTCCTACACCACCCCAAACCCCTCATAGGACGTAATAAAATACTCAATAAAATTAAAAATAACACACAAAAATCATTGATTAAAATACAAATAACATATATAATAAGGATATAGAAAAGAACAAAATTCAGTCAAATAACAAATAAAGAATGGAGAGAATTATAATGGCGATAAATGTAACAATTCATACCTCATTTTTGAATCATAGTGGAGTTTGTGAAGGATATAAATACGATAAACTCAAATTAAAAGAAACTGGAGGAAGACGTTTATATTTCGCTGCTATTAATAACGGTATAAGAATGACCACACTTCGCAAATTAATGAAATTAGAAAATGGACAAGTTTTTGTGAGTTTTGGAAACAAAAAATATGAAATTGGATCATATGAGGAGGTAAAGAACTAATGAGATATTTCGCTACTTACAACTTTGTGAAAATCGGAGAATTTTCAACACTAAAAGAAGCACAACAAGAAATAGGGAAACATCCTGAATTTTTTAAATCAAAATATACAAAAAAAGGCACTCCAAAAAGTAGTTATACTCAATTGAAGCGATTCGCAATTAGTGACAACAATGGTGATTTATATTACATCTATTAAGAAGTTATAGAATTCAATAAAATGAATATTTTAAAGGGAGAGATTGGATATGAAAAAAGTAAAGCCGAACAACTGGGTATGGACTAAATTAACAGAAGAAAAGCATCCTGATAGAAAAGCTGGAACACCTGTACATACAGCTTATATGAGAGAGGGTGACGCTGAGTGGTCTCCTCACAGCTCATGGATTGCTAAAGGATATATCCAGCATGTTGATACGCTAAACTCGTCACAGTGAGTATAAACAGGCATTAGGCTGTGAGCGTCCTGGTCAATAATGGCCAGGGGTTGCAAAAATAAAAAGTGAGACTGGAGAGGGTAAAGATGATGTTAATTAAACAAAAAGGTAACAGATACTACAGATACAGCTGGGCTCAAATGAGAAGTTTTCCAATAAAAAAATCAGAAGCATTGGAACTAATCAAAAATGGTGAAGCTGAACTAGTCGAAGCCTTTATTACTGATCCTACACCCCAACCAATCGAATCAGAATTAACGAAACAAGAAATCGAAGATGTTCAAGAAGAAGTGCAAAAAACAAATGTTGTAAGTCTAAACTCAATCAGAGAAGCAAAAAATGAAAAAGAAAATATCGAAAAAGCAAAAGAACACTTCACCAAAGATATTTTGCCTAACCTCAATTTAAATGACATGAAAAATCTTATTAATCTCTCATCTAAAAAAGATGAAACGGGTTTTCAGGAGGAGATGGTGAGAATTGTTTTAAGAATGAGTATTGAAGAAGGGGTATCCCATTTAAATCAAATTAAATAAGGTTCTGTAAAGGTGCCTTTAAAAAAGGAGAAAATATGTTTAAAGAGAATCTAGATTTTTACCCAACTCCAGCAAGTTTAATCAACAAAATGAATAGAAAGGTAGATTGGAAGTATATTAAATCAGTTTTAGAGCCTTCAGCGGGTTCAGGCAATTTGGTGGAAGCAATTCATAAGCAATTTGATTACACCAAGATATATAGAAGAGAATCAAAGTATGACATCGATGCTATTGAGCATGATGAGAACTTGCGCCACTTGTTAAAAGGTAAAGATTTCAGAGTTATTTCAGATGATTTTCTAACTTTTAATACATACAAGAAATATGATCTTATATTTATGAATCCGCCGTTCAGCAATGGGGAAAAGCATTTATTAAAGGCCATTAATTTAATTGAATCACAACATAGAACGGGTCAGATAGTCTGTTTACTAAACGCTGAAACATTAAATAACCCTTATTCTAATGACAGGAAATATCTCGTTAGAAAGTTGACCGAGCTTGATGCAGATGTCGAATTTATAAAAGATGCCTTTGTTAGTTCTGAAAGAAAGACAAGTGTAGAGACAGCTTTAGTTTATATAAAAATTGATAACGGTGAATATAACAGTGTTCTTTTAAATGAATTGAAAAAGGATGAAAGCCACATACTTAAAAATGATTATAAATCAACTCAATTAATTGATTCTGATTACATAAGGGGAATTGTTGAGCAATTTAACTATGAGCTTAAAGCAGGCTTGAAACTTATAAATGAATACAATAGCATGAAACCGTTAATCTTAAATAGCTTTAAAGAAACTTCTAAACCGATACTAAAATTAGAATTGGATTCTTCTGCAAATAACTATACAGAAGATATGGAAAACGAATTTATTAAAAGTGTAAGGCAAAAGTATTGGAATACACTGTTTAATAATGCTGAATTCATGAGTCTTTTTACAAGCAATCTAAAGCAAAAATATTTGCAGCATGTCGAAGAGTTAAAGGATTATGATTTCTCTTTATTCAACATATACACATTAAGAATACAAATGAGTAAAGAAATGATTCAAGGAGTCGAAGAAACCATTCTAAATTTGTTTGAAGAGTTCAGCCATAAACACTATTATGATAAAACATCAAAAAATGTTCACTTATATAACGGATGGAAAACAAACAAATCTTATAAAATAAACAAAAAAGTTGTAATTCCACTAAATGGTTATGGTACTTGGGATGGTAATTATGATCCAACTTACTATACTGTTATGGATAAACTCAAAGATATCGAAAAAGTGTTTAACTACCTAGACAATGGCCTTACTGAAGATGTTAATATTGATGAAGTTCTAAAAATGTCTAAACACTATGGAGAAACGAAAAAAATTGATTTGAAGTATTTTTATTTAACGTTTTACAAAAAAGGGACATGTCATATTGAATTTAAAAATGATGAGATTTTAAAAAAGTTCAATATTTTCGGAAGTCAGAAAAAAGGGTGGTTGCCACCATCATACGGTAATACAGAGTTTACTGAAATGAACGAAGAGGAAAGAGCGGTTATCAATGAATTCGAAGGTGAGAGAGAATATAACAAGACAATGAAAAACAAAGGTTATTATATGTTAGATACATCAAAAGTTTTAATGCTAGGAAATTAAAGTACAAATAACACACATTTTTTATTGATTAAAGTACAAATAACATATATAATATAGTTATAAGATACAACGGAAACGGTTGATAAAAATTCTAGCGTTTTAAAAAAGGGGATGTAAAAATTATGGAGCAAGTAATTAAAAGAATTTTAGATGCAGATGTTGATGGTTTAAAAGGAACGGTAAAATACTCAATAAATGAAATGTATGATGTAATTGACGAGGAAGGAGTCGGTGAAATCAATTTTAGACTTATTGATGAGTTCACAATGACATTTAAAGAGATTGGTGAAGAAGAAGAGCGGCAAGGGCATAGTATGAAAGAAGAAATATACAAAGCATATGGAATAGTCGAATAAAATTCTAATTTTATGCAGGAAAGAGGAGAAGTGATGTTAAAAATAAGTCTTTATAAAGATGGAAGAATTGAGAAAGAAGAGGTTGATCGATCTGATTATGAAAAATGGATGAAAAATCAACATGTTGGAGGTCTTTACAATTTCAATACATCTAAGGGTGATCGTGAAATAATTCTTCTAGATGGAGACGACAAGAAAAGAGATTTTGAAAGGGTTATGAAATCGAAGTTTAAAAGAATAGATGAGGAAATAAAGAAGCTTAATGATCGTAAAAAGAGAATATTAGATTTAAGTCTAACACTTTAACCAATGTGTTTAAATAATTTTAAATACGAAAAAGGGCACTGTGTGATGATTAACAGTTTTACATATGTAGTCCTTAAATCATCTGATAAAGAAGTATACCTAACGCATATAAGTGATCCGAAAGGAAGAAATGGTCGATGGATTGATATTAATAAATTACCCAATCCTCACGCAAAAATTAATATAAAATGTTGATTTTCTACAGAAAGGAGAATGGAAAATATGACAAAAGAAAATAAAAACTTAGTTATGCTTGAAGCAGAAAGAGAGATTGCTAAAAATAGATTGCAAGAACAGATTATTATTATTAAAAGAACATTGGACAATCTTGAATTTAAGCTAAAGAAAGATGACAAGTATTTATTTTCGGCTGACGGGCTGATGGATAATAGTATTGATATCTATTTAAATCAAGTTGTTGCATACGATCGAGCAATTGAATTATTGAAAATTGAAAGTTAAATAAAATGTTTCTTTTATTTAATCCTTTATAAGAAATGAGCAAATTAATGGAAATATTATCAACATTTGTTTATAGTCTTAGTATAAAAATGAAAAGGAATGAGAAAATGAAAAGATTTATTATGAAGATTGGAAGTGTTTTGGGTAAAGAGCAAAGTTTTCCTATAGAGAATTTCGAAGCTTATTTCAAAGAAAAGTGGAATGATAATCCTAATTTTAAAAGATTTATGATTGGTTTCATAAGAAGGGACAAGAACGCTCCTGGGAATGTTCTTGAAGCAATGGGACACGGTGAACCGATATTTTTTTCTAGAAGAATGGATAATGATAATAGACTTTTTGTTCAAACAGATAGCGAAATCTTCTTAAGTTTTACAAATGAAGAACTTGATTTTGTTGAAATACCGAAACCTTTAAAGAAGTTTGAATCATTTATCTACTCCTCTAATTTAGAATCTGTAAATAAATTAGTATTAGATAGCATATTCACATTTGTTAATTCAAGAATAACAAATTATTTTTCTGTTCCTGAATTGCAAACCTTTAAACACATCAGAGATCAGCTAAATGAATTAAATGAGATGCTGACAGAAGTAAGTGGCCAAATCTCTTTAGAATTATCACCAATTAAAGAACAAATATTAGAGATACTCCCAGCTTTAAAAGAATGGGTTGATGTAGAAGAATCTAAGTATTTTTAAACCTATAAGGCTGAGTCGTCTTATGACGACTTCCTTTTAAATAATCACAAAAATTACATATACGTTAAAGTATTCGAAGTTTAGAAGTTAAGTGTATTGTTAATAGATTAAAATTAAATTAGGTTTCTTTGTACGTAGTACACAAGAGAAGTGTATATTACAAATTAAATAAAACATGAGTTTTAAACAAATAAATAACATATACTAAAAGGGGCGTTAATTATGGATTACAAAAAAATGTTTGAAGTGAAAGAAGAGATTAGAAAAAGTTTAGAGGACGTAGCTGAAAGAGCGGCAAGGAGTGTATTTGCAAAAGTTGATAAACAATCCCTAGAAGGCGCAGTTATAACAGGCCATATCGCAAAACAAGAATTTTTAGATGCATTTGATCTTGAGTATATGTTCTTGTTTAATCAATATGATGAAATTGAAACTGATGTTGTAAGTGGAAAAGAATGAAAACGATCCAAGAGAGGTTACTAAAACGGCGGGATGATTTGATCAGTATTGCTGTATTTAGTCTATTGGCCATTATGCTGCTTTGTGCATTTATTTATTCTGGATAAATTACATATACGTAAGGGGTGGATGATATGCGAGAATTAATTAAGAAAGAACTTTCAAAACCAAACATGCACAATATGTTTAAATGTTGGGCTGATCAGGAACAAATTTTAGATGAACTTGAAGTAGGGTATATAGGTTTTGATGGCAGCGTAGAGGAATACTTAAACAACAAATTAAATTATTGAGACTGTACATAAAAGAAGGTACTGTATTCTAAAAGCGTGTTGCATCCTGTAACGTGCATTATGATTGATTACAGGCCAAATAAAATGATGTTTTTAACATGAGCTAAGAGTGGGATTCCTTCCCTCATTGAAATAGCAGTTAATAAAAGACATCATAATTTAGTACTTAATGTGAAATTCAGATCATATGCAAAGGGAAATAAAATGAAAAAATGGTGAGTATTGATTAACCGTATGATAAAATAATCCTATTGAAAAGGGGTGTAGTGATGAATTTAAATACGATTATTTTTGGCGGGGGATTTGCAGTTTGGCTGGTATTCATCCTATTCGGCCCAATTATGGGCGTGCCAGTAATGTTTGTATACATGTATGCTATCTTCAATAAAATAACTGGTGGAAGACAAGCGCAAAATCAACAGTATGAAGAGTACATTGCAGAATTAGAGGAAGAGAATAGAAGATTAAAAGAGAGACAAAAGTTTTTCGAATGAAATCATTCTTCTAATGAAAGGCGAGATCAAATGAAATTTACATTATTAGATAATGCTGTAGATTCCCTTAACGCAACGCATAGTTCAATTCAGGTAATGATGGAATTGACTGAGGGACACGATCATAGAATTAAAGATGCAATACTATCCATAAATCATGCTGCTGAATTGCTTTTTAAATATTTATTAAAAAGTAAGAACGAATATCTAGTCTTCAAAGACCTTACTTCATATATGAAAGCAAAAGAAGAAATGATTAAACAAAAGAAAAATAGCATTTTTGAAGTCTCCCCCAATATACAAACTGTTGGTTTTTCTGAAGCGATTAGGAGACTTGAACTTCTTTGCGATATAGAAGTGCCCCCAAAATTAAAAGAGGCAATGACATATCTAAACAAAAAGAGAAATGAAATTATGCATTATGAAATTAATTTGAGTATGGAAGAAGCAGTAAAAGTATACATCCAATTAATAAATTGTTATGAGCTATCAATTGAATATTTTTCAAAACATATTCCTAACTTGGCAGATATGGTCGGTGAAGCAAGGTTTGAGTTGCATAATGATGACTTATTTGATGAGCCAGATGTTGAAGCAATGGTTAAAGATGCATATTATGATAGTCTTGATGAGCGGTCAGGAGAGAATGTAAAAGAGTAATGCTTAATCTAATTTGATAAGTTGGATTTGTAATAAAAGAAGTATTTCATTTAGAAGGTGGTTGAAAATGATTATTGAAGCAATTAAAGTAGGAGGCTAATAGGGGGAGGTGAGTTAATGGCTGATATTCGTCCAGGAGGATAAGAGTGGAGGAGGGATTAAACCCTCTTTTTCATTCCACATTTGGCACATTGACGAATAAATTCTCCTTTGGAAATTGTAGACTTGAATTGTGCTGTGTCGCAATTATCGCAGCGGCCACTATGTTTATCAGGATATTCTCGTATGTCGTAAATCTTATCAAGATCAATTTCTTTCAACATGATTTAATTTCTCCTTAGATACAGTATTCAAGTGTTTATTATAGTATATGATCAAACAAAATTAAACTCCTTATAATAAACAACAAATAACAAATATTTAGTTGACAATGAATTGAAATTATAGTAAATTTATTGTAGGGAGTGGGGTCATATGAATCTTAAAACATACATAAAAAATAAATGTGAAGATGATTCTTCTTTGGCTATGAAACTAGCTAAGATAGCGGGCTATTCGGATAGAACTGGCCTTTACAAATTTTTAAATAGCTCTAACAAAGAGATGGATGACTTGAGCAATCTTATAAATTTAGTTAGAGAAGTTGATCAAGAAAGAGAAATTGAAATAATTAGCACCTATATCACAACACTCGACCCTAACAAGTCAGCTGCTAGACAAGCTGTAGAATATTTAGATGCTAATCAACTTGGGGAAGAAACAGATGAACTTGTTGATAAATTATGCAACGCCAGCAACGCATTAAGCAAAGAGTGGGGGAATGTATATCGCATACATAGAATGCTCACAAAAGGTGAAATTGATTTAACTTCTGCTATCAAAGAAACTGGTACTATAAAAATCAAGAGTGAAGAAATGTTTGTGTTTGCAAGGATGATGACATTGTATGAATACCTAAACTCAGGTGAGTTTGGTCTAATGAAGAGTACATCAGCATATATTGATCTTTCTAATTTAAAAAAGGGTTATGTTAAAGACTCTTTTAGTTCAAGGTATTTGCTGCTTATGGCCAACGTGTTTTTAAATGACAACAATTTAAAGCCTCTCAGAGACTACTGTGATCAAATTATAACTGAAGATGTTAAGGTGAATCGATTTCAAGTGTTTGCTCATCTTACCTGCGGTAATTCTTATGTGTTTGATGATTATAAGAAAGCAAAAACATATTATATCAACGGTTTGAAATTCGCAAAAAATAGCTTCCATAAATATAAACTTACATCAGCTTTGGCATTCTTAGAAAACATTTGGGGAGTAAAAGAAAATAAATACCTCGAACAGGAACCGAAAAATGATTCTGATTTTATAGAACTTGCACATCACTTTATGCTTAATGATCAGGCAGATAAAATGATGGATGTGTTTAATAAATTAGACTCAACTACTATGCATGATAATGATTTAGGGTTCCTTTACTATGTTAAAGGTATATTCTATAAAGACAAAGGGTGCTTCTTGAAATCAGTTAAACATTTCAAGAAATCAGATGATAAATATTTTGTTAAACTGCCTTTAATTAAATTAAAGAATATGGGCGTAGAAAATGAAATTTTAGAACTTTTAGCTATTTGAGTTTTAAGCTTGAAAGGGGGTGAGATATATGAAGAAATTAGTTATGGCTTTAGTTTTAGTTGCAGCAGTAGCAGGCGTATTCTCTGGTACACAGCAATCAATTGCTATGGATGCTGAAAAAGTGTCAACATCATCTGCTTCTAGAGGAGCTTAGTAATCGTTTGTAGTCAAGGGATAGAAATATCCCCTTTTTCTTGAAATTTTAAGAATGACAATATATAATCTAATGAATAATTGTTGTACATAATATGACGTATAACCCTTTAGGGGTTTGCGTCATTTTGTATTTTTACGACAATATGCCAATTTTTCCGAAATTGAATAATGATCTTACAAAAGCACATTGAAAATGTGCTATTTGTCGTGAAAAAAGCTTTACATATAAGTTTTTATCCATTAAACTATAAATAAGACATACGGAAATATGTAATTTAGGAGGAGAATTATGTTAGCTGCTAGAAAAGACAATGTTATAAATTTCAATAAAACTGTTTATGCTCGTAAGATAGATAAATTCGGTGGAGAATGGTTTAATCACCAAGAAAACAAAAATAACATAGATAAAGAAATCAAAAAAGAACAAATTAGAAGATCGATGATTTCAGGATATTTGAAATTATTGAATAGTTAGGAGGTAAGGCCAGTGATTGCATCACCAGAAAAAAGCTGTGCGGACATTGAGTATCAATACGAAATAATTAACAGCTTAAAAGAAGAACTTGTATATTTACGCAGCCTAAGTTTATCAATTAATTCACCAGTTGATCTATATAAGGTTAAACAAGCTGTATTTGAGTATTTAAAACAAATAGATGAGTTTTCTTTTAATCAAACCGTATTGACAAACACTTACACTGGAGATCTTCTCGCAGCCTACCGTAAGAGAATGGAATTCATAAAAGAACTTCGCAAATCCGTTGAGTATGAATTTGAATATTTTATCACTACATAAAATTAACACCAATGGCCAGGGCATCTAAGATACATAAGCATTTGAAGGAGATGTGCCAGTGCCTAATAACTTACTAAATATTATAGAACAATCGAACAAAACTATAGATAGTGTAGCTGCTGAATCAGGTATTTCAGTGAAAAGACTAGAACAAATTATATCTAATCCTGAAGAGGCTAGGTTAATTGAAATGGCAAAAATAGCGATTGTTCTTAATTCAACAATTGAAGAATTAATGTGAAGGAGGGAGAAAAATGAAGACTAAACCAGTTCCACTTAAGGAATACACTGTATATAACGATATCATGACTTATCTAAAAAAGATTGATGATGAGGGATCAGTTGGAAATATTGATGTTTTTTCTAAAACAAAGCGGAGACATAAATTGTTTGAGACAAATACAGCAGTTAATTATTATGGTGATATTAAACAATTCTTTGGCTTTCTTAAACCCAATATTGGAATAGAGTTTCTAACTCCCGAAGATATTGAAATCACCTCAATTGACTTAATAAACTTTAGGAAACATCTGAAAGAAGAAGGTTTAGCCAATTCAACAATCAACCGTAAAGTGATATCAGTTAAAGGCTTATACAAGTTTCTTAAGACGGTGAGTACTTATTCTTCTTTAATTGATTTAAGTCAATTTGGATCAACAAAGAAACTAAAAGAAATATCTAAGAGTTACGGTAAAACAACTCAAACTGAAGCAGAAAGAATTGCGGATAACATGTTGCTAGAGCGTGAGAATGGATTGAAAAAAAAGCTGCTCACCAAATTTTTAATTCGTACTTCTTTTAGAATTGAGTATGCACTTACTGTTAGATGGATGGACATTAAAAAGGTTGACGGCGAATTTTATAAAGTAGAATCCTTGAATAAAGGGGCTTATGTAGTTTCTACAGGCCTTCATGAAAATTTTTTAAATGAGCTGAGACAATTAAAAAAACAAAACAGTAAGGATAATGATTTAGTGTTTAGCGGTTTAACATCAAGATCCTTTCGAGAATCCTTCAATAGAGCTCTGGATAGATTAGGTATATCAGCCTCAAGAAACCTTAAACCTCACTCTTTAAAAGGCGTAGGGATTGATATAGCGTATGAAGAGTCTGGCAATGATATAAGGGTTGCTATGGCTCAGGGAAATCACAAAGATCCTAAGACCCCAATGAGATATTTAACTAAAAATGACAATATAGAAAATTCCGCAGGTATATTGATGGATAGAGAAGTAGATTTTTCATTGATTGAAAGTGCAACAAAAGAGGATTTTGTCAATTTTTTTCGTAAAGCAGATAGGGGAACTGTGCAAAAATTCCTAGAATTTGTGAGGTAAGTTTACATTTAGATTAATTTTTTGACTAAAAATTGATTTAATATAATATGTTTGTTATTTTTGTTTTAGAAGAGGTGTGTATTTGTATGAATAACTTAGTGATTTTTGATGATGAAAAAGATGCGCTTCTAAACGAAACTATAGAAGTGTTATTGCAAAAAAATAAACATGATAAAAATTTTAGGGAAAGACTTCAAAACATTCTTTCTCATAAAGGTGTTTCACCTGGGGAAACAATGAATCTAATAATAAGATTTGGGAGACAGGAAGCACTTCGAAAAGAAGAAAAATACCTTCTAGCTTCAGGTATGTATGAAGTGACTAAAGATGAAAAGATTAATCCAGCAAATTATTTCCCCGAAAGAATAATTCAAGAAATTGAAACAACTTGGGAAGGTTTCTCACAGAATAATGACAATGAGTTGATTTTTCCTATAACATTTAAGGATGTTACTAAAGTAGATGACAACAACTACACATTCTTACTTAAAAGAAGCGAAATAGCAAAAATGTATGAAAACCATTTGCTTCAATACAACCCAAGAACTCAAAGAACTAGCGAGACTAAAAATTTTGAGTTCTTGGGTGGAGAAATACCTATTCCTGAGCTTAATCAAGAAGCGGTAGAACAGATTTCTCAAAAAGCAATTGATGGTACATTAATAAGCTCAACATTAATATTTAATGCAAGATTTGGTTCATCATCTGAGGGTATTGAGATATCTTATGATACAAATGAGAGAAGCTTAACGGTGATGAAAGATACACTTGTTGATGTAATTGATGGTTATCACCGTATTGTTGGTATTTCTAAAGCGGTAAGGTCTGGCAGCTTTGATGATAAATTCATGAAAGTGGACTTTTACAACGTAACTCAAAAAGTTGCAAGGCAGTTATTTGGTCAGCATAACACTATGACACCAGTTAGACTATCGAAACTAAAAGAAATGAACGAAGAAAATCCAGTGAACAAAGTTGTTACTCATATTCGAGACAACAGTGTAATTGGTCAAAGAATAAGTTTAGATCATGATGTGATTGCAACTCAATCAGATTATCTATATTCCTTAAATGATGTAGCAAGTGCAATGGAGGCAACAAAATTCCCTAGGTTGCTGAAAGATCAAATAGCTGTAAGGAAAATTGGTGTCTTTTTGGTTGAATTCTTTGATGAATTAACTGAGCTGTACTATGAAGAATTTCTAGGAGACAAATTTGAGCAAGCCAAAAAAACTATCGTAATAAATAAAAATATTTTGGTTGGGTTCATGGAAATTGCATATTTTATGTACACATCAGGTATTAGCGCAAAAATGGCGCAACAAATAATTAAAAAAATGAAACTTAGCTTTGTTAGAAATAATCCAGAGTTAAAAGAACACAAAATCTTAAATAAAAAGAATGAAGTAACTCATAGTAAAAACCATGTTATTAAATATTTCCAATACAAATTGAATGAAGTAGAAGGTGTATAGCTTTGTGGTATAACGAGGAGTTTAAGAAAACTTATTTAGATACATTGAGTAGTGACAGTCTACAAAAGCAAGCCTCTCTTTTATTTAATCATTCAAAAAAAGAAGAAGAAATAAGGGATAAAGATTTATTTGATTTTACAACAGATGAAATTTTGAATGTGCTGAGAGCAATGTACTCAACTTCTCTTGCATCTTTGGAAACATTCTTATACACCATGATAACCTATATAGATTGGTCAATTGCAAATGGTGTTACTAAGGGTAGTAATAATTTAGCTAGGTTGATAAAAACCAATGATCTATTGTTATGTATAGATTCATCTTTAAAATTATATATAACTAAAAATGAATTAGAAAAAATGTGTGCAGAGTTAATAAATGCTCAAGATAGGGCATTATTTAGATTGCTTTTTGAGGGCATATTAGGTTACGAGGCAAGTGAAATGACTAGTCTTAAAAGAAGTGACATAGAAAAAGCATTAAATAATAACAATATGCTTACTGTGCATGATTCGAAATTTGGAGAAAGAACAATACAAGTAGACAAAGCAACTTTGCAAGACTGTCTTGAAGCAAACCTTGAAACAGAATATAGACCATTGAATGGGAAACCAGGGCTAAGAAAGCCATCATTAAGTTTAGTTGATAATGAATATGTAATAAAAACAAAACAGACTAATGCAATTGGGCAAGGACAAGCTTCGAGAACTGTAGTTAGTTCTACTTTTAGAAACCTTAAAGAAATTTTTGGTTTTTCATTTTTAAGACCTATAGGTATAGTTAAGTCAGGCCTTCTATATGAGGGTTATAAGGTAATATTAAAAGGGGGAGAGTTGGACAGAAAAGCTCTTAATGAAATATATGAAGATAGAAAAGTTCAGGCAAATGATTTAAATCAAAAAATTATCTCAGACCGACGAGAATTCATGAATGAGGAAACCATAAGAAAATATTACGCAGATGAACTTAAAGAAGAAGGCAAATCTATATGATTTGTCTTCTTTTTATGAAAAATTCTAAATAATTTCCCTATTCGACAAAAAAAGACAAAATATTGTGTATACAACCTGTTATGCTTATAGTAGTATAGTCTTATCAGTGAATTCGCTGATAATGGAGGTGCACTGAGACCATTGTCTCAGTTAATCAATGTCTTATCCTAAACTCGAACAAATCGTCAATCCTGCAGCCTAATGCCATAGCGATCTTAGCTGCTGTTTTAATACGGATGTCTACAGGTTGATTGATTATTTGGAAGATGGTTTGCGGTGTCAGGCCAGTGGCTCTTGCCAAATCAGCCTGTGTCCAGTTTTTTTCCTTTAGCAGTTTAGGAATATGACATTGCCCGATCTCTACATTTAACATCGGACAACCTCCAATTTTGTTGTTAAAATGTACAAGCTCTATTACATATCATACCAATCAATGTGAAATAAAAAAAGAAAAAAATATTGTAGCTAATATTAGAGCTAAGATGTATAATTAAAACAAGAAACAGAACACATGTTCCTTTTATGTTGCAGGAGACTAATCAGATAGGGAGAAATGAGTATGGCTAAGTTTAGAACCTGCTTCGTTATAAGCGCTGATACATTCTTAGAAATTGAAGATGTTGAAAATACTGAGGCTGCGTATAAAAAAGCGGAATTGGTAATCTCACCGTTCGAGTTAACACAAGATATCATATTAAAAATTGGTGACAGGGAAATAAAATTAGAAACTGGATGTTTGGATATCACATTATTAGATGATGTTGAAGAAATAGATTAAACCTAAAATAACATAAATCCTACATCTAAGATTGCGAGCAACTTGCTTTTGGATTGGAAAGAAGATAGCTAAATATGGCAAATGTCATTATCAAAAGAAAAGACTACCAGGATATTAATCTAACAATCAATGTGGACAAACTAAGTGAAATGGAGTTTACCTTCGAGCTGATATTTTCAGGGAAAAACAATAATATTGCAATAACAATGAATCCCTCAGACTTAATACAGCTGAGGGATAAAATTAATGAAATAATTTATAAGCTGTCATAAGAGCAAATAATGCTCTTATTTTTATGTTGAAACAAAAATAACAATTATCTATTGACAGTGAAAGGAAGAGTATCGTACTATTAAAATACAAATAACATATATAATTACGAAAGGAGTTCTGATTGGAAATATTAGAATCAAAGTTAGAAAAGATTGAGTGTTCGATTTCTAATTTCAAAAGAAACTTGGAAAAAGGTAAGACTGAAGCTATTGGAGATATTCACTCAATAATTGAGTACGGATATGAATTGCTCTACATATATGAAGCAGCAACTAAAGAAGATAAAATGTAAGTTTTATTTAGACTCTAGGAGGTGAATGCTATATCGTAAATGATCATTTATTCGAAATTAAAGATACAAATTACACACATTTAAAAGAAATGATATCTGAAATGTTTCACATTAAAAAGGGTGAAGCTAAAAGTAGGGATACATTGATTAAGTCAATTAGATTTATTGATGATGGTGTCTCATATTCCATTGGAGATAGTGTGGAGGACTTCTTGGGCGCTAAGGTATATTTTATCTATGACTATCGTGAAGAGCCAGAGAAAGCATTCTGGATTCATTTAGATAACGGTGATCATTTCTTTGTAAATAAGGGGAAAGTAATTGTTGAACATTATGAAGGAGGAGAGTATATCGACTAAGAAATTTGAGTTATCAGAGATGCAACAAGAAGCTGTAAGGATTATTGAAGACAGGTTTAAGAATTCAAAAAAGAAATCATTTTTCCTGGCAGGGTATGCTGGAACAGGAAAAACAACATTGGTTGAGTACATAATTAAAACAATGCGATTGAAAGATAGTGAAGTGGCATTTGCTTGTTATACAGGTAAAGCGTCCTTGGTAGTAACAAGAAAAGCAAATGGAAAGTATGCAGCGAGTACAATACATAAACTTATTTATAACGTGAGAACAGATAGAAATGGTGACTTACATTCTGAGAAAAAATCTAAAGATGAGTTATCTCATTTAAAACTGATAGTGATTGATGAAGCTTCAATGGTGGATGGAAAGATAATGAAAGACCTAAAATCGTTTGGCATCAAAATTTTGTTTATTGGTGATACAGGACAATTGCCACCAGTTTCTCAAAACGGAATTGATGATTTTATGATCATGTTCAACAATCCAGACTTCACTCTTACAGAGATTCATAGACAAGCAGCTGAAAATCCGATTATTAAATTGTCTATGCTGGCTAGAACAAAACAAGCTATTGCACCTGGAACATATGGAGAGAACAAAGAAGTTGTTGTCATTGATAAAGTAACATGGGAAGCACATAAAAACAGACTATATAAAACTGCTGATCAAATCATTTGTGGATATAACAAAACAAGGTCATATATCAATGATGAAATTAGAGAGCTGCTAGGCTTTGTATCTAAATACCCTATGGTGGGGGATAAAATGATTTGCTTGAAAAATGATTGGGAAAAAGCTGTGAGTGACTACGCATTAGTGAATGGAATGACTGGTTATGTTGATAAGGTGTATGAAGAAAATGAGACTCAAAAAGAACTAAAGCATGAATCAACGACTATTGATTTTAGGCCAGATTTCACTGAGGAATGTTTTAAAGAGCTTTATATTCCAAATGAATCATTAACCAATCCTACATTTAAAATGCTTCCCTGGGAAGAGTCAGATTACAATCGTTTTGACTTTGGGTACGCAATCACTTGTCATAAATCCCAAGGATCTCAATGGGACAATGTTGTAGTAATAAATGAAGTATTAAATCATGAAACACACCATAGATGGCTTTATACAGCTATCACTAGAGCAGCTGAAAAACTTATACTTGTTGTTTAATTAAGGAGGAGAGAGCTATGGATAAAGTAATAGTATACACTGATGGCGGTTGTAGAGGAAATCAAAATGAAACAAATGTTGGTGGCTGGGGAGCAGTCTTATCATATAAAGGGAAAGAGATTGAATTGAAAGGCGGCAAGCTAAACACAACTAACAATGTGATGGAACTGACAGGAGTAATTGAAGCTTTAAAGTACATAAAAACAAATAACATACATATTGAAGTTTATGCTGACTCTGCATACGTGGTTAACGGCATGAATAGTTGGGTGAAGAATTGGATTAAAAACAATTGGCGTAAATCAAACAAGAAACCAGTCGAAAACAAGGAACTTTGGATGGAATTAAACGAACTTGTTAATAATCAAGCGTCAGTCACATTCTTAAAAGTAAAAGGACATAGTGGAGATGCAGGGAATGAAAAGGCAGATGAGTTGGCCAACAAAGCAATGGATGAGCTTGAATAGTAAATAAAAGATGCATTTTAAAGGGAGTGATTATTTGCATAAAAAAGAGTTAATACAGGCACTTGAATATAACACCAAGAATGCAGGGCAACAGCTTCTGAAGATTTCTAATGATTGGAATGTACATATTAACAATTTGGAAAAGAAAGAGATGATAGATACTGTTCGAAGCATTGCCATACATTTACTTGAGCAATGGCAAAAGTTTGAATATCTTGATGAAGTCAATACAAAGGAGATAAACGCATGATTATTGGAGACAAGGCGAAGCATGGATTAAGTCAGTATCGTTTAAACCAAGCAAAAAATTATATGAAATCTTTTTCAGATAAAATAGCAAAAATTGAATTTATGTATCAGTTGTCAGTGGAAGAAGGTATTGATTCCGAAATCGCAGAAAATTACATAAGCAACAGCATAAAAGAAATAGAGATAGAATGGGAAGAATTCAGACGATATATCAAACAGAGAGATGATATGAGGGAATTAGATTAAAATAAAAATTACATATTGACAACAGAATGAATAACAGCTTATATTCAGCCTATAAAATTATAGGAGGTCAATACAATGACAAATAAGAATGAATATAATGCAGTATATCTGAAAAATGATTTTGGAAAAGGGCAACATTCAGAATTGATTAGATACGAGGTGCTTTTAGATGAAAAGCGTGTCATTAAAATTGATTTGAATGAATTCCCTGCTGATGTTGAGAAATTCTATGCTTTTATATGTTTGTATTATCTAAAACATTACAGCAAGAATGGAAAAATAAGCGCAGCGTACTTAAAGAATGTTAGTAAAGAATATGTTAAAGGTGAAAATCATCTAAGAATGGAATCGCCACCTCTTCTCAAATTAAGAATTGAAAGTATAGTCGAAAAGTACAAAAACGTAGAAGATGATGTTCTAAGAATCAATCAATTTAATGAAGACTCTTTAACATGCACAATAGATTATTATGCAGTGCGGTGCTAGGGGGATTCCCTAGCAAACTCTTTTATTAAAGAAGGGAAGTATTAAATTATGCCGACAGGATATACAAGTGAAATTTACAATGGAGAATCTGTGTCTCCAAAAGATTATTTAATTACATGTGCAAGAGCGTTTGGAGCAACAGTATCGATGAGAGAAGAACCATTATCCGCTGAAATACCTGAATTTAAGCCTAGTAATTTTTATGAAAGAGCACTTAACTCCGAATTAAAACGATTGGATAGATATCTGAATATGTCACTGGAGGAAGCATCTATAGAAGTGGAGAATCAATACCAAAATAAGTTGGTTCAACATAATAAGGAGATCGAAGAGCGGAAGCATCGGCTAAAACGATACAATGACACATTAAATGGAGTAGAAAAGTGGAATCCTCCTACTTCAGAACATTTCAATCTTAAAGAATTCGCAATAGACCAATTAAAACAAAGTATAAAAGCTGATTGCGAAGGATTTTCAAGAACAGTAGTTAAGGAGGATCCAAAAGAGTATTTAGAAATGCGAATTAATATGTCGAATGAAAATATCGATCGGTACAAAAAAATGCATCAAGAAGAAATTGATAAAGTGAACAAGAGGAATGAGTGGGTAAATAAATTGAAGGAAAGCTTAAATGATTTGTGATAAAAAGACTGTTTTAAAAGAAAGGGGTTGGTCAATTGGCTATTGATTTTAAAAAGTTTTCTGATCCAGAGTGGATAAAGAAGCAAAGGGAAAAAAGAGAAGAAGAACTACGCATCTTTGAAGAAAGTGAAAAAATAAGACATAAAACAGTGTGCTTCACAGGTCATCGTCCACAAAAATTGGGTGGGTATGACATGAAAAACCCAACAATGTTGAAGCTAAAAGAAAAGCTTCTCGAAGTGATTGAAATATTGATTGTAGAGAATGAAAGCGAACGATTTATAACTGGTGGAGCTTTAGGTGCTGACACTGCTGCATTCTGGTGTGTACATATTTTGAAAGAAAAGTACCCTCATATCAAAAATATTGTTGCGGTGCCTTTTGAAAATCAGGATAAGAAATGGTCAACAGAGCAACAGGCCTGGTATAGAAAGATGCTTGATAAAGCAGATGAAGTAATCAAGGTTGATGAAACTGAAAATTACAAAGATGGTTCAGTTCCTATTGGAGAATATTCAGTCGCAAAACTAAGTAGAAGAAATGAGTACATGGTGGATCACAGTAAGAGTATTGTAGCGATTTATGATGGGAGCAGGAGCGGTACATCAAACTGCTTATACTATGCTCAGAATAGATATTTAGGCCATGAAATTTGGAGACTGTATCCGCAATATGATTTTCAATTAGACATTTACTATACACCGAGTTGAGGAGGAGAAAATTATTAAAGAATATATTCTAGGATTAACTGAGAATTTGAGTGAACAAGTTTTATCCGAACTCAGAGAAATTGATGTAGAAGTTTTTGGAGCAAGCCGAGCACTGCCCCACATTGCTTATGTAAGATCAAACAAGACGAAAGAAGAGCTATTAGAATTTTGGTTGATTGATAGGGTTACTGTAAATCAACATATGATTTAAAAAAAGCACAGGTTTTTAATAAAAGGATTATTTCGAAGGAATTGGGAGGGGAAGCATGAAAACAGTTGTAACAAACTTAATGGCCAGAGATATTATTTTAGACATTATCGATGAAAAAACATCAATTAGAACTCCAGAGGAGTTGGCAGATTATCTTTTAAAACATAAAGATAATGAAACTATTTTTATTAAAGGATGGGAAAGTACGGCTGATTTAGAACCGTTTGATGATTCTGAGTGGGAAGACTAAAAAACAAAAAGGAGATTAATAATATGAACAAAAACTATATTAAATCAGTATTTTCTAAAGCAGAAACGCTTTTTTCAAATCATGTTTACACATATTCCATTTATCATCAGTATGATATTAATCCGAAGGAAGACATAGTTGCTGTAGAATCAAGTATTCCACCAAACAAATTTGAGTTATTATTGGCTCACTTGCTGTTCAAAGCTGTAGAATTGACAGGAATAGAAGAAACAGAGCTGCATCAAAAAGAAATTAGAGAAATTATATCTGAGAAATTCGAAGACAAGCAATTGCAAAATAAACCTAAAAGTTTTATTTTAAATTATCCTCTCGATCTTTATGAAGTGTGGGAGAAATGGTGTTCAAACTCAACATACCTAGATGTCTTAAATATTAGAGAGTTCCAAGTTGAAGGACTGAATGAAATCATTCTGGATACACTCCTTAAAAGAAAAGACTCAGAAACAAATTACATTCTTAGGAATTTTAAAGCGTTGAGTTACCTAGAAAAAGCTGCTGAACAATTTCGTTTTACAGATGAAGAAGCCTACAAATTTGATGTAATTGATGTAGTATGCAAGATCGAAGATATCAAGAAGATCATTAAAGGAAATGAGCGTGCTAACAGTTAGAATGATAAATTACATATATCACGTATGCAAAACAGCGAAGTTTAATCTTATCTGGTATAAGATGCATCTCAAAGCAGACATAAACATCTTTGAGAACTGCACCTGGAACTCATATATCGCCCATAGGCAAATTAAGAAGGATGGTGAAAGGCATGGACTCAGTAATCTTTAAGAAAGACATAGCTTTTGCAGACGATTCGAACAACCCAGTGTTTAAAAAGAACAATGCATACGAAATCCTAAACGAAGATAAAGAATTCATTTATGTTGGTTATAAACCAAATTCAAATGAATGCTCACAGATACCAAAGACTGATGAAGGGATATTATTTGAATATAAATAACATACATCTTGAGGGAGATAATACATATGAGCAATATGAAGAAATTGATTAAAGAAAACGTTAAGTTGAAAATGAAGCTAGCAGCTAATGAAGAGGCCATTCTTAAAGAGAAAGAGGAAATGAGAAATAACAAATTGATTAAAATCATGATGAATGATAGACACTCTGGTTATCAATTTAGATGAAATCGTGATTTTAAGCAGAAAGAGGAGCGAAAATGGATTCTAATATCATATCTCGGCTAAAAGACACACAAGAAAAAATACAGAGATTGCAAGAGCAAATTAATGAGTTAAAAACTGAACTAATTGGAGCAGTAATTACATATAAAAATCGTGATGCCGTTATTATTCATGTCGACTGGGCAAATGATTCAATACTATTGAATGTAGATGAAACTTATGAAGAAGATGAAGAATGGGTTTCATTTAAATAAAGCTAGTGGTAGAGAGGGGTGTATCATAAATATGGCGTTTAGAAGCAAAAAAATAAAGAATGAACAAGGGGATTTTATTGATAAGCCGAAACAGTGTTCTTTTTGTGGGGAAACTCAAGCTTTTCATTCTGTACACGGCGGACATGTAGGGTTTAAATACGGTGGCGGGAAAAAAGCGTGTCAAGCTTGCATTAAAATAATGCGAAAAGAAGAAGATAAGCTGCAAGAGAAAGAATGGGGATACAGATCATCAGGAGAGAGACAAGCGATGCGGAGTTTTGGCATTAGGTAAAAGAAGATATCAATTTAAGGAGGATGAGAAGATTGGAATGTGAAAAAATTATAGTTGATGCTAATTTGAAGCGTTTCAGCTTAAATTTCAAAAATCATTGGAAACAAGCAGTTGGTCACGAAGTGATGGTCGGAGGATATAGTTTTTGTGTGACACCAATAGATGATACCTTGAAGGTTTCAGAGGTAACAACAGGAGCATTAGTTATGGACTTACCGATACCTAAAATGGGCATGACTAAAAATGAGTCTATGAAAATATTAGAGCAAATAGGGGAACAGTTACTTGAAAAATTAATGAAATCGAAAAATTTATCAATAGCATTTAAACAAATGCGACAAAAATCATATGCCTTATTAGGATCAACTCCGCCGCCAGAGCCATTTAATTTTGAGGGTGATGGAGTTGTGCAATATTTCAAATAAAAGATAGTTTTTAAGGAGTTATGTAACGGAGAGATTAAACTCCCCATGATTCGAAGGATGGTATACGGAGCTTTCCGTTCTTGGTTTTAAATTTGTGCTTTACCTTACATGAAATAGGATCAATAATTACATATTCGTCAGATTCGGACTTTACTTGTTTCATAGAGTGGAATTTACTTCGTTCTTCACGTGGCATGAATTCCATAAATCCAGCTGATGATCCATCTGGATAGGAAAGAAGAAATTTCATATCTTCTTTTGTATAGCCCGTAATGAGAACTTCAGTGTATTCATAATTAATGACTTTAAGCCAATTACGAGACCGTTTATTTATTTCATAAGGAGAGTCAGCTCTTTTGAGTACAATTCCCTCTAAGTTCTTTTCTTTAGTCAGATTAAAACATTCGGATGCATTACCTTTAATGCCTTCGATTACATAAACGTTTGGGTGAATCAGATTAAGTGAATACAGAAGGTTCTTACGCTCACTGAGCGGTTTAGCTGCTATAGAATCGCCATCTTTAAAAATAACATCAAAGACACAGTAAACAATACTATGATCTGATTTTTTGGACATAAAGCGTTCCATCATAGCCTCAAAATCAGCAGCGCCATCTCGAGCAGCAACAATAACTTCACCATCGAGAACTGTACCATTTGGGATATCTAAATCCAAGAGCTCTGGGAATTTGCTTGTTACTTCGTTGTTATGTCGGGTGAATAGCTTTATCTGATCATTAAATTTAGAAAGAATGAGTCTTATTCCATCAAATTTAAGCTCTGTAATATAACTATCATCATTGAATGGTTCTTTGATCGAATGCAATAACATTGGCGATACGAACAAAATATCACCTCCTACATATATCATATTAACTAAGAGAAGGAGTTATATAAAGCGAAAGGGCAGTGGTACTTACTGGGATTTGTATGTGCATTAGCGATTGTGAATAATACGAAAAATTAAAAAGGAAGTGATGCAATGTCTGTAGTCGGAACTGAACAGGTGCATGTGTATGTTGAGGGAACGTGGATTAAACAGTCATTTGAAAATTTGAAGAGTGGGCAAATCTTTAAAATGCTGCATGAAGAAGGTATCGGTGTTTATACTGCGGTTAGCAACGCCTGGTACGATGAGCTATACGAACAGTGGATGGTACATATCAAAGAAGATCATGGTGGATTAATTAAAAAATAACATATATCAATTAGAGTAAAACAGAGATTTCATATAAATCGAGGAGGATTGAAATGGACTATTTTTATGAGGAAGAATTTTATAATGAGCCAAATGAGTTTGAAAAACAAATCAATGAATTTAAGGAAAGTTTATTGAAATCAGTAAAACAAGAATATTTGAGTGAAATGGAGCAACTGAAAAAGGAAAACAAAGAACTCCAAGTAGTAAGAGAGAATTTAGATACTATTGAAAAAGAATATAAAGAAAAATCAAGAAGGTTAGACAGGGAACGCCACAACATGGAAATGGAGTTGAAAAACAAAAGACTCTCAGAACTAATGAATGGTTCTGAAGTTATTATGTACAAAGCTCACCCGTCAGGAGTAGCGCAAGATAAGTGTTCTCAGTGTAATGAAAATAGGCAGATAGAATATATTACGCCTCTTGGCAATAAAGCATTTGAAAATTGCTCTTGTTCTATTAAAAAAAGAGTTTATATCCCAGAAGAATACATACGCTATTCTTTTTCACTTGTGAACTCAGGTGGCCATCGATATGTAAATGCCTTTTACAGAAAGAACAGGAGTGATCATGATGAGTATTTCTCTTATGACGATAACATTCGAGCTGAAAATATTTATAGCTTAGAGATGAAGTTTGATCAATTGAATAGTTATAATACGTTTTTCAAAACTGTTGATGAGTGTCAAAGCTATTGTGATTTTTTAAATAAAACTCAATAAAAGTAATTTTTTAAACAAATTTAATAGAGCAGGATTAAATGACCCTGCTCATCTGAAGAAAATAGAATAAATTAATGCCATAGGAAGTCCAATATAAAAGAAAATCTTGATAAGCAGAGTTTTAGAGTAGCCTGCAATAGAATCTATGAGATCCTCAATATAATATTTCAAAACATCACCACCATCCTTAGTAATTTTATCAGATTATGTTAGGTTATTTTATTAAAAGAAAATTACGGAATGGTTACAAATAAATAGAAGACAAGTGGCTTAGGAGGAATGGAATGAAAGAAGCTATTCAATTTTTAAAAGAACTTCAGCAAGAATTGAACACACAGGATGTTGATTGTCAGGCTGCACCACGTTTTTGGGTTGTAGGTGACTATGAGTGGGTTGAAGCAAATGAAGGAAACGCTGAGCGATATTCTGTTTACTTACCTAATGCAGCAGAATCTTATCCTGTTGAAGATTACATCGAAAGTGCAAAAGAGGACGGTGAATTCAGTTCTGAACAATTAAAGGAACTGGATGAATGCAATAATGACTACGATGAAATTTTAGAATGGATACAAAAATATGAGGATGAAGGAGCAGAACTCTTTCCAGAGAAAAAATGCACATAAAAAAAGACAGCACATTCTTTATCACAAAAGAAGAAGCCAAAAAACATATTAAGGCGAACAGTCATCATTACACTAGTGAAGCGCACACTTACGCAATGACAGCATGGAGAGCTACGAAAGTCGCTAAATTGTGGAAGATACTACAAGAATTTGATTGGGAGAGTGTGGAGATTAAAAAGGAGGAAGCGCAGTGAGTCTCAGTGATAAACAGCGAAAATGTCTCGATGAATTGAGTAAAAGGAAATGGGATGTTCCAAAATCCATAAAGGATTCTGTAAAAGAGATGGTAAAAGCCTTTCATGATTCTGAAGATAAAATGCATACTTTTCAAAAACGATATGACTATCATATCTCACAAAAATATGAAGCAATGGCAGGGAATTATGATGGATGGAGTAGCAGTGCAGATGCTGTAAAACATCATGCATTATGTGCAAGCCTTGTTTACCAGGATGCATTAACGGCAGGGATTAGATTGAAAGTGGAAGGGGAATGAAGATGAAAAAGAAATTGTTAGCATTATTTGTTGGGATTATTGTGATTATGGCTGGATGTAGTGAGGCTGATACAGTATCACAAAATATTTCTAAATCGTCTGACTCATTTGAGGTACAGAGAAGGATCGTTTTCTTTAATGGGATCACAGACAAATACTTACTCACTGTAGAAGGGCTTTGTGCTCTTGGAAACGATGACAGTGATCTAAGAATGACAGTAACATGCAAGATTGGTAAGGATGAATACAAAAAGCATTATCTTGGTTTAAGTGACAACGTTAGTTTCTTTGCAGAACAACTTGAGGCTAACAAAGAAGACCCCTTTCATTACAAAATTCTGTTCAGGCCAGAAAACATTATTCCAGATATTGAGCTACAGACGAGTAAATGACAAATACAATACATAGATTCAGATAAAAACAACCTTTTAACGAAAGTGAGGAATCTAATGTTAAGCGAATTAAAGCAGGCCACATTAAATAAACAAGCTGATTTAGATTACTTGTGTAATGCATATTCAACCATTCTCAAGGAAAAAGACAATGTTTTAAGCAACCTAAATACATACTTAGCAAGTCTAACCATTGTCCAAAAGAATTTATTTAATGCTTTAGACAAGGAAGCAAAGAGTAAGTTTTCAATAGATATTAGACAGCGAGTTTTGCAGCTTCTTAATGAGTATGTGGGAAACATATACGATGGATGCAGTGTCAAAATATCTACTGCAAATTTAAACCCCTTTGCAATTATCAGTGATAAAGGCAGTGTTCTTAGAGTAAATTGGGAATCAAAAATATACGGACGAACTGTTGACTGGTCTTCAGAAAAGCACTACAAGAGAATGGAACAAGACCTTGAAAATAGAATTCGAGAGTTTGAAGTTGATATTAAACGATACACAGAAGTTTTAAAAAGTCCCTTAATTGGACTTTTAAAAGATAACAACCGATTCATTAAGAACCCCTTTAAGTACATAGCAATTCAATGTTCCACGTTACTGGTTCATCCATTTAAAAAGAATGAATACATAGGCATGCTACAAAAATTAATTAAAAACCATGAAGATGGAATTAAATCTTATCACAAAGAAATCAAAAGGAATCATGAGACATGGGAAAAACAGAGAGAGTTAAAGCCTGAAATAGACAAGATATTTAAAGTTTGGGAAGAACATTTAAAAGGGCTCGGCTATAAAAAGGTAAAGTCTAACTCACCTGAGCTTTATTAGGAGGAAACGTGTTGAACGCTGAAGCATTGATTAACAAATTACAAGTAGATAACAGAATGTTGAGAATCGAAAATGAGAAATTGAAACAACTTCTAAGCAATATTGAACATCGTGGAATGGAAAAAGATATCAAACTAAAAAGAAAGCAAATATATTGAGGAGGAATTGTATTGACTAAAATTAAGTTTAAGACTGAGAAACGTAAGGGTGGTGAATGCGAATGAGTAGTGTTCTTAGAGATACAATTGAAGGTCATAAAGAAACGTCCAAAGCAATTCAGTCGTTTATGTGGGAAGGGAAGCCGTTTAAAAGTAGCAAAAAGGAACGTACAACGGAAGAATTAGAGGAGTTTTTGGAGATGATTCGAAGAAATTCTTCGAGATTTTACGATGACGGAGCAACTGAACTAGGTTGGAAATAGGAAAGGGGCGCTCAAAAAAAGAATAGCGTTTAGCTACTCTTAAAGGTTCATATCCATAGTTTTCATAAATTGATTCTAGATTAGAAAGAGAGGCCTCGATAGAGTTAATTGTAGATGAAGTATTTACATCCTCAACGCCCATTGACTCAGCAGCATTAAAAATTGATAGGTTTCCTAGTAGTTGCTTAATTAATTGATAGTGGCTAATAAGTAGTGCTTCTTCACTCGATTCATCTTCAGGGTCATAATTAGCATCGATCCAGTCATTAAATTCTGACTGGCTTTCAAAATTTGATTTAATTGCTTTGTCAACCTCTTCACCGTCATTTATTGATTCAAGCACAGATTTGATTGATTTAAAGTAATCAAATGATTCTTTAATATAATCTGGAGAGTCACTTTCAACACCTTCAGATGAGCACGCAACAAGAGAAAATAACAAGGTAATAAATATCATTAATGACTTCTTTTTCATAAAATCCCTCCTAGAAGTCAAAAGTATAGCATGTTATGGGTTTATAAATCTATATAACTTTCATTTTTATCCATACAAGTCTTTTGTGAAGCGACTAAAATTAAAAGGAAATGATGATCATTGAAATACTATAAAACATTCGTTTTAAGCGATATACACGGTGAATTGGCAAAGTTTAAGGAGCTGCTCCAGTATTGGAAACCGAATGAAGAAAACTTGGTTATCCTTGGTGACCTAATTGATAGAGGTGAACACTCTCTAGAGGTCGTCCAACTGGCTATGGATTTAAAGAACACATACAATGAGCAGGTTGTTGTGTTAAAAGGAAATCACGAAGACATGCTTTCGATTTTCTTATCTGAAAAGGATTATGAAACAGGAGATTGGTATTTTAATAATGGTGGGAATAGAACATGCGAAAGCTTCACACAGTATAGTTTTCCATTGTATTTTCACAGTTATGAAGAGAGAGCTAATAATATGCTGCAAGTGTCTAACAAGGAAATTCAATTCCTTAAACAGTTGCCTCTATTTTATGAATTTGGAGATACGCTTTTTGTACATGCAGGGATTAATCCTCATTTAAACGATTGGAGAAAATCAGTTGAGAAAGATTTCCTGTGGACTAGAGGTCATTGGAACCATCCAAATGAAACAGGAAAGACAATCATTTTTGGCCATACCCCAGTTAGACATATTCATGATAGTGATGAAGTCTGGGTAAGTATATGCAAGTCTTACATAGGCATTGATGGTGGAGCCGTTTTTAACGGGCAGTTAAATGGTATTGTGATCGATAAAAAAGGTCAAATTTTAGAAAAATATAAAGTATAGGGGTGGAAAAATGACAGTTGTTTTAAGTCCAGAGATTCACGAGGCAGTTGAATACTTCAAGAAAAATCTTGGCTATTCAGATAAACATCTTTATTTGGGATTAGTTCAATTTGATGTAATGAAAGATAAGAACCCTGAGTTTGCAGAAGTGATTTACAATTTCTATAAAGAAAAACCTGAAAGTTTTATTGCTGCTTTTAAGCATGGGTATGTGGTTGAGCGGCCAATTGAATTCAACCAGGCCATTGTTAGATTCTTCAATAAGGAAGAATTAAGCGTCAAACATAAAAATTCAGGAAAGCGTTATAAAGTTCATCTGGAGATGAAGAAATATCCTGCAGACTTTGAACTGAGAACGTTGGGCATGTGGTATTGGAGTGAGGTTACAGCAAGTAATGAATAAACTCATTGTGTTATCAGGTCATAGCGGCAGTGGTAAAACCAGTTTAATGCGTCAAGTCATGAAGAATGAGGTCGTATCATTTACCACCAGGAAACCGAGACAAGGTGAAATTGATGGTGTGGACTATAAATTTATTAGCTTTGAGAAATTCAAGGAGTTAAAGGAACAGGGCAAGCTAATCGAACAAGTTGAATACAGTGGACATTATTATGGAATTGATCAAGAAGAATTTGAAAATAAACTGGGTATTGGGAGTGCTTTTGTTATTGTTGACTACCATGGAATGCAGCAGATCAAAAAGGTCTATTCTAATTGTGTCACGTTGTTTTTGTACACTCCTTACGACCAGGCATATAATCAAATGATTCAAAGGGGAGATACATTAGATAAAGTTGAACAAAGATTGAGTACATACCATCATGAGATGAAAAATAAAGAGCACTACGACTATGTAGTAAGGAATAATTCAGGAAAGTTTAATGATTCTATAAAAGTTCTAACAAGTATTATTGAATCTGAGGTATCGGAATTACATAGCATAAGAACTACATAAAGGGAAAGTTTAGTCACAAGGTCTCAGATTTTGTGATTTTTCCATTTTACCCTTGATTTAACAAATGTAAGTGCTATCATTGCAGTTGAGTTAAAAAAGGGAGTGATTACTTGTTAAAAAAATCAATTTTCACATTCGTAAGTTTAGTTATGGTGATTTCAATCATGATAACGGGGAAAGTATCAGCAGCAGTTTCAGACGAAAGTAAATATGAAAATGCTATTAAAGAGATCAAAAAGTCCCAAGAAAGCTTTTTGAAGTATTTAAAAGACGCTGCACCGAAGAATGAAGAGGAAGCAAGTGACATTGCTGAAGAGTATTATTCAGATAATAAATTGAATGATGAACTTTTAGGCAGCTATTATGAGAAGAAAAGAAACTTGTTGCCAGGGATTGAATCTGGAGACAGTTTTGATATTGGCAAGTACATAGAAAAGAATGTGACTTCAGATGAATTTGAAGCACACGAAATTGGCAACGGAATCAAAGTTGTTTTTACTGATTCTCCAACATACTTCATTACTTATGCTGGTGAGAAGAAAGCAGAGAGTGGAGAAATTTCAACAAGTGCAACTTCAAAAGAATATGAGTTTATTTACAGAGCTAAAAATATGTTCGGACTGCAGTTGTTTAGGGTTTATAACTCTGCATATTTTGTCTATGGGGGCAAAGAACCGAGAGCAACCCAAACAGATGCATATTATAAAAGAGGTCAAACAGCTACATGGAAAGCTGAAAACTGGAAAAAAGGAACAAAGAAAGTTAGTGGTAAAGCTGTAGCCTACGCTCAAGGGAACTTTACAACAGGCTTTTCATTTGGAGGATTTGACCTTATAATGGAAGAATGGCATATTAGTAATGAAATCCATTGTAATAATAAAGGGAAAGTTTCATTCTACGGAAATAGACTATAGGAGAAGATAAAATGACAATGTTAAAATCAAAATTGTTTCGTGTTGTGTTTTCAATATGCTTTTTATTAACACTCATGATTTGTCTTTTTAACATGGCCGTGTTCCCTGGAACACCAGCATCATATTATGTGGTGCTAATAAGCAAATTTATTGGTGTGAGCTTGTTTAATGGTGTATTTTATGGAACATTGTTCTACTTGGTAATAACATTGATTAATTATCTCATTTCAAAAACGTCTAAACAAAATTAGCGGAGAGCGGCTTAAAGCCGTTCTTTTTTTGTTTCAGATAAAACTGTCATTTTAAATTAAAAATAACATACAAAATGTGTTGACTAAAATACAAATAACATATATTATAGAATTACAGTTAAAGAGGAGGTGAACATATGAAGCTATTGAAAGTGAGTAAAACAGCTGCTGATACCTATAGGCATACTGTAAAAGGTAATTACAAATTAACAGATAAGAAAATTCAACAAAAACTCAACCGACACATTATTTGCTTGCAAGAAAGAGAACCTGATAGAGTTATCAAACAAGGTTTACTGGGTAAGGTTTACCTTTACGGTAATTTAATGATTAAAGTGAGATGGGGAAAGATTGTAGATGTTATTAATCTACCTCACAAACTAAGAATTGAAAAACGTTTAGAAGATAGCGTATTCCAAGCAATTGAAAAGCAATTAAATAATAAATAACATATATAAAGGAGAATGGATAATACATATGGCGAACACTGAATTAAGAGAAGCATTGAACAAGGTAGTAGTAGAAGGAACATTGGCTGAGGTTAGATCAAATGAATGGGGTAATAAAAAGGGGATTAATATTGAACTTGATATTGAGACAGATGAATTCTCTGTACATACATTAAAAGGAATGTCTTCATACACAACTAAAGATGGAAACGAGAGCAAAAAGGCAAAAGCCTTTAAGACCATGATTGATGAATACAAATCAATCGCAAACTCATCTAGAGAGGAAGCAGACAAGATTAGAGCAGAAGGCAAACTTGGTTTAAATGAATATTTTGCGAATGATGAATTGAAATCTTACCCTGAATTATCTTTAAACTTTGCTAGAAGACAGTCGATTGACGAATTTGAACCACAAGCTACTTTTGATGTTGAGATGTTTGTAGAGAATGTTGCACAAGAAAGAGCAAATGGTGAAGAAACAGGTAGAGCAGTATTAAATGGACATATCCCACTATATGGTGGCAAGGTTATTCCTTTTTCGTTTGTTGTGACTGAAGAAGGTTCTGAATTTGTAGCTGACAACTATGAGAAAAATTCTACAGTAAATGTTTATGGAGAAATTGTAAATTATAAAGAAAGAACTGAGAAAGAGAAAGAAAGTGCTTTTGGCAAGCCTAAAGTGGAAGTGAAAACAAAAACGAAAAGAGAGTTTTTGGTTACTGCTGGTCAAGACCCTTATGAGGAAGAAAACAAAGATGCGTATAACCCTGAAATCATTGAAAAAGCACTAAATGAAAGAGAAATCGAACTAGATCAGAAGAAACAAGAAGCCAATAACAATGGAAATAGCAAAAGTAACAAGAAAAAAGGTGGATTTGGCGGAGGAAAGCCAGCAACTTCAAATAACAAACCTGTAACCATTGCAGACGACGATCTTCCATTTTAAAGAACAAAACAACGAATAAAATATAAATTACATATAAGGAGCGGGTTATTTGTCAGGATTAGATATTTTTAAGCCAGAAGTTTCAGTAATTGCAAAAGGAATTGAAGGTAAGGTTGTCACTATTTATGGTTCTAACAACTTAGGTAAAAGCAAGCAATCATCAAGAATGACTAAACCATTGTACTTACCTTTTGAAAAAGGATTAAATGCAATTGCTGGTGTAAATTTTATGCCAATCAATAGTTGGGGAGACTTTAAAAAGGTAAACAAGCAGCTTTCCAAAAACGTTGAAAAAGCAAAGGAAATGTATCAAACAATTGTTGTAGACGAGGTTGATGCATTTGCAAAGTATGCGACCAGATATGTTTGTAATCAATACAATGTTGAAAGAATTAAAGATGGAAACGATGGCTTTGGATTGTGGAAAGAGTATGAAAATGAAGTTTGGGATGAGATTAATAAATTAATCAGCAATGGTTTTACTGTTGTTTTCATCGCACATGCAGAAGCAGATAAATCAGGCAAAATCTATCCTAAAGGTGATAAACGTGCATTAGCTCCAGTAATTGATAATAGTGACATTGTTGTTTACTTAGAATCCAATGGAGTAGACGAGAATAAGAATGTTATCAAATCAAGTGCGTGGTTGGCCGAAACAGATGAATTTTTTGCTCGATCTCGATTTGATTATATTGATACATATTTAGAGGAGTTCACTGCTGAGAATCTTAACCAAGCCATCGTTGAAGCGGTTGAGAGACAAGAAGCAGCTGAGGGGATCACAGCTGTTACATATGATCAACAAAAAGAGGTTAACTCATCAGGGAGTCAAAATTTCGATGATTTAATGAGTAGCATTAAAGAGACTGGTAAACAGCTTAATGCTGAAGGGAAACTCGAAAAATTGAATGAAGTAGTTGAAAAACATTTGGGCAAAGACAAGAAAGTAACTGAGTGCACACCAAAGCAGTTAGATGTCATGTCGGTAATCCTTGATGATCTAAATGATTTATTAGATTAATAGAGAGGGGTATCTCCCTCTCTTGATTTTAAAAAAAGGGGGATTTAATGGGTAGACAAGTAAAATGTCCCTATTGTGAGCAGTCTTTAGACAAGGATGAAGCTTTACCTTATAAAAAGAGGTATTATCATACAGCCTGTTTTAATACATGGCAAAGAGAAACTGAGGACAGAAAAGATTTGTACGAGTATATTTGCAAATTGTATAACCTTGATGTTCCTACAGGCATGATACGAAAACAAATCAAGGACTTCCAAGAAGAATATAGATACAAGCTTAAAGGCATCGAATTGGCACTTAAATACTTCTATGAGATTCTAGGTAACAATCCTCAAGAAGACGGTGGTATTGGTATTGTGCCTTATATCTATGAGGATGCAAAAAGAAATTACATAGAAGAAAAAAGAATTGTAGATGCCGCATCTAAATGTGAAGAAAGAACAGAATTGTATTTCACTATAAAGGAAGTTAAAGATGAAGCTCCAAGAGATTTAATTGATATTGCTCAACTCTAGAAAGGAGGATGCTATTGTTACAAGATAAACAAACAATAATGCAAGTTTTGGGATGTATTTTAAAAGATCCTTCAATTGTTGCTGAAAGCAGTAAATACAAACTTGTGCCTGAAGATTTTCCTGAGAAATTTCACAGGATAATTTTTTCAGTCATGCGAAATCTGCAGCGACAAGGAGTCGAAGATCTTAACTTAATAGAGATTGTAGGCTATCTTCAAGAATATCCAAATCAATATGAGTTATTTGAAGATGCTAATGGGGATGAATACATTGAGAAAGTTCAGGAATTCCCCTCATTAGAGAATTTTGACTACTATTATGAAAAGTTGAAAAAGTTCAGTTTGCTTAGAGAAATGCAAGGTATCGGATTTGATATCAGTGGAATCTATGACGAAACATTGATTGATCCTAAAGAACAAGAAGAAATGCAGTCGAACTTTGATTCAACCTCAGTTGAAGAGATTTTGAAAATTTATGAAAATAATATTGTTGAAATCAAAGAGAAATTTAAAGAATCGTCAGAAAGTAGTAGCATCCAGGGTGGAGAAGGTGTCAACAAATTATTAGAAAGAATAAAAAAATCTCCTGAAATTGGTGCCCCGATGAATAGTGAAATGCTTACTTCTCTTTTTAGGGGATCTAGATTGAAAAAATTCTATCTTCGTTCAGGTACAACTGGAGTTGGAAAGACTCGAAACATGGTTGCTGATGCATGTGTTTTAAGTGCAACAATGCTTTATGACACAAAAAAGAGGGAATGGATCGAAAATAAATGGGGCAAACATTCGAACGTAACTTCAACAGAAATGTTACAAGAAGAATTGCAAACCATTGCGTTGGCATTCATTAGTGATGTAAACGAAGAAAAGATTCAATTAAACAATATGAACGAAGATGAAGAAGCAAGGGTAATTAAAGCAGCTGAAATTCTAAGTGATTCCCCAATTTGGTTTGATTATTTGCCAGACTTTAATATTCAAGAGATTGAGAGAACAATTGAAAGGAATGTAGTTAAAAATAGGGTTCAGTATTATTTCTATGATTACATACATACATCAGTTTCAATTTTTGCTGAAATGGCAAAAGGGAGTGGGATAAAACTTAGGGAAGATCAGGTATTGCTCGTAATATCGGATAAACTAAAAACATTAGCCAATAAGTACGGAATTTTCCTTTCATCTGCGACACAACTCAATGGAGAGTGGAAAGAAGCATGGAAGAAAGGTGAAGTAATTGATGGCCAATATTTAAGTGGAAGTAAAGCAGTAGCAAACAAAATTGATGCTGGGATGATTATATTGCCACTTAGCAACAAAGAAAAGAAAGCAGTTGAAAAAATTATGACTGCCAGTGGTAGTTTCGGAGGAAGAGAACCTAACTTCGTAGTTCATGTGTATAAGAATCGTGGAAATAGACATGTGAACGTAAAAGTCTTTACATACATAAACATGGGAACTATGCGAATTAAAGATTGCTTTGTTACTAATGTTGACAATGAAATTGTTAATGTAGATAAACTTGTTATTCAGGCAGGATAGGGGTGTATTAACCCTTGCGTTTTGATAAAGATAAAATAAAAGATAGCTTAACGATAGACGAAATACATAAGATAATGCGGGAACTGGGAAGCGAAAAGAATCTATGGCAGAATGGTCATCCAGTATATAGAACTGTGTGTCACAACGCATCAGGTGGGAGCTTCAAGTTGTATTATTACAATGAAAGCAAACAGTTCAAATGTTATACAGAATGCGGTGACAGCTTTGATGTATTTGAGCTTGTTATTAGAGCGAAAAAACAAAAGGGCGTTAGTTTTACTTTTAGTCAGGCAATTGAATACATAGTAAGTATAACTGGGAAAAGGTTTGGCTTTGGAGGCTCAAGCGCTTCAAAAAAACAAACCTTAGAAGAAGATTGGGCAATATTTGACCGATTCAAAAGAACACCAAAACAGAACACAGACCTCCCTATATTTAACGAAAAAGTACTCAATGTATTTATTCCTTACCATCATACAGAGTGGCTTAGAGAAGGCATAAGCCACTCTACGATGGAAACATTTGAGATAGGGTACTATTTCAGATCTCATACAGAAGGTATTTCAATTCCTCATAGAGACTTACATGGTAATTTGGTGGGGATTAGAAAGAGATCGATGATTAAAGAAGAAATAGAACAAGGATTTAAATACATGCCTTTGAAAATAGAAAACACTCTGTACAATCATCCAACAATGTTGAATTTGTATGGGTTGCATATAACAAAATCAGCAGTTAAGCGACTGAAAAAAGCGGTTCTATTTGAATCAGAAAAATCGGTTTTAAAATGCAACGATTTTTATGGTGACGATAACTTCACTTGTGCGGTGTGTTCTAGTAATATCTCAGTTTATCATCGAGATATATTGCTATCACTGGGAGTTGAAGAAGTAATTATTGGATTAGATAAATTCAGGCCGCAAAAAGAAGATGAGGCTGATGATATATATGCTGAAAAATTAATGGAGTATGAGAAGAAAATTGTGAAGCTGGCAAGTAAATTCACCCCATACATGAGAGTATTTGCACTTTGGGATTACAATGATCTTTTGGATTACAGAGACAGCCCAGCAGATAAAGGGAAACAAATATTGGAGGAGTTGATGAAAAATAAAATAGAGATCACAACGAGGGAGGAATAAATGGAGTACAAACTTATTGGTAGTAATGACTACCTCAAGAATCCGATTAAAACAATCCTAGTTAATAGAGGGATTACTAATCCAAGTGGTTTTATTGATGTGGGAAAAAGCAGTGAATTGAATTATTCCTTATTAAACAATATTGATAAAGTTGCTGAATTAATTATTCAACATTTAGAAAACAAAAATAACATATTTATTCAAGTGGATTGTGATGCGGATGGCTACACTTCATCAGCCATTTTAATTGGGTACATTAAGAAAGCGTACCCTAGAGCGAAAATTACCTATAGATTGCAAGAAGGTAAGCAACATGGAATCAATCCAGATGATGTTCCATCAAATACGGATTTAGTAATCATTCCTGATGCAGGATCTAATCAATATGATGAACATAAAGTACTTAGGTATAGAGGGTTTGACACTATAGTGATTGATCACCATGACTGTGACATTGAATCTGAAGACGCTCTTATTGTTAATAACCAGTTGTCTCCTGGATATAAAAACAAGTCTCTTACAGGAGCAGGGATCGTCTATAAGGTATGCCAGGCATTGGATGCAAAACTCAATAAAGATATAGCCAAACAGTTTGTCGATTTAGTTTCTATCGGTAATATTGCTGATTCAGCGGATTCACGTGAATTAGAAACGAGATATTACATGAATTTAGGATTGAATGAGCTAAAAAATCCATTGCTTAGAAAGTTGTTTAAAAAGCAAGAGTATTCTACGGGTGGTAATAAGACAATTCAATGCACACAATTTTACATCAATCCTTTGATAAATGCGGCGATAAGAGTTGGCAGCAGAGAAGAAAAAGAACAAATGTTTAAAGCTTTACTTGGATCAAAAGAGAAAGTGCCATACAAAAAAAGAGGCTCAGATACTGAAGAATTGGTTTCTATTCAGGATGATACAGTAAGGATGCTTACCAATCTGAAAGGGAAACAAAAAAGATTGGTTGATAAAGCTACAGAAGAGATTGAAATTAGAATTGAAAGCAAGGGTTTGTTAGATAACAAAGTGCTCATTGTGTATGTGGAAGGTATCTTGGATAAAGACTTAACAGGACTTGTGGCAAATAAATTGGCAGATTCCTATAAAAGACCTGTTTTATTGGCTAGGAAAGATGAAGAAGAAGGGATGCTTACAGGTTCTATTAGAGGATATGACAAAGGTGAGATCAAGGATTTTAAAGAATTGCTTTTGTCTACAGGCCAATTTGAATTTGTAGAAGGTCATCCTAATGCTGCTGGCTTTAAAATTAAAAGAGATAGATTAGCAGTTGTTAATGATGAACTGAATGAAAGATTAAAGGAAATTGCACACAACGATTGCTTTGAAGTGGATTTTGAAATCCCATCAAATGAGTTAACCAAAGATTTTATATTTACAATCGATAATCATAAATTTTTATGGGGATACAAAGTTGAAGAACCTTTGATTTCTATTACAAACATTGAAATTGCAGCAGAAGGTATCGAACACATAGGGAAAAAGAATAAAAATACTATTAAGTTCAAGTGTGATGACATTGAATACATACGTTTTAAAAGTGATACAGAGTTTTATGAAAACCTAACACCAAACAAGGGTAAATTACTTGTTTTAAACATTATTGGAAAAGCAAAGGCAAATGAATATATGGGAAGAAAAACAGCTCAGTTTGAAATTGTTGAACTGGAGGTGGTTAAGACCAAAGAAAAAGAACTCGTGTTCTAGGAGGGGTTAAATGATTGGCTGTCATTGTCATACTGACAAAAGTAATATCAGATTATTAGACTCTACTAACCAGGTTAAACAGTTGCTAAAAACAGCATTAGATCAGGGTTACAAAGGTTTAGCAATTACAGATCATGAAGTATTGTCGGCGCACTTAGAAGCAATCCAAACTGTGAAAAAAATGAAGGATTCTGGTGAAATGCCAGAAGACTTCAAGCTAATTCTGGGGAATGAAGCTTATCTGGTGGATTCACTGGAAGAGGTTAGAGATAACTATAAGTCTGGAGTCACTAAATTTCCTCACTTTTTAATGTTGGCCAAAAATCAATTTGGTCATGAGCAACTAAGAATTTTGTCCTCGATGGCCTGGGAGAACTCTTTTTACACTGGAACAATGGAAAGGGTGCCAACGTTAAAAAAAGATGTAGAGAAAATTGTTAGGCAGAATCCAGGTAATCTGATAGCTACCACAGCTTGCTTGGGTTCTGAAGTTAACATTCAATTGCTAAAAATTAGAGAAGTTGAAGTTAACAATGAGATAGAAGAGATTAAGCGATTGAAACTAAAAATTCACGACTTTATGACATGGTGTATAGATGTATTTGGTAAAGAGAATTTCTTTGTGGAACTGCAGCCAGCTTATTCCGATGAGCAGGTTTATTGCAATAAGAAATTGATTGATATTGCTAACGGTTATGGATTAAAAATGATTGTGACAACTGATGCTCATTACCTTAGACCAGAAGACAGAGCAATTCATCAGGCATTTCTCAACGCAAAAGACGGAGAAAGAGAAGTTGATTCCTTTTATGAGGCTTGCTTTGTTCAAAATATAGGTGAAATATATGAAAGAATGAGCTATATAGAAAAAAATGTTGTAAGTGAAGCAATCGAAAATACAATGCTTATTGGAAGCATGGTTGATGACTACACAATTGAACATGAACCATATATTCCAAAAATTGAACTACCTGTTTTTGAGCTATCACACATATTTAAACCAGGATATGAAAAGTATGAATACATTGGTAAAATGGCTAATTCAAACGATGAGCAAGACAGGTATCTGATAAAGCTAATTGAAGATGGGTTCAATGAAAAGTTAAAAAGACCAGACTTAACTAGAGAACAGTTTCATGAAATTCTTAAAAGAATTAATGTTGAATTAGGGGAACTATGGGAAATCAGCCAAAAGCTTAATCAAGCAATGTCATCTTACTATGTAACAGTTAGAGAAATCATTAACACCATTTGGGATGATGAATGTGGTGGAGATAGTCTGGTTGGTGTTGCAAGGGGATCAGCAGCAGGATTTTTAGTTAACTACCTACTTGATATCACTCAAATTAACCCAATGCAATACAACTTGCCACATTGGAGACATATACATAAATCAAGACCAGATTTACCTGATATTGATATAGATACTGAGGGTTCCAAGCGACCTAAAATTTTGAAAGCTCTACGTGATAAGTTTGGTGAAAAGAGAGTACTTCAGATTTGTACCTTTGGTACAGAAAAATCTAAATCTGCTTTACAAACTGCATGTCGTGGGTTGGGAATCGATAATGACATCTCACAATATCTAAGTGGAATGATACCATTTGAAAGAGGAGCAAACTGGACGCTTAACGATTGTTTCTTTGGAAATGAGGAATTAGATAGAAAGCCAATTAAAGAATTTATTAGGGAAGTTGAGTCGTATCCAAATTTAAAAGATACTTGTCTTAAAATTGAAGGTCTTACAAATAAGCGTTCTTCACATGCTGCAGGAGTACTTATCTTTAATGAAGACTATACTAAGTCCAATGCTATGATGAGAACTCCTAAAGGAGTTTATATAACCCAATTTGATATGGGCGACAGCGAATCAATGGGATCAACAAAGTTTGATTTATTAACCATTGAAGCTTTAGATAAAATGAGGGTTACTTTAGATCATTTGATTGAAAGTGGGGAAATTAAATCCTTAGAAAATTTGAAAAAAACATATAATAATTATCTTCATCCTGATGTGATCGAGTATGAAGATCCAAAACTATGGGAAATGGTGGGCAGAGGTGAAATTATTGATTTGTTTCAGTTTTCTACAGAAGTGGGTCAACAAGCTGCAATCAAGGTTGCTCCAAAGAGTTTGCTGGAGGCTTCAGTCACTAACTCTCTAATGAGACTAATGTCAGATGGTGAAGAACAACCTGTAGACGTTTATACAAAACATAAATTAAACATTGAGATTTGGATAAATGAAATGAAGCAATACGGTCTTAATGAAAATGAAATCCAAGTTCTCTCAAGGCATCTCAAAAGCATATATGGAGTTGCTGATACCCAAGAAGTAGTTATGCAAATGTCAATGGATAAAGAAATATCAGGGTTCTCAATTGAAGAAAGCAATCATCTGCGAAAAGCAATTGCAAAAAAGAAAGACGATGTTTTAAAGAAAGTTCAATCTTTATTTTTTGAAAAAGGCGAAAAGCTAGGCACTAGAAGAGTAATGCTTGATTATGTCTGGAATGTTCAGTTTAAGAGGCAATTCGGATATTCTTTCTCACTGCTTCACACTTTGGCATATTCAGTGATTGCTCTACAAGAACAAAACCTAAATTACAAATATGACCCATTATATTGGAACACTGCTTGTCTCACAGTAAACAGTGGTGGCATTGATTCTGAGGAAGATGATAAGAAAGCTTCAACCAACTATGGGAAGATTGCAAGTGCTATCGGCAATATGAGGCAAAGAGGAGTTAAAGTTGATCTGCCTGATATTAATAAAGCTAAGTTTAGTTTTAAAGCGGACAAAGATTCAGGAAGCATTCTTTTCGGCTTGAAAGGTATGAATGGCATTGGAGATGATGTTGTTCATAAAATTGTTGCAGCAAGGCCATATAGAAGCTTTGATGACTTTGTAAAGAGAATGTTCATTGAAGGAGAACTAAAAAAAGGACAGATTATACAACTCATAAAAGGTGGCGCATTTGATTCTTTCGGTGAAAGAAAACAACTGATGAAAGAATTTATTACGCTGATATCAGAACCTAAGACAAAGCTAACAATGGCAAATACAAGAATGCTGTTAAATCATAATCTTATTCCAAAAGAGTATCATACAGAGACACGCTACTATAAATTCAGAGAATACATAATGAAAAACGTTTATAAGACAATTAATAAACCCAAGGATAAATTACTCCTTTTAAATGATGTGGCATCTGATTTTCTAAACAATCATTACGATGAATCATGTATAGTCGATTTTGATAACGGTCTGCCAATAGTATCCTTACAAAATTTTGATAAGCAGCAAGAAAGAAAGATACAACCCTTAAAAGATTGGATAACATCAGAAGAGGCACTATTGCGATTAAATAATGCTCTGCTTGAATCTGAATGGATAAAGTATGCTGACGGCTCGTATAGCAAATGGGAAATGGAGTCGCTGAGTTTCTATTACGGTGATCATGAGTTGAAGCATGTAGACGAGGTAAAGTATGGCATCAAAAATTTCTTTGAACTTCCAGAAGAGCCTGTTAAGGGAAGGCCATATCAGTGGAAAGGCAAAACATTATATGAGCACGAGTTATGTAGAATTGCTGGAACTGTATTAGATAGAGATAAGAATAAGCACACCATTACACTACTAACTAAGGATGGAGTTGTAAACGTTAAGCAATGGAGCAATTCATTCGGTCACTATAATAAACAAATATCAAAACCTATTGGGAATGGGAAAAAAGAGATTGTAGAAAAATCTTGGTATACCAGAGGTACCCTTTTAATGGTTACTGGTTTTAGAAGAGGGAATAACTTCATTCCAAAAGTATATAAAAACAGTGTGTACAACCATACAATTTCAAAAATCGATCATATCGATGAGGACGGTTCTCTGATCCTTACAACCCAAAGAAAAAATCCTGAGGAGTGATGAGAATTATCAAAAAATTTGTAGACAAAAATACAAATAACATATATTATAAAGTTAACCCAAAGGTCTTGATAATTTTAACAGGATGGCTGCTAACATTCTCGTTTATTAAGATGGAAACGAGTTTAATCCAGGACAAGCCGAGTGAAAAGGTAAATAAGACAAAGTTAGCTGAAGGTTTTCCAATGAAACATATCCAGTTACATGTACCATTACCAAAGCAAGATAGCAAAAAAGAAATAACTGAGAAATTACAAAAGAAATATCTGAAAATCAAAGTTGAACCAGTTCAAGAGAAAGCTAAAAAAGTTAAAAAGAAGAAAGGAGATAAAAATGTCAAGCAAACAAAGAAAACTGTGGAACAAAAGAGTCAAACGCGCAAAATGGTTGTTACAGCTTACACAAACGGTTACGAAAGCACAGGTAAGCATCCAGGACACGCTGACTATGGAACAACAGCAAGCGGTGTGACTACAAAGCAAGGCATTACAATTGCTTGTCCACCATACATGAAATTTGGAACAAAATTATACATAGAAGATGTCGGACTAAGAGTTTGTCAAGATAGAGGTGGAGACATAAAAGGAAATAGATTAGATGTCTTTATTGAAAATCTTCAAAAGGCAAGAGAGTTCGGGAGGCAAACACTAACAGTCAAAGAAGTTAAAAATAACACATAAAGAAGAGAGTGACTTGATTGAACAAGCTTACTTTAGGACAAAGAGTTCTTACTTTATACGGAGTAGGAACAGTAGTGGAAGTACATAAGAACGAACAATATGGAGTTGCTGATGATGAGTACAACATGATTGAACTTTATGACAGAAGTGAATTAGCTGAATTAAGGAGGTGATATCATGTTTGAGGTAAACGACACAGTAATAGTTAACCATAATAAAGAAAGGGCAGTAGTGGCTACAGTGTCAACTCGATACTCACAACTTGAAGTGCGATATGAGGACGGATCTCATGAAGTAATGGGATTTCACAAAGTTGCAAAGGAGGATGATAAATGATCATTATTTTAGAGGGGTGTGACTGCTGCTATAAATCTACAGTAGCAAAGCAGCTGTCAAAAACGCTAGATTGCAAAACACTACGAGGTTCGTCGTTTGAATTAGCTAAAGGAAGTCAGGACAGCCTATATGATTATTGTTTTGAACTAACAGAACACGACAACTTGATTATAGATAGATACATATATTCCAACCTTGTTTATGCAACGATGTTTCCTGGTCATGCAAAGCTTTCAGATGAGCAAGTAAGCAATATTGAGGACAAATTATTGAGCAAGGCCAAGTTAATCTATCTGTATGCAAGACCTGAAGTAATTAAAGAAAGGATTCTCAGCAGAGGAGATGATCAGGTTAACACGAAAGACGTTGAACCAATTGTGGAACTTTATAATGAGGTGATTCCAAAATCAAAATTACATACATACTCGTTTGACACAGAGAAGTACGACAGCAATGAAATTGTTGAGGACATTATCTACTTGGTCAGTGAGGAAGGCTTATAAATTTAAAATAAGACATATTCAGGGAGTGGAAGAATGGAACTTAATTTTTGGATTGATCAAAAGATTGCCCAACTAAAAGAGAATTATAAAGAGGTTGAATTTCAATCTGCCAAAGACGTGGAATTAGTACTTCATGGTGTAAGTCAAGATTTCTTAGCAAATGACACAGATATGAACACAGAAGTTATAGAGATTGATATACATACTATTCCTGAAAACGAAAAGTATCGGGGTTCTGAAATACTATTTAACGTAAAAAGGCCAAGAAAAAGAAAATTTGATAGTCATTCAGTCTACGTTAGGATTGTTGATTAAAACTTACAGTAAAATATCTCATTTATTTAGAAATTAGAAAGGAGCAAACTTTGGAAGACTTCATTAAAAGATTGAGTGAGGCATGTGAATCAACAATTCATAACAAAGCATACCTAATGATGATCGAAGCAGAAGCCGAAATTGAGAAAGTGCTAAATAAATTTCGATGAAAGATCAATTTCATTTAGAAAAGAAAAGGAAGGTGAAATATGACTGAAAACGAAATTATTGTCTCAAAATTCAAGAAAAGTGTTGAGGACTATCGTAAAAAACTAGCTTCTGGAAGAGAGGCGCACCCAGAAAAATTTATTCAATATTTAGCATCTGAAATCCAGGCTTTAAACAATCTGAAAAATGCATATCAAGATGGGATGAATTTAATCATCGCTGAATTGAAGAAACTTGGAACGGGAAAATGAAAAGTATCCTAGAGCAAATCAATTCATTGAAAGTCGTACATATTGATTTAGATAACTACGCTATTTACGTTAAGCAAAGTGCCCAAGTAATTCAAATACTACATACTGTAATTAAGGATATGACTTTAGAAGAATACATACATAGTTTTAGTAAAGATGATTTAATCGACCTGATTCCTGCTGTAATTGGTACTGGCCTAGCAGATGGATATAAACAAGGCAAGGGATTTGTATCTGAACCTAAGCAGTTCTACATGCAGCGGTGCCTAGAGTTGAACAGCAGAATTGAACATCTTGAGAATATGGTTAAGTCACTTGGCGGACATCCTAAAATGCAAATCGTTAACGAGAATAATTTAATCCACTAGAGAGGAAGAAAGGAATGAAATTTAAAATTGGACAGAGTGTTCTGATTTCTTCAAGAGGTGTTGTTGGTAAAGTTATTAAAGCAACACACCATGTATCAATTGAAAAAGGGAAAGAATTGAGTGTTATTAAATATAAAGTTGAAGTGGATGGGCTTTTGTACGCCCAGGAATTTGATGAATCATTGCTTGCATATGAAGATAAAGAATTTAGAAAGATTAAAACTGCTGAGATAAATTCACTAATTGATCTAGCATTAGATACAAAAAATAAGGATTGGTTTGATGATTTAATCCAACAAAGAAAAACTTTAGAAGAAGGGTTAGTGGAGTAGATAGAGAATTATTTTCGAGTATTATGGAACGGGACAAGAGTTCCAAAAAAGTTTATCACCAAAGCAAAAGCAGAAGTGTTTGTTAGACGCAGAAAAGGATTCACTTGTGAAATACAAGAACGTACATACGATAACAAATTTATAGATAGTTGGACGTACCACATTCCATTGCATTAAGGAGGAGGCGATAGCCTGAGAGAACGGGATAAAGCTATGATGGAAGATGAGTTGGAAGCGGTACATAGTAACCTAGATTATATACATACGACGCTGGAAGAAGCTGCTTCAATTGACGATGAAACGTGGAAATTAATTGAGCCTAAGATTTTAAATTCATGGATCTTGCTAGAGAGATTAAAGAAGAACATATGGTCATAATAAAAACATAAATAACATATAAAAAGTGTTGATTAAAATACAAATAACATATATAATCAATATAACAGCTAAGGAGATTCAATGGACTACATATGCGAGATTTGTAACGAAGGGGTTGAGAAATACCCCTTATGCTTAAGATTAACAGAAGAAAATGCAAAAAGCATGGAAGACAGAATTGAGTTCAATTGCTGCAGTAAATGTGCTGAAAAATTGAGCAAGAAAATTCGAGAGAAATGCGAGGGGATGAATGTAAAGAAGACATTAAAAGTACTTGGGATCGATCATATTAAGCCTTATAAAGATTAAAACAAAGGAGAGCGCAAACTGTGAAAAACATAGATGCATCAAAATGGTTTGGTGTAATTGGCAGCGTTGGAATGTTTGTACTTGCTATCCTGGGAGAAGTATTTAAATAAAATTCAAGTTTTATAGAGAATGGTGGGTGAGCACATTATTGAAAAAGAATAAGCGGTTGGATAAGAAATTCTGGTTAACACTAATTAAATGGTCATTAGCTGCATTCTTAGCAGGATACCTGATTGGTTTTCTGTTGCCAACTACAGTTTTATCAAAATAAAATATAAATTACATATATTAAAAGGAGAGTATTTAAGAATGGTTATAGAACAACTTAAAATCATTTCTATTGATGACAATAAATGGCTACCAAATACTTCAGAAGACATTCTAATTGCTGAAAAGGTTGAAGTAGAGGAAGTGTCTGATGGCATAGAATTTATAAAAAGAAATGATGATGCCCTTAACAAAGAGGAATGTTATAAGCTCATTTTTAAGAATAAGGCTACAAAAGACTGTTTTGTTCAGCTCCGTTCAGAAGGTCAGAAAAAGCATTATAAAATTTTAAAAGTTGAAACAAGATCGGATTATTTTCAGGGAACAATTATTAAGCTTATTTTAGAAAATTGATCATTAAAATGTATCGATTTACTCAGTCAAGGAACTAAATAAAAGTTTTATTTTATTGAAACATTAATAGTGGATATTGGATCAAGTTCAAGCATCGTCGAAAAAATAGAAACAACAAATGTTCATATAGGGATTAACTATAACTAGAATTTCTAAAAATCAAAGTTGAAATAGGTGATTTGATGGGGAAAGAGCTATTAGGAAGCATACAACTTAACAAAGCGTACCAATTGGATTGTTTAGAGGGGATGAAACTCCTACCAGACAAATCAATAGATATGATTCTCTGTGATTTGCCATACGGAACAACTCAAAATAAATGGGATTCCATAATACCTTTAGATAAATTATGGGAACAATATGAACGGATAATTAAGGATAATGGCGCTATTGTTCTTACTGCCCAAACACCTTTCGATAAAGTATTAGGAGGTAGTAATTTAAAACTTCTAAAATACGAGTGGATATGGGAGAAAAACAGAGGAACAGGACACTTAAACGCAAAAAAGATGCCTATGAAAAACCACGAAAACATTTTAGTATTTTACAAAAAACTCCCGACATACAATCCTCAAATGAGAGAAGGTGAACCATATCAGAGGTTAAATTGTTCCAAAAACGCACTTAACAAAGGCAATTACGGTAAAACAAAAGATTCACACAGCACAGTAAGTGATGGGAAGAGATACCCTCTTTCAGTGCTTGACTTTGCTGTTGTCGAAAGAACAATACATCCAACACAAAAGCCAGTTGAATTATTTGAGTATTTGATTAAAACTTACACAAATGAAGGAGAAGTTGTTCTTGATAATTGCCTTGGAAGTGGGACAACAGCGATTGCTTGTGAGTTGGCTAAACGAAAATGGCTAGGTTTTGAAACAGAACCAAAATACATAGAAATCATTAATAAACGCCTTGATTCTATTCAATTAAATTATAATTTAGAAGATTTAAATGGGTTAACATAATCCAGCAGCAAAGAAGAATGCATGTTGAACACCTAAGACTGAGGAAGGGCACCGCCAAATTATAAATTTAAGTAAAAGGATGATTTCAAACAAATTGGAGGGGATAAAGTGGAATATACAAATCATGGAGACAATGTAAAAGGCTATATAACATATGATCTTTATTTTGAAAGTTTTGATTATCAAGAAGATAGTGTGTTAGAACAAAAAGCATTCACTACAGTTAAAGAATTGTTTGATATGATGCAACCGCAATATTTTGAGGAGTTAAAAGAAGAGAACAACGCAGATCGGATTGAAGTACACGATGTTACTTTTACTGCTAAAGAAGATGGCACAGAAACTTTCATTACCATGTTCGACAACTCAGGAACTTATCGAATTTCAGTAAATCTTGATGCAAGTGGCTTTAACAATGAATATAGGACAGTATTGAAGGACATTAAAGAAATTGTTGATAGGAAACTATAGAGAAAAGGGGGAAATTCTAAATGGCATATGATGAGTTTAAAGGAAAGTTAAGTAAACCAAAAGTAAGTGATGTAATCAAAGCATTACAAGATCAACTTGATTTTTATGGAGATACACCTGTTAGCTTTAGGGTTGATGGGGAAGCAACAAGCGATGAGATTCAACTAGATCCATATAAAAATGTTCTTGTATTGAATTTAGAGGAAGCTTAAGGAGGAGAATTCAATAGATATACTTGAGCATATCATGTGTAACTTCAAACATTATAAGGGTGGAACCTATAAACTCGTTGGAGAAGTCATTCATACAGAAACAGAAGAAGAGCTTGTTGTTTACCATGATATGGACGGCACTGTATTGTGGGCAAGACCTAAAGAGATGTTCTTTGGAAAAGTTGTTGTTAATGGGAAAGAGATAGACAGGTTCACAAAAATCAATAAGAAGATATGAAGGATTGAAGATAACTTAAGCCATCTCCTAACCAACATACCTCAATACAGTTACTTTCTTTTAGCCTTAGCTTGAGAGAGAACTGATCCAGCTAAACTCTTTGCTGTCTTACTTGAAGATTTAGAATTAAGCACTTTAGAAGCTTTTGTTGCAAGTTTTGAAGATGAGACTCTTCTGCTACTAGACTTTGCCAAGGAAATCACCGCCTATCGTGGGAAAGTGTGTTCTATTTAACTAAATATAGTATACAGTATTCTTGATAGAATACAAGATGTTGATTTGATTTTAAATATAATTGAAAAATGGAGGAATATAGATGAAATTTTTTGAAGTGAGCAACCCATATTATGCATTAATTAAAGCAAATACAAAAGAAAAGGCTATGGAACTTTATAAAAAGGATTCTGCTGATGATGAAGGAGATTTATCTAAAGAACTGATTGAAGTTGGAGATATTTACGCTGCTATGAGATATGGGAGAGCGCCAGGAGAGGACAAAAATTTAATTCCACTTAAAGAGGTATTAAAAGATATCACAAGCGATGAAGAAATGGTATTGCTTACTGATGGAGATTTACTATAAAATCACAGTTTCATATAAATAAAAATTGGGGGAAATATAATGGGAGCAGCTGTAAGAAAATTAAAAAAACCGTATGTACATAGCAGACATCTAGTAGACCTTGAAGTAGTTGAAACAGCGACAACTGTTCATAATCCTGATGGAACATCGTACATCGTAGAACCTGGTGATGTGCTGTCTGTAAATGAGTATGGGGAAAAGAATCTTGTTCCTGAAAATCATTTATTGCATTACTTTGAGGTTGGGAAGCTTGAAAAAACAAGTTTTTATGATCAAATGGCCAAGGGATATGAAGAAATGGCAAGGATTAATTCTGAGATTTCAAATGAGAGTGAATATCTAGAATCAGAAGCTGATTTTAGTACAGCAAAGTTTGTTACGGGTAAAAACCATTTGTAATGTTAATCACTTACGATACTTTGACAGGAAACGTTCAACGATTCATTGATAAAATTACAAATAACAACTATTTAAACGTCGAGAAAATAACTGAGGATACGATGATAACTGAACCATTCATACATATTACATACACAATCGGTTTTGGCGAAGTGCCAAAGTTTACTCAGGAATTTATACATAACAACAAAGAATTGCTAAGAGGAATATGTTCAAGTGGTAATAAGAATTGGGGCAATAATTTTGGACTAGCTGCAGATAAGATAGCAAACCAATACAATGTTCCAATCTTGCTCAAGTTCGAATTAGCTGGTACAGATTCTGATGTAGCTAAGTTTATACAGGAGGTTAAATTTATTGACAATCAGCACAAACAATATTCCTAAATGGATTCAATTGAACAACGAGATCATGATTCAGAAGGATGGAAAGTTCCAATTTGAGAAGGACAAGGAAGCTGTAAAGAGTTACTTTATTGATTATGTTAATCAAAATATGGTTTTCTTTCATGATCTTGAGGAGAAATTAGATTATTTAAAGGAGCATGATTATTACGAAGAAGAATTTTTAAGTCTCTACAGCAAAGAGGATATCAAAAAGGTATTCAAGTTTGCTTATAGTTTTAAATTCAGATTTCCATCATTTATGAGTGCGTTTAAGTTCTACAATGACTATGCACTGAAAACAAATAATAAAAAGAAAATCCTTGAGCGTTACGAAGATCGCATCTCAATTGTTGCCCTATTTTTGGCAAAGGGAAATATTGATAAAGCAATGGGATATGTTGAATCCATGATTAAGCAAGAATACCAGCCAGCAACTCCAACATTTATGAATGCTGGACGAAAGCGAAGAGGAGAAATGGTTAGCTGCTTCTTAATCGAAGTTGGGGATAGCTTGAATGACATCTCTAAAGCAGTAGATATCTCAATGCAACTCTCTAAATTAGGAGGTGGCGTAGCCCTTAATTTAAGTAAAATCAGAGCTAAAGGTGAAGCGATTAAAGACATTGATAACTCTACTAAAGGTGTAGTAGGTGTTATGAAGCTTTTAGATAATGCATTCAGATATGCAGATCAGATGGGTTAAATTGGCCCCTTTCGTCAGTAATGGCGTTTGAAAAACCTCTTTAATTCATGGGAACTCCTTCTTGACGATCGGGGTACAAAAGTCAAAGGAGGACAATCATGAGCGAAGCAAGACAACCGCATAACAAATTAGAAGTTGATGAAGATTTTATTCGTAAGCATTACCACTCTATGACTGCAAAAGAAATCGGCAATAGTTTGGGTGTATCTAGAGAGACAATTAACCATAGAGTAATAGCTATGGGCTTAAGAAAAACTCAGTCTCCGTATATTCCTGAGGAAGGAGAGATTTGTATACCCCTTAAAGAATATGAAGGGTATGGAATTACCAATAAAAGTCGAGTGGTTAAACTAAAAAATAATACAGTTCTTAAGACAAAAATAGATGCAAAAGGTTACGTCAAAGCTACGATGTTTGTAGACGGTGTTCGCAAAGAAAAAAGAGTGCATAGGCTAGTGGCAGAATACTTCATTGATAATCCTGGTAATTTGCCCGTTGTAAACCATTTAGATGGTAATAAAGCTAATCCAGATATATCTAACTTGGAATGGGTAACTGTAAAGGGAAATGCTGAACATGCATCTAAGCACGGTTTGCTTAGAAAAGGAGAAGACAGTCCTAATGCAAAAATAACAAATGCACAAGCAAAAGAGATACTGCAACAATATAAACAGGGCGTTCCTATTAAAAAACTGAAAAAATTACATACATATGCTAGCGAATCAATCATTACGAAAATTTGTTATAGACACAGGTGGAAACACTTGGATCAAACGTCTTGAACGTGCAACGACTAGCCGAAAGGCGTAGGCTGCAAGCGATTGGCAGTCGAAACAGGAGGCATCCTTAATAGGATGAAGATATAGTCTAATCTTCGTGGTAACACGGAGCAGTCAATTGACGGGGTGTGAATAGCGAACATGCCTGAATAGTCTGCAAAGACAAGGGAGCGGAGCTGCTTATCTGACAGTATTTCATCCAGATATCAACGAGTTTTTGGATGTAAAAAAAATATCAGCAGATGAAGATGTAAGAGCTAAAACGCTATCCATTGGAGTAGTTGTTCCAGACAAATTCATTGAGCTTGCAAGAGAAGACAAAGATTATTATATGTTTTATCCTCATACGGTCTATAAGGAATATGGACAACATTTAGATGAGATGGACATCAATGAAATGTACGATGAATTAATTAATAATCCAAATGTAAGAAAAGCTAAAGGAAGTGCTCGTAAACTTCTTGAGAAGCTGGCTATTCTTAGATATGAATCAGGCTATCCATATATCATGTTCCAGGATAACGTAAACAAGGTTCATGCAAATAACCATATATCACAGGTTAAATTTTCCAATCTTTGCAGCGAGGTGCTTGAGTCCTCTAAAGTATCAAAGTATACAGACTACGATCAAGAAGATGAAATTGGTTTGGATATTTCATGCAACTTAGGTTCAATGAACATCCTGAATGTGATGAATAATCAATCAATCGAGAAGACAGTTAGAACTGCAGTAGACGCTCTTACAAGGATTTCTGATGCAACTAATATTGTTAATGCTCCAGCAGTTAATAAAGCAAATAAAACAATGAAATCAATTGGTTTAGGTCAGATGAATTTACATGGATATCTAGCTCAAAACGGTATCCCTTATGAATCAGAAGCAGCAATTGATTTTGCTAATACATATTTTATGATGGTCAATTTTTATTCTCTGAAGCGTTCAATGGAAATTGCAAAAGAGACTGGTGAAACGTATTACATGTTTGAAGGATCTACATATAAATCAGGAAGCTTTTTTGATAAGTATTTAAGTATTGATTATTCACCGAAGCTTGAGAAGGTAACCAAACTGTTTAAGGAACAGCATATTCCTTCAATTGAAGATTGGAAACAGCTAAAAAGCGATGTACAGAAACATGGACTCTATCACAGTTATAGACAAGCTGTAGCACCTACTGGAAGCATTTCATATGTACAGTCATCTACCGCAGGCGTAATGCCTATCATGGAAAGAATTGAGGAAAGAACCTACGGAAACAGTAAGACTTATTATCCTATGCCTGGGCTGTCTCCGAACAATTGGTTCCTATACAAAGAAGCATATGATATGGATATGTTCAAGGTTATTGACTTAATTTCAACTATTCAAACTCATGTTGATCAAGGCATCTCGTTTACATTGTTCCTCAAAGACACTATGACAACACGAGATTTGAATAGAATTGATCTATATGCACATCACAAAGGAATCAAGACACTTTACTATGCACGCACAAAAGATACTGGTCAGGATAGTTGTCTTAGCTGCGTTGTTTAAGATAATGATCTCTTTCTTCATCTGATGGGGCAACTTTATATACAATATAGCCATTTTTATCTTTATGCATATGTTCTGGCCAAGGAAGGTCTTCATACGCTTGAGAAATAGTTAAAGGATCTCCACTTTTTACATAGTCTAGTCCAGATCTATGTCCGTTTCTAGATCTAGGCTTTACTATGTAAGCAATTTCGGATTCATCACAATACAACATAAAGACAATAGATTTTTTATCCTGGATATTCAAAATATCCATAGCAATTGGATAAATAATGCTGTTTCCACAAGGAGTGGTTGAAGGGAGTGCACCTGATAGCAACATATAAACACCGGCTTCCATATTTTTTATAATTATAGCACATGGAAATAAATTCTGAGCAAAAAAGAGAGGAAATGATAAATTGACAAATTACACTGCTGCAGATTGGTCAAGACATGATGATGAATTCACTCAAATGTTTTACAACCAAAACACTAAACAATTCTGGCTACCTGAGGAGATATCATTACAAGGGGATTTGTTAGCTTGGAGAATGCTTGGTGAAAAAGAGCAAGATACGTACATGAAGGTACTTGCTGGGCTTACCTTACTTGATACAGAACAAGGGAATACAGGAATGCCGATTGTCGCTGAACATGTGGACGGCCATCAGCGTAAAGCGGTGTTAAACTTTATGGCGATGATGGAAAATGCGGTGCATGCGAAATCATACTCAAATATTTTCATGACACTGGCACCAACTGAAACGATCAGCGAAGTGTTTGAATGGACTAAAAATAACAAATATCTTCAGAAGAAGGCAGACCTGATTGTATCTGAATATAGAAATATCAAGAAAGGCGATCCCATCTCCCTTTATAAAGGAATGGCTGCATCAGTAATGTTGGAAAGTTTTCTTTTCTATAGTGGCTTTTATTATCCTCTGTTCTTTTATGGTCAAGGTAAGATGATGCAATCAGGGGAAATTATTAACTTAATTTTAAGAGATGAGGCTATTCATGGTGTATATGTAGGGTTGCTCGCTCAGGAAATCTATAATAAGCAGCCAGATAATGTACAAGATGAATTACATAAGTGGACTATTAATCTATTGAGTGCTCTATATGAAAATGAATGCGACTACACAGAAGACGTATACGATCAGGTAGGACTATCAAGCGATGTGAAAAAGTTCATTCGTTACAATGCCAATAAAGCGTTAATGAACCTTGGGTTTGCCCCTTACTTTGAAGAAGAAGAGATTAACCCGATTGTATTGAATGGACTCAATACAAAGACAAAGTCACAAGACTTCTTCTCAATGAAGGGTGTTAGTTATAAGAAAGCAACAGTCGAATCACTTAAAGATGAGGATTTTGTCTTTGGAAATTTGAATTAATAAAAGAATCTAATTGGGGTCAAAAAAGCTGCATTCGATCTGTATGAAATGGTAATTTTATGGCAATAGGAAAGGAGAGAAAAATGAATATATATAATATGAGAGTAAGGGATCTTCTAAGTAATGTTGCAACAGGCACTAAAGTCAGAATTGAAAATGGTGTATTCGATATTCATTATTTTGATGGGACAGTTAAAGATTATCTTTCAAGTGAGATACCCGAAACCGAAAGAGATTTAAAAGTATTTTGTGTAAGAGTTTGGAACGACACGATGATTATCCAAGCAGTTAATTATAGCTAATGGATAAGTGGCTAATCGATGATTTCATCAATGAGAATATAGGCGACCTGGCAGAAACAATGTTTTATACAGAGACAATAATGAACATTTTGGGTATAGACAGAGAAACTACATTTGAGAGATTATTTTATTTAGCTTCTCAATCTAAGCTTGATGCTTTCTTAGTGTGGGAACAAAAAGATGGAAGCGAAGAAAAGCAGATTGCACTATGTGAGGAAGGGAAATTTGATTTAAATGATTTTGGAGGGGCAGAACATCCGCCCTTGGATGAACTCTATGTAAAGTTTAAAGTAAGTAAAGAATATAAGGAATTCAGAGATGAGTGGAAAAAACGTAAAAAGTTCGAAAAAAGAAAATATAAATAACAAATACACTTAAGGTGGAATGCTACATAATGAAAATTAAAATCAAATACCTAGACGATACACAAACAAGAATCAGCAAAATCGAAAAGGGGGATTGGATTGATCTTCGTGCAGCTGAGGATATTGTAATGAGCGAAGACGAATTTAAACTTATTCCATTAGGAGTTGCGATGGAGCTACCAGAAGGTTATGAAGCGCATATTGTTCCTAGATCAAGCACATATAAACACTTCGGAATCATTCAAACAAACTCCAAGGGAGTTATTGATGAATCATTCAAAGGAGACAATGATTTCTGGTTCTTCCCAGCTTATGCTCTACGAAACACTGAAGTTAAAAAGGGAGAGCGTATCTGTCAATTTAGAATCATTGAGAAAATGCCAGAGGTTGAATTGATTGAAGTAGATCATCTTGGTAACGATGATCGTGGAGGACATGGATCAACGGGTACTAAGTAAGTTATAAGTCCCTGATTGCTGAATTATGTTTGAACAATTAGGGACTTATAATTAGAGTTTAACTAAGCTTCTTGCTTTAACTTATCACAATACAACCTATAAACTTCTGAATCAGCCCATCCAGTAAATTCACTGTTCTTAGGATTAAATGCGCAAATGTCTATGTTTCTGCCGTTATTGCCAGTGTGGAATCCAAGAAGCTCATCAACTTCCGTATAAATTATGACTTTTTTGAACGGAGATCTTGGTGAGATGGAATTTTTAATGACTTCTAAGATTCTACTTACACCAGTTTTATTTGGCTCAAGAGTTTCTTTAAGTAATGAGATAACCTCTTCAATGCAGTTGATAGCAGACGTACTGTTGTGTTTAAGAGTGTCGTAAACGTGTAGAATTTCTTTGTCAGCTTCATAGGTATAGGTAAACTCACTTTTATTAGTAAATCCTACACCTTCAATAGAGCCTTGAATAATTGCATTTTGAGTAATGTTCAAAAATAATTACCACCTTTTCTAAATATTTGTAACAACTTTATTATATCATTTTTTAGGAAATATTTGATAAAAGAAGACTTTTAAAGTGATTTAAAAGGGACATAAGGTCGCAAACCAGTTTCCTTGGATATGCGACCTTTCAATATTTACAAACTTTATTCATTATGTTTCCAGAATCATCTTAGAGTCTCCATGTTTCTTTTTTAGATCGTTCAAAGCTTTATATACACGTTCAAAATCATCAGTATCTGCAAGGAAAGAAGGACATTGACGGCCTCTAGCCCTACCATCTACACACATCTGAACTTTATATACCCTATGGATATCACCATTCTTCCATTTTTCTGATCCTACTGAAACCTTATATTCAACAATTGTGTTAGGGTAATCCCTAGTAGCCTGTACCATTATTGATTCCTCAGGAGTAAAAACTCTTGACATAATAAATCAATCCTTTCTTTTGATAGGTTAATAGTATTATAGCCAATATTTGAAAATTGCATACTAATCTATTTAAATTTTATTCAATAAAGAACAGAGGAGGTGGTAATACTTGATTAATTTAAAAACAATACATGAATCACTGGAGAAAATCGAGAAACAAATTAAAGTATACGAGCTCATAGATGAGCCTGAGATGAAAATGAAAACATTAGATAACATGATTAAAGAGTTTGATTTGATTGGAGATACAGCGTTAGAGGGAATTAAAGATGCTACCACTTTACTGAAGAAAATAGGTAGTGCAGATATTGAAAATAGGATAGGAGAATTAATAGAAAATAAAAGCCAAGAAAATATTATTTCTTAGCTTGATCTTTCTTACACTTAATTATAAATTTTTTAATTGGTTTATCAGGATCAATTGGTAAGCGTTGAGGGTGCAGAGGGACACTTTTATCAGTATTGAAACTTTTTAATTTATCAGAAGGATACTCTTGAAGTAAAATCTCAATTTTTTTGAGATTATCTTTATTGCCAATACCCTTTCCATATGCACAAATTATTTTTGGTTTTACATCTGTATTGTTAATAATATTCTCTATTTTATTTAAATTTTTATCTAAAATATCTTTGTATTCCTTCTTTTCATCCAGTTCTTTGTTTTTCATTTCATTATCGAAAATTGAAAGTTTCCTAGAATCTGTTATATAAAAAGGAAAAACATTTATGAAAGTTATTTTTGAAACGTTAATGTATTTCGTGTTGTACAAGTCATTGATAACTTTATTTATTGTTCTGTCCGAGTTCTTTTCGGTGGCTCGGCTAGGGTTTTTTAATAGGACAATTAATTCTTCTGGGGCTCTTTCTTTGTGTGAATGATGATTTGATTGTTTGAACTCAACTACAAGACTAAATCTTGCTTTTACAGGTTCATTATTAAAAGTTATCCCAGTGTTTACACAGTCGCACTTAATGCTGTCTTTATATACGCAACTAGGATAGTTAATTTGTTTTGTCTTTTTATACTGCATTTTATTTTCATCCCTTCAAATTTCATAAGCATAATTATAACTTAAGGAGAGATAAATTGGAAAAAGAATATTTGAAATTATTACAAAAAATCTATACATATGGTCATGATACAGGAGATAGAACAGAAACAGGAATGAGAAGCCTATTCGGAGAGACAATGGAGTTTAATATGTCTGAAGGGTTTCCTTTGGTTACAACTAAGAAGATGTTCACTAGAGGAGTCTTTGGAGAGTTGCTATGGTTTTTAAGTGGCTCAACATCCAATACAGAATTAGAAGAAAAGTATGGAATCAAGTTTTGGAAAGAATGGGCGAATGAAGCTGGTCAGCTGCCAAATATCTACGGCAAACAATGGACTAGATGGGAGGACGGCAGAGGCAATATTTTTAATCAGATTAAGTATGTGATTGACCAAATTAAAAACAATCCAACAAGCAGACGTATTTTATTTACAGGATGGAACGCCCCAGAGATGCAATGGAAAGATACTGCATTACCATGTTGTCACAGTACTGTTGTTCAGTTTTACGTGGATGGTGAGTATCTTCATATGTATCACTATCAACGTTCAGGAGACATGTTTCTAGGTGTACCAGTCAATATTGCTTCATATGCAACGCTACTGACGATGATTGCTCAGCAATGTGAACTAAAGCCAGGTGTCATGAAACATACAGTTGGTGTAGCTCATATTTATCACAATCATTTAAATCAAGTTAAAGAACAACTAACCAGATCTCCATATCAAGCACCAAAACTTAATATTAAACGTAAGCCTGAATCGATCTTTGATTATAGCCTAGAAGACTTTAAAGTTATTGATTATGTTCATCACCCTTTAATCAAAGGAGATGTAGCTATTTAGCTTTTTGAGAAGATATGAAAAATAAACATTGAGAACTATAGTAATAAAGTCTATAATGCTCTTGGTAACATTTCACTTTAGAGGGTTAAATTATATGGAGGTTAGAAATGAATATTAAGAGTAAAAAGGCTATTATGTCAATCATCATTTTGATAGTTATTGTTTTAACTGGATGTGGTTCTGTAAGCAGCACAGATGAGAAGTCTGAAGAAAGTAAGTCTAAACCAAGAGAAGTAAAAGTTAAGACTGTGTTAATGAGTGATATACTGTCCAAACATAAAGTATGGTTAAGAACTAGTTCAAACCCTGGAAGATCGAGTATCGTGCAAACCATTATTGTGATCAAGGGGGATAAATTAATACGATACTTTCCAGACCAGCGACAGAATAATATTACAATAGAGCATTTAATAAATCTCACAGATGAAGAAATCATTAATTTATTTGAAAAAGCTGAAGGATTTAAATATGTTGGTAAATACAAATTAGGAATTATACTAGATCAATTGGGTCAAACAACTGAACGTTTGAAATTAACAGTTAATCAAAAAACAATAACTAGAACTGAGCATTTAAGTGCATTTGGTTATGGTGAGATGAATAAAGAAAAGTACATTAATGATGTTAAGTCGGGTAAGAAAAAGATCTACACTGATTCACAATTAGCTAATTCCGATATAATTAAACACGAAATCAAAGGTGATTACAGTGTAACAACCAACCCAGCAAATGATGAATATTCAATAAATATATTTGATTCTTTTATCAAACGAACAATCTTCGATACAACATTTATAGGAGTGGCTGTAGGGACGAAAACAGTTTTAATTACACGTACAGATGAACCTGAACTTAACATCAACTTAGATACACCAGATAAAAAAGGGAAAAAGGTTATAATTGAAGGTATCACGAAGTAGGGGAACGCTAAGATGCGTTCTTTTTCTTATTTTAAAAATACAAATAACATATAATTTATATTGACTAAAGTGTAAATAACATATATTATAAAGATAAGCCAAAACGGTTTATCTTTTTTTATTTAAAAAGGGGGATGATTAAATGTGCAAGGCAACCAATTACATAAGAGAAATTGAAGCGAAAGCGATTGAACTAAATGAAATCAAGGAAAAAATCGATAAGGACATTGAATTCTATAGAAAAGAAGTTAGTAGAATGGATAAAGAACTTAGTAAGTTTTATCATGACTTAGAAGTAGCAGTTTTCAATGCATGTGAAGGATGGAGTCTTTCTAAAAGAGGACAAGCAATTCTTATTGAAAGAAGAAAGGTAAAATCCGAATATGAGAAGCTTTGTATGATCAGAGATATGCTTGGAAAGTCTTTATTGAGTATTGATAATGAAGCAATTAAAACAATTGAAAATGCCAAACGACGTATTAATAAAACAAATAACAAACTGATCCAGTGGAAATCAGAATCTAAGAAGAACCATTTAAAAGCAATTTAAACTACATAAAATCTGAATTTTATTAAAAAAGGAGAGATACATAATGACTTTTAAAAGAACATGTGATGTAGAAAGACAAGATCAATACACAATTGAATTTGATGAGAATGTTTTAAATGAAGAATGGATGCAGAATTTCAGAGAAACATTCTATGACTTCACTACATTAACAGAACATGCAGAGCATATCGCTCAATTCAGGGCAAGAAATGGTACACAGTTTATTGAGGGATATGGAGTACCATTGGAAAATGGACAAGCTCCAAGATGGGCAAATAAAGAAGATATAAACGAGGCAATTAATATCATCGATGGAAACGCAAGTCTAGATGTGTATTCTTATTAAATTAACGAAAAGGAGATTGGATTAAATGAACAAGAGATATTGGCTTAAAAAAGCAATTCAAGCGATCTTATCCCAAAATAAGAGCAACGTAGAGAAAGCAGAAGAAATCGTAGATTTGTTTGGTGACTCCAATGTATCGACATCTAAATGACTTAGAGAAAAGCAAATACAAGCTTAAATCGGACATCCTAGAGAAAAAAAGAGACCTGCTACATATTAAAACAAATCAAAATCCATTGGCATTAGAGAGACTATTTGAATTAAGTGAAGTGTTGCAGCTAACTGAAGAATCAGAGTGGGTAAGCTCATCAACGGCCATGAAAGCTGTAAGGATCAATAAAGAGTTCCTGAAGCTATTCGATTTCAAAGGTGATGCCAAAGCATACATAAACAAAGAAGAGTTTAATAGGCTACATGAAGAGTTTATCAGAATTAAATTCGAGCAAAACAACATTTAACTGTTAATTTAATACCAATCAACTCTATACTGAATATGTAACAAATTATGGAGGTTGATACTAATGAATGGAAGAGGTCAAGCAGAAGACAAAATTCTTGAGTTTTTAGAATCTGAGGAAAGTGAAGCAATTCTTACAGGGAATCATTATCACCAAAAATTCCCTATGGTTTTCGATCTAATTCAAAAGAACTTCAAAGATGTCAAAGTTCTGCTTAGAACAATGGATAAAAATATTCTGAAAAGGTCAAACATTAGTTGTTTGGAAAACAGGAACTTTGTGATTGGACAGAGGTTTTGTTGTGATGAAAATGTGTTTGTTTTAGACACTATTAGAATGAAATGTAGAGATGTTTATGCCGAGGGGATTGATATTGCCTTAATTTATCCAATAAAGGGTCACGTAGAAAACGAAGCAATGAGAAAGGCAATATTCCAAGAGTTAAATGAAATAGGAGCTGTTGAAAAAATCATTTATATCACAGACCTAGAAGACATTGACACAAGTTGGGCAGCGGATATGAAATATAAAATTGTTTACGACTCAAATTAAAACTGTGGGGCTATTGCCCCTTTAGTTTAAAACGTTGATTTTATTGAAAGGAGATGTGGCTTGTGTACACAGAAGTTAGAGGTTTTAATCAAGTGATTACATTTACAAAGCAAAGTTTAGACAAGGGGCAGACTGTTAAGGTTACACCGTTGGGTAATGACTGTTATCGAATTGAAATGACTCCATAAGAAAGATGTTAATAAAATATAAATAACAAATATAATAAAGAAAGGATATCTAATGGACAGAAAAATCTTAGAAGCATTAATTCAAATTTATCAAAATGACTTTATGTGCGGGTATCAAGGAGAGGACAAAGATAAACTAAGAATTGTTTTCCTTGAGTTAATCGTACATACAACAAGATTTGTTAATGATTTTCGTTATTGTAACAAAGAGGATTGTCCTTGTAGTCCTGAGCATGATCTTACAAAAATGATTGATACCCATCAGGAGGATATTTTCACGAAACTAGTCGGCGATTATGCTCTGTGTGACTATCCATCTAAGAAACTCAAAAAGTTTCTGTGCCAATTTAAAACAAAGGAGTCACATGATGAAAAAGAGACTGAGGAAGAAGCTTAGGAAAATTGAGCAATTAAGACGGGCTGAAGAATGGATAAATGATTTGAGAACTAGGAGTCAAAATAAGATCAACTTTCTGTTAAAGCAAGGAGAATCATTCACAAATGACATTCTAAAAATTGTCATTGATGAAGGAGCTTGCACAGAAAGTGATGTAGACTTTGAAAGTTTTCATTCCTTACATGGAGCTATGCATCACTACGCTTCAGAATCTAACAGACTAATTGAGCATTTTAGCAATGACGAGTTTCTTGGAACAGTGGCTTATTATTTAATCAACGGTAAGGCTCTTAAAGTAGGAGAATTGCAGGACATGGGTACAATATCTTATTTTGAAAAAGCCTCTGTAGATGATGTGAAAAAGGATATGCTTATCCCTTTTGAGGAGTTAATTGAATATTTGAACTGTATTAAAAATGACGATAGAATCTATTTATTTTGAGGTGATTTAATGATTGTAACAGCTTGGGTTTTGTTAATTGCATTTGGTCTAGTTGTGCTAGGTGATTGGGATTCTGAAGGCAATATGAAGTTGGTGGTATGGATTGGAATAGCTAAGTTTATTTCAATGATTATTGTAGCAACATCTGCTGGAGTAATTTGGGGAGGATTGTTCCAGTGATACACTTTACGATAATTTATTACATATTAACCACTCTAGTTAAGTTTTGTTTAGTTAGATGGGCAAGAAAAAATGGATGGGGGCGTGATAAAACTAGCTGGGCAGTCATTTTTGTGCCTTTAATCGGTTTTGTATATTTAGTTATTATGTATGACACAGTTATACAACTGAAGAAATTTAAATAAAATCGGTCTTTTAACCAGAAATAAGTATGCACATTTACTACATAAATCAGCACTTTATACAATGAAAGGAGAAATTACATATGACCATTAGAATTCCGTTTGAACAGGATGCATTAAAACAAGCATATCTATCTCAAGTAGGTGGCAGAATTTCTTTCCAAAAAGGTAAGGCTCCAGTATTTTCGTTTAATAGTGAAGAAGATTATAAGAGATATAGACAACTCATTCTTGGAGGAGGTGATGAATCATAACAGTAGGATCATTAACAATTGACGTAGGAGGTATGTTTGCCGAGAAATCAACAGCGCTGCAACGTCATGGAAAACGATATATGTTAGCTGGAAAGAAAGTAGTGTTTCTTAAACCATCCATAGATAACAGATACTCAGAAGACTTTATTGTAACCCACGATGGCAAGAAAGTTGAGGCAATTAACGTACAAATAACAAATACATTAGAGGTTGATTTACCTTTTCATTTATTGAATGAAGCTGATGTTGTTTGCATTGATGAAGTTCAATTTTTCCCAGACCAAATGATTACTCACATTGAGAAACTAATCGAAAAAGGGAAGAAAGTGTTTGTTGCAGGATTAGACATGGACAGGTATGGTAAGCCATTTGGAATTGTACCGTACTTAATGGCCAAAGCAGATCATGTGACTAAACATCATGCAGTTTGTGCTTTTTGTGGCAATGACGCATGGGTTTCACTTGAAGTTTCTAATGATTCAAATACTCAAGTTAAAGTTGGGAACGATTATAAGCCAGCATGTAGACAATGTGCTTCCGAAAGGGGAGTTAAATAATAGAAGAAAATAGTTTGATTAAATTACACAGCAAAATGAAAAAACAAATGGATTTAATTGAAGAAGCGATACACAACAATGATTTTTCAAAAGTAAATCGTCTTGGTATTAGTCTCAGCAATAATAATGAAGAATTAATGCAAGAAGCAAGAAACTCATCCAATAATGAAAAAGGGAGATACGTAAATACATATGCTTAACTTACATAACTTAAAAGGCGCTTATGAATTGAAAAATCAAGGAGGTGATTTTGCTTACTTTTATAATGAGAAATCGAACAATCTAATTGTGATTAATAACATTGACGATGAAGAAATCCGGGATGTTACAGACAGTACATCACAGGATGCTTACATGTACTTAACAAATAAGCTTAACATTGAAACGAATTTAACTGTCATTTGGTATAAAACTGAATTTGATTCAAGTGATTATATCCTTATTGAAGGGGTCAATGGCAAAGAGATGTGTCAGTTAGATTTGATTGATTTGGAGAATGCTGTTTTAGGAGATCAATATAAGTTTGATAAGAAGTTTGTGAAACTTATAAATGGAGAAGCAATCGAATTAAAATTCTTAGAATTTTAAACCCCTGTCTAATGACAAGGGTAAGTATCAAGAAGTTTTGAAGTTCTTAATAAGAGTATTCACTTCTTCAACTAAATCTGGGTATTGGTTGTTATCAACAAATGAGTATTCAACTTCATTAGTTTTTGCATTTGCTTTGAATATAAGCTCTGTGTTTTTAGATTCGGCTTCATTATAAACAACATAATGCTTTTCAAACAAATGATTATTAGACATGTCTACATGGAATTTAACTGTGAATCCATTTGATTTTAGATATTCAGTTAGTTCGTTGTGTTGGTTGATGAGTTCAGTCAATGGGAACACTCTCCTAGATATTGATAATCATAGAATACCTTACTTCTAAACTTAAAGAAAGGATTGGTTTATTGAGCACAAATTTAGGAAAGGTTTTTGAAGCAAATATTCAACAATCAGCAAAGGATCAAGGGTTATTCTTTTACCGAATTAAAGATGTAAATCCAATGTCCATAAAAAGTAACTTTGAAGTATCAAAAAACAATTACGATTGTTTCCTTTACGCTAAAGGAGTATTATTTCCTTTAGAATTAAAATCAACTAAAAGCAAGTCTATATCGTTTTCGGAAAGTATGATTAAAGCGCAACAGATCAAACATTTAGAAGCTGCTTCGAAATACGATGGGGTGATACCTGGGTTTCTGTTTAACTTTAGAGAACCTGAGAACAGAGTGTTCTTTGTACATATTAAAGACTTTCTTACATATAAGAATATCGCTGAAAAGCAATTAGCACATAAATACATAAGCAAGGTGAATAAGTCCAGCATACCTATTGGCATCTGTGAAGAGATCGGAACAGAGGTAAGATGGATGAAGAAGAAAGTGAACTATACATATTACATAAATAAGATGTGCGAGAATATAGTTTCAAAAAGGAAAGTAACACATAAACTGAATCAACATACCTTGGAAGCAACAAATGCTTTGGGGGTATGAACAATGTCTAAGACTAACAGAGGAAACTGGAAAGAAATCTTTGAGGATGCGAAAAAGAACACAGTAAAGACATTAACTTTTCCAGGAAAGCCCTACTCAATAGCTATCTTCCCTCAAGTATACGGGGATCTAATTTCAGAAGATCAATTTTATCAAGAATTAGCAAATATAATTATAAAAGAAGCCAATATGTAGGCTTCTTTTTTTTGTTACCTCTTA